TGTTTTATTACAAAGCCAAGAATGAGGACTTTGCAAGAACCTATTATTTGAAGGATAATAGCATTGCAGGAATTGGTCAGAAGACCATGCTGAAAAGATATTTCAAGAACTTCCCACAAATAAAGGAAGTGCTCAAAGATCTCAGCATGAAAGAGTTTCGTAAAGACCCTGCGATATTAGTCAAGAAACTTGATGAAGCATTGAAATAAAACACTCCTTACTTCGAATAAATTTCGGTTACGCTATAAAAAGGTGGGCAGCCGGAGCGAGGCGATTGCCTCGTCCGGCTTCCACCTTTATCTGCGGAAGACGTAGCCATCCTCGAAGATGTAGTCCGAGATGAACAAATCCCTTGCAAACGCCTTGTAATCGAAGTAATATGAGAGATTGCCCATCATGCGCTCCAAATCATAGCTCTCATTGACGATGTGTGTGGCGAAATCCTCTTCCGAATCATATTCGCCCTCATAACTATCTTCAAAATCCGAAATGCTGTCATCGCCAGTGGCGGAAACATAAGCCTTAAACGCTTTCTGTTTGTCATCATCCATTTGGATGAAAGCTATTATCTTGTCGAAAACTTCTTCATCCATACAGCTTTCTGAATACCACTCCTCAGGGAAGCACTGATAATCCTGAAACATAAGCTCCGGATCCTCCTCATCAGCGTGAAGCTGCTTGCATACATCGATGAACTCCTCGTAAGAGTCAAACGTGCGGAGATCGAGCCAGGCACCGAAGAGTGAGCCTTCATTGTACTTCTTGTATGTGCCACAGTAGATGGCAGGCTGATCCCAGAGATAATCAACGATATAGCTGCTGACACTCTCAAACTGCTCCTTCATGCTCTTGTGAGCCGACTTAGGTGATGTTAAAACCATTTCTTGCATAACTTAGAAATTTAAATTGTTAGACTTTTAGATGCAGCCCTCGAAATGAGGACTTTTTACGCTGCCTTACCCAGCGCAAGAAGACATTTAAGGCAAGAGATAGCCGAATATTTTTTCACCTTTGGCGGAACGAGAATTTGGACCAGGAGCCACCGTACCCCAAAATCTTGAAAAAATATTCGAGCTAAGGCAGCGCCGTGCCCTTGCAGAATGTCGCTTGCGCTAACTTTGCACGCGGAAAAATCCCATGACGAAACCAGGGCTGCATGTCTGACAATTTGAATGTTATGCAGTAGAAATCCATCACCTATGTCCACAAGAGCGGAGTAATAAAAAAGAGTCAGCAATACCTCTTTCATTAGATTATCGTAGGGCAAAGCCTACCATGTGGCACATACATCAAAGAAGAGCAATGAGTGAAAGGCTCATAAGTGCCAGGCACGTTCTCTTGAAGCACGGTGACACTTACGATACCGCATTGAAAAAGCAAGAAGTAGCAGATGAGGAGAAGCCGGACTACAACAAAAAATAAGGATTTTCATTACCTATTTCCCTCTTGGTATTTAGAAAGCATAATGAAATGTTACAAGAAGTTATAAGAAATTACAAGATAATAGTCTACCTAAATAAATGACATACAGAAAGTTACATTAAGTTACAACAATTACAGCATTTCTCTTCTGAAAAATGAATGAGGGCAAAAACAATGAGGATTTCACCATATATATAGTCAATGACTACTACTTTATGCTTTTTGGAGCGTATGATAGGCTACCAATATGTATGTAGGTAGATTACAAATCGTGTGCAAGACCTCTGAAAAAAACGGAGTACATCGCAGAGGATGGCCATGTCTTCCGCAAAATAAAAACCGCCGAGACGATGCAATCGCCCCGGCAGTCCACATGATTATGATACCTATTGAAAAGAAATATATTCGTAGTAAGCTACCGCTTATAAGAGTAAAAAGGTAAAAAAGTAAAAGGGTAAAAAGCCCTTAGAATGGCTCGTCGCTGTCGGATTGGTCAGGAGCAGTCCACAGACTGATGCCAAACGTCTCGCAAAGCAAGTCATAGTCAAAGCAGTAGGCACGTTGTGTCATAGTAAGTTTAGGAGGCGTGCTACCCATAGCAGCCCTGGTATGGTCGTACTGGATAATGCCCTTCTTATACACATCAAATCGTGCCACCTTTTCGCCCAGATAGGCACGGCTGTTCTGAAGATAGTATTTCAGCGCATCCGTAGGCAGCACCTTCTCGTTAGCCTGTCGTCCCTCCTTGCGGTAGAGGTTGAAGATACGAGTCTTCTGCAGGAAGAGCACCGGTCGTTCAGACTGCCAAGTGGCATTGATGATGTCCGTCTTGAACTTGCTGCAATAGCGGATGAAGAAGTCGCCACCCTCAATCAGTTCACCGTCGCTTGCAAGATACTGTACCACATTCCAGAAGTTGCCCAGCTCGCCGTTAGTCTTGCACTCACCATTCTGCTTCTTTATCCCCTCGATGGTGACTTGCAGCATTTCATCGAAAGTCAGCGTAGGGATGATCTTTTGTAGCACCCGAAGCGCAGCCAACGGCACACACCAGTTGTTCATGATACGATCCTCACCCTTTTCACAGCCGAGAGCGTTGCCGACGATATTCTGCGTATCATGGAACGCCGTAGACCACGTCTGTTCAAAGTGCTTGCGCTGTTTGAGGATTTCGAGCGTCAGGTGCGTCAGTCCCAGCGAGCGCATTTCAAGCAGCACCTTATAATTCTGCTTCTCCTTGTCCGAGAACTCACTTCGAGGGAACTGCAGGAAGACGAGTCGGGTAAAGAGAGCGATATCCGATGTCGGCATCTCCTGACCAGAAAGGATGATGCCGGAGTCAACCGCCGTCGTCTCCTTCTTCTTGTCAAGATCCATATTCATGCGAGTGCGACCGGTGCCGTCCCACAGACCCTTCAGAAACTCAATCATCTTCGGGTCGATATCGTTCTTGTACTCGTCAATATGCGCCAAGGCATTAGCCGACTGCGCCACCGTGTCGTTCAGAGCCGATGGCGTAGAGTTTTGGATATTCGGTGCCGTGTAGCTGATAGTGAACAACGAGAGCAGCGTGTGGCCAAGTTCCGACTTGCCACTGCCTTTCGGACCGAACAGATTGAGAATAGGAAACCAGTGGTTGGCAGAAGTAGAAGTCACCACGTCGCGGAAGAGCGTGGCGAGATAGAAACAGAAGCCCACACGTCCGTTGTCCCCATAAACCTTGAACAGCTGCTCTGTGAATTGTGTGAGCGTGACCGAAGAAAGATTGAGATGCACAAACTGCTTCTCAAAAGTAAAGAGCTTCGGGTCGTTCTTGTATATGGACGAGCTGGATGGCAGATAGAAGTTGCCTTTTTCCTTCAGTCTTACTATACCAAATTCATCAGCCGGGATGAAGTGGCAGTCGTGGAAAACACCATTGCCAAAAGCGTAGAAGCCAGCTCGTTGCCAACCCATTTGAGTGATTTCCGTTGCCGTCTCCGTTTTCTCATAAAGGTAAGACTTCAGCTTCGTCAGTTCCTTCTCAGTACCCTTCCAAATGAAGTTGCCCAAGCCCTCGATTTTCTGCTTGAACTTAGCGAGAGCAATCAGATCCTCCTGTTTCAGTTCCAAAATTTCCTCATGTTTCATCGCATTCTTTATTTTATATAGACGTTTCGGATTTGTTGTATCTTTTATGTGGAACAGCGGAACCATCGTGAAGTTCGACCACTCGTAGACACTGCCTTTCTCCGTTATGGACATGTAGCAGCCGTGGTCGATGTAAAAGCCGTATTTGTGGTTTAGGTCGTCCTCATCCTGCTCCTTGTGCTTCTTGTCCTGCTCCTCACGCAGTTTCCGCTCCTTATCTACCGCCTGGAGCCATAACCGTCTGCCTTGGTAATACTTCGTGAGCTTGCCGATATACATGGACACGCCCGTCTCGTCATCAATCAGCGACAGTAGATAAGCAATCTTCTTGATAGTCAGGCGCTGTTCCTCCGTGGTGTTCGTCTGCGGAAACAGTTTGTCCGCCATCCAAAGAATGAAGTCCGTCTCCTCAGTGCCGTTGAAGATATTGGCGTTTTTGAAGAACGTGTCCGGATCCTGCTTCTTGTTGTCGTCCGTGTCTGGGATTTCCTTGATGCTGACAGATAGACCATTTTCCATAGCCAGTGTTCCTGCCTCCATGACGACTTGTATGCCATGGCCAAATGGTTCTCCATTCTTAGGTGGGTCAGCATCCGGAAGGAAACAGACCTTGCTTGCTATGCGTTTGATAGTAGAGAAATGCGTTTCGTTCCACGCTGATCCGAGCGCAGCCACCGTGTTGTATATGCCGATAGACTGAAGACGCATACAATCCGGTGCCCCCTCGACGAGAAACATCTTATCCTGCTTAGCTGCCGTCTTCCAAGCATCCTCGATGCCGAAGAGTACCGTAGACTTGTGGAAGATTAGCGAGTCCGAGCTGTTGAGGTATTTGGGCTGCTGCTCATCCATGCAGCGAGCGGTGAAGCCAATTACATGCCCGAAACGGTCATGTATCTGTATGACGATACGATTCTGGTAGAAGTCATAGCCACCACGATTTAGAAGTCCCAACTCCTTCAGGAAGTCCGCCTTTACTGGAAGCTGCTGCAGGGCGCGCCCATCAGCTGGTGCATATCCAATCTCTTTGAGAGTGGAGTAGTCCTTTCCCCAACGGTTGTAGGCATACGCCTGTGCCTCCTTCGACTGAAGGAACTGCTTGCGGTAGAAGTCGGCAACCTGCTTGTTGGCAATCCACAACGCTTCCTTATGCAGTCGCTTCTGCTTTGCCTCCGCTGATTCCTGCTCCTGCTCAATCTCCACGTTAGCCCTTTGTGCCAACGTCTTGACGGCTTCAATGAACGTCTTGTTCTCCACCTTTTCTATAAAATGGATGGCATCGCCACCTTCGCCACAGCCGAAGCACTTGAATCTGCCGGTCTGTGGAGAAACATAGAAAGAAGGCGTCTTCTCGTTGTGGAACGGACAGCAGCCGACATAGCGCGAGCCACACTTCCGTAGGTGGACGTGTTCGCCGATGAGCGTCACGATGTCTGTGCGCTCCAAGATGGTGTCGATGGTTTCTTGTCGTATCATAATGTGGTGTTGAGTGGAAAATGCCCTATATCCACTATCTCCCGACATTGGATATAGGGACTTAACAGTTATATTGAGGATGATTCTACAATGCTCTTATAGCGTTTATGTATTCGCTTTTTAGAATATACCATAAACGTCCCTTTTTATGAGCAGGGATTAGTTTACGCTCAATCCGTTTTCTTACTGCTTGTGTCGATATGCCGAGCTCTTTAGCCAGTGCAGCGACACTCATGACGGTCTCTTCCTGGTCAATGACAATCTTCTTCATGTCATCATCTGAAATCCTTGGGGATTTGGGTCTTCCAACTGTTCTCTTCTCCATTTTCTTTATTTGTTAGATAATCTTCTCTTGTTTCACAAATTATTGTCGCAACCTCTAAGTCGGAACAATAATGATAGTGTACGAACTTGCCTCTCTGCTTGCCTCTGCCTTGATTGTGACGTGAAGCAAGGCAGTTCAACGACTGCACTTTGTCGCAAGGGAGGTAGGCAGACTTCACCTCTCCGGGGTTGATGGCATTTATCCATTCAGTGATATTTGTTACTCTTTCAATTTTCATAGATAACTTATTTGTTGTTTTTGAATAAGTCCGTATGTAGTGTATTCCATGTCGGGTTAGACCTATATCAAAGTAAAGGTTAAAAGCGTGAAAACCATTGGTAATATCGCACTTTTTTCGTATCTTTGCATTGTTATATAGAGGATATTCTACGAATAGAACACCACCCGAATTTTTGCAGTCTGCCTTAACACTTGTCGAACTTTCTTCGGCAAAATTATAAGGAAAAAGAAAGATTGATTTGCAAAATGTAAATTATTTGTACCTACATACCTACTATTTAACACTTTCTATGCGACATAATGATACTTGTCGATAGTAAAGCAATAAAAAGAGTTCTTTAAAATAATAGTTCAAAATCTAAACGTCTGTCTGCTTTCAGTATGTATGTAGGCACGTATGTAAGTAAAATGTGTGACACTTGTGTGACACTTTGAAAAAAACTACTTTGACGTTTGTTTTGCAGAAGATAAAAATTTCCTTCTAAAGCCCTGTAATGATGTGATTTACACAGGATTACAAAGGCGTTAGAATTTGGATTCCAAGCGGATCACTTGGATTCCAACGGAATCACAAATAGACGAAAATGCTTCAAATTTGATTGTATCGCTAATAGCTTATTTATCAAGCTGTTAGCGATATTTTTTTTATTGTATCATATACTAATGTCTATAATTTCTTTTGCTTATTGAAATTTCTTTGTTATGTATTTAAAGATATGTAATGAAGAGTATTGCAACATTACTGCAATAAAATTGCAATTATTAATTTAAATAATTGGTAGGAGTAATTGTACTTCTAAAAATAATAGAAAGCTATGTAAATGTAGAGAAGACTTAACATAGTAAATGTAAATTAATATGATGTAATACGTAAATTCGTTATTTGAATTTGTGTGAGTGAATTAATGTATACAAAGGTATATATTATTTGAATAATGTAAGTACAAGTAAATAAGACAAATTAAAATATCTCATTTAAAGTTTGTTAATATGAAAAGTATTAACAGATTTACTATGCCAATTTAAGAGAAAAATTGTATATTTGCAGTACTTAAACCAACAATTATAAATAGCTATAAAATAGCATGTTATGAAAGTTGGTTAAAGTAAAACTTTAAGTAAAATCAAATATTATGGTGGCAATAAAAAAGACAAGAAGCAGGGATGAACTGAGATGGCAGGCTGAAGATGATGCCCGAGTAATGGCAACTTATCAAGAAATACTTGGAGATAAGACAAGAATGAATAGGGCTATTAAGGTAGCAAAATCTCAGGCAGCAGACCTTACAAAGAGAGCTAATGCTCTACAGAGTGTGGCAAGGACAAAATCATCATCTAAAAGAAAGTAGCTTATGTGTGAGCAAGAAGACAAAACTGTACAGAAAATACAGATGGACTATATACAAGCATCTTCATTAAGAGAGCTTTTGAATAAAGTCAATAGTCATAACAGTGATTATCCTGAATGTGCAATACTGAAGGAAGATATAGTTGAAATCCTCAAGGAAGAAGAGACATTCATTATGCTTTATTATAGATAATGTAGTATATATAATAATGTGTAACTATCTAATCAGATATAAGTATGGCAAAGCAAGAGAGTATAAATGAGATGGAACTTGACACAGTGGACTTCTGTTCAAAGTGTTATTCCCTAAAAATAAAGTATGAGGATTCCATTGGTATGGATTGCTGTGAGGACTGTGGCTGTACTGATTTCAAGACAGCATCTTTTGATGAATGGGAAAAATTGTATAAAGAAAGATACGGTCATAAATATGTAGAAGAAGTTGGGGACATTAGGAAGTCACCTATATTTCAGATGTCAAATGATAAACTGAAGATAAAGGTTTCTAATGATCCATCATGGAGGGAGATATGCAGAGCTATGTATCCTACATTTCCAAATTGGCTCAGTAAGGCAGACTCCATTATACTATTGTTTGCAAAGTTGTATCAAGAGAACAGATTGGATGATTTAAGAATGGAGCTAATAAACAGAAGTAATAACAAACACTAAAGGAGGAGAATAAAATGGAAGAGCAGAAGAAACTTACATATGAGCAACTTAATGATGCCTGTAATCAGTTATGGCAACAAAACAAGCAGCTTGTAAAGAGAAATAAGGAATTGGAACAGTTTGTTATGAACAAGAGACTTGATTATCTCTTTAAAGTGCTTGAATGCAGTAAGGAGTTTTCAAGTGATTTTATTGGAAACTGTGCAAGTGAGATTGAGGAAGCAATGACTATTCCTCAAGATATGGAATATAACAGCAAGGAGGAGAGACATGAATAATACTGTTAATAAGCAAGGTCTGCCAAAGCCAAACAATATAGTGACTATCTCCACTTCTCCAGGTATTGAGTTCTTCAAGTGGTGGTGTATATTCCTCAGACCATTCATAAATCTTACCAATAGAGAGATAGATGTTATAGCCAGCTTCTTAAAGCAAAGATGGGAGTTGTCAAAAAGCATAAGTGATCCTACTATTCTTGATAGTATGGTTATGAGTGAAACTATTAAAGGCAAGGTGATAGAGGAATGTCAAATGACACAACAACACTTCTATGTGGTGATGAGTAACTTAAGAAAGAATAATATAATAGTACACAACACTCTTAATCCAAGACTTGTACCAAACATAAGAAAGGATGATAATGGGTGTTTTCAGTTACTTATACTGTTCAAGGAAAATAAAAAAGCTGTATGACCTATGATGAGATTGTGTTGGAGGTATCAGATAGATTAGGACTCAGCAAAGAACTTGTCAATAAGACATACAAAGCTTACTGGAAATCTGTCAAGGACCACATAACTTCTATGCCTCTGAAGAAAGATTTATCAGATGAGGAATTTACGAAGTTACAGCCAAATGTGAATATACCATCACTTGGTAAGTTCTGTGTTACCCTTGACAGGTATAAAGCATTAAAAAAAGGATTTAATAACAATAAATTAAAGGAGAAACAAAATGTTACATGTAACCAAAATTAAGCCATTATTTGACCACTTGCTTATTACAGCAGATAGGTTTGAAAAGGATATGATACATAGTGGGGTTATCTTAGCAAACAAAGGAGACTTAAAGCTATGGCAGACAGTAGTAGCTGTAGGCTCTGTTGTAAGAGACATTAAGGTCGGAGATAAGGTGATGATTAATCCTAACGACTTTGCAGTGAAGAAGTATAACAAGAACTCTGTACAGAATGATTTGGATAATAACCCAGTTTTGACTTATAACTTTCCATTTGAGACTATTGATGATGAGAAAGGAGAGCCAAAGGATTATCTTTATATCTCTGACAGAAATGTGAAATATGTGTTTGAAGGTATAGAGAAAGATGAATCACTACTAATATTACCAGGAAACCCAAAGTTGATAGTGTAAGAGTAGAAGTTTGCAATAGCCTAAGTTTTAATCGACTTAGGCTTTTTTTAATTATAAAATAAGTATGGAGAATATAAAGTTTAATAAGTGTCAGACACCTTTGGAGGATTTGTATTTAGAGAAATATCCAAAGGAGGTACAGGAGCAGTGGTGGGACTTCTTGAATAATGTACCTTTTATTAAATGGATGGTGTCTGAGGACAGACCATTGGTTTCAGAATTACCAAGAGATAAGGAAGGTAGGGCAATAATAGATATAACACATCCACCTATACTTGAAGGAAGTGACTATTTCAGACCATCAGCATTAGCATACAAGAAGAATAAAGGAAGATACACAACTCTTAGACCTAATGCTAATCCAAATAGTGACTTTGGAAAATGGTTGTATGAGGAAAGAAGAAGAGGATGGAATGGCTATTGTAATCCTGACACAGGTATGTGGGTGACAGGAGATTATTATTGGATGCTTAACTTCTGCCCAATGCACCTTGTAGAGAAAAATAGTAATGGAGTAGCAATAAGAACAGTAGCCCATCCAAGATTTTGGGATGGTCAATTCCTTATGTCACACTATCTAAACCAAGGCAGGAGACATGGGCATCATGCTTCAGCATTAGCTTCCAGAGGAAGAGGAAAAACATCCTTTGGAGCAGGACTACTTTCAAGAAGATGTATAATAGGAGAGTCAGAGGAAAACCAAAGGGAAGTGCAGTGCATGGTGACAGCAGTAGATAGGACAAAGCTGATGGATACAAACATGATACTAAAGGTATTTAAGGATAATCTTGATCATTGTGCAAAGTACACACAGTTTGCTTCACACAGATTGAAATCCTCAGACCAAGAGATGGAATGGAAGATGGGATATAAGAAGGCAGGAAGTGAAATAGAATATGGAAGTAAGAACTCAGTATCAGGAATTATCTCAGGAATAAATCAGGATAAATTGAATGGTTCACGTGGAGTGTTGTATCTTATTGAAGAGGCAGGTATTTTTAAGAATCTCCTTAGCATGTATAATATGATTAGACCTTCAGTAGAACAAGGCAATGATGTATTTGGAGAGATATTCTGTTATGGAACAGCAGGAGATGACCAAAGTGATTTCACTTCATTTGCAGAGATGTTCTATTCTCCAATAGGTTATAACATGGAAGCACTTGACAATGTGTATGATAAGGAAGGTCAGGGAAGAAAACAATGCTGTTTCTTTTATGGAGCCTATATGAATTATGCAGATGATTGTATAGATGAAAATGGAAACTCGGACATAACAAAAGCATTACTACTAATATTATATGATAGATATAAAACAAAGTATGGTTCAATAGATGTGAATACTATTACTAAGCGTATATCTCAGTATCCTATAGTTCCACAGGAAGCTATGATAAGAAGTCATGGTAATGTGTTTCCAGTAACAGAACTTAATGAGAGACTTAATCAGATAGACAATAATCCAGATGAATATGCAGACACTTATGTAGGAAAGCTTGTGCAGGATAATAAGACAGGAGAAGTGAAGTTTAATCCTACTGTAGATATTCCGATAAGAGATTTTCCTACCAAAGATAACAAAGTGACTGGAGCTATTGAGATATTTGAGATGCCAAAGAAAGGTAGTGATGGTAAGGTACCCTTTGGCAGGTATATATGCTCTTGTGACCCTTATGACAGTGATGTTTCAAATACAATGTCATTAGGTTCTATCTTTATATTGGACTTATGGACAGACATGTTAGTAGCAGAATATACTGGAAGACCGCCCTTTGCAGAAGACTTCTATGAAATATGTAGGTTGATATGTTTGTTTTATAACTGTAGATGTATGTATGAGCAGAATATCATGGGAATGTTCTCATACTTTAGTTCACATAATTCAACACATCTATTAGCAGAAACACCAGAATATCTTGTGCAGAGAAATATGATAGGAGGTATAGGATATGGTAATAAGGCAGTAGGAATTAGAGCTACCACACCTATTATAAATGGTGCTTTCAAGATGATACAGACATGGTTGAGAAAACCAGTAATAATTATAAAGACAGATGCAGAAGGAAACAATATAGAAGTGACGATACCAAATCTTTATAGGATAAAGAATAGAGCATTGCTGAAAGAACTTGTGCTATGGAATCCACAAGGAAACTTTGATAGAGTGATGAGCCTTGTGCAGTTGATGCTGTATAGAGAAGAGAAACTTGTGCTTGGTCATGGTGACTTGAGGAGTTCAGAGACAGTTAGCAGTGGAATGGAGAATGATGATTATTGGGAGAAGAACTATCCAGGAAAAAAGAAAGTAATGATGTGGTAAAGTAATGAGCTGTATAAGAGGATTTTTTATGAAGGCTTAGAGAAAAAATAAGGGATAATATTAAGCATTGATGTTTTTGTACTTTTGTGGAAAAGAAGAATGTAGAACTAAAGAGAAGAAAAGTATGGAAGCATTAAGTTTTGACAATATTTTGGGTGAGAATGAGATTGAAACCCTATTCACAGACCCAGAAGATACTACTGCTCAAGAAGAGCAAAACAACTCAGAAGAAGAGAATAATGACAATCCTCTTGATTCTGATAAAGAAAAGAATGAGAAAGAAACTACTGAGGTTGTTGACCCTGAGACCATGTTTGAGGAAGAGACACCAGAGAGCGTAGGTAGTGGAAAAGATAAAGAAGGTAAGGAAGATACTGTCACTGACGAGGAAGCAGATGGCACTTCTCCAAACAATAACTTCTACTCTTCCATTGCCAACGCCTTGGCTGTGGATGGTATCTTTCCTAACCTTGATGATGAGACAGTGAAGAAGGCAGTTGATGCTGAGTCTTTTAGTGATTTGATAGAAGCAGAAATCAATGCCAGGTTTGATGAAAAACAACAGAGGATTTCAAAGGCTCTTGAGAATGGAGTAGAGCCAACTGATATTAGGAAGTATGAGAGTACCCTTGACTACATCAACAAAATAACAGATGCAGCTATTGCTGAGGAGAGTGAGAAGGGAGAGCAGTTGAGGTATAATCTTATTTACCAAGACTTCTTGAATAAAGGAATGTCAGCAGACAAGGCAAAGAAGTACACAGATAGAACTATTAATGCAGGAACAGATGTTGAAGATGCTAAGGAAGCCTTGCTAAGTAACAAGGAATACTTTAGTAATGAGTACAACAAACTACTTCAAGAGGCACAGCAGCAAGCAGATGAGGAAAAGGCAGATAGAGCAAAGCAGGCAAAGCAATTGCAGACATCTCTTTTGAAAGACAAGAATCTGTTTGGTGATATGGAAATCAGCAATGATATTAGGAAGAAAGCCTTTGAAACAATATCCAAACCAGTGTATAAAGATCCAGAGACAGGAGATTATTTGACAGCTCTTCAGAAGTATGAAATGGAGCATAAAGCAGATCTTCTTAAATATACAGGTCTCATCTTTGCAATGACCAATGGCTTCAAGGACTTTGATTCCTTTGCCAAAGGTAAGGTTAAGAAAGAAATGAAAAAAGGTCTTAGAGATTTAGAGAAAACCCTAAACAACACATCAAGGTCGAAGGATGGTAACCTAAGAATGATAACCAATCAGAGGGAAGATCCAGACTCCTTTATCAGTAAGGGGATGAAACTTGATTTGTAAGACCATGAAAAACAGATTTATAAATGCTTAATATAAATAAAAAATGGCCGGAAAATTAGGTAGATTCCAGAAACAGACATTTAGTCATTGGAAGGGTACAACTAAGGCAAACCATCTTGGTGGTATTTTCCAGATGCAGCCACAGAAGGCAACATCCTTGATGGTACAGCTGCTTGCTTGGCATAAAGGTAAGACCCTTGAAACATTCTTGTCACAATTTCCAACAAAGTATTTTGACAGTGATGATGAGTACACATGGGATATTTGTGGTAGTTCATCAAGGAACATTCCATTGGTAGAGGCAAGGGATGCAGATGGTATAGATGTATCAGCAACTTCACGTAATGGAGCAAATGTTGGTGTGAATGGTGAGCCATTCTACTTGGTGTTTGCAGAAGATTGGTTTGCTGATGGTGAGGTAATTGTTGGTGAGCGCAATGAAGTATATCCTATTAGGGTGCTTGCAGATGGTAGGAATGAGGGAACCAACACTGTATACAAGGTAGAGTTGATGGGTGGTATCACCTCTGGTATTCCAGTAGAAGAGCTGCTTGCAGGAAAGAGGTTCTCAGTTGACTTTGCCCCAGTAGAAAAGGACTTTTCTCGTAAAGTTGGTGATGTACGCTTCTCAAGTCCTATAGCAATGAGGAATGAGTTTACAACCATTCGTATTCATACCAAGATAGCAGGCTCAATGATTAATAAGAAAGTAGCCTTTGGTATTCCTATTGTAAAAGAGACAAATGGTCGCTATGTGAAGGGTACTGTAAACATGTGGATGCACTATGAGCAGTGGGAGCTTGAGCAGCAGTGGAGTGATTATAAGAACAATATGCTTGCTTATGGTCGTTCAAATAGGAATATGAATGGTGAGTACCTTAATATTGGTAAGAGTGGTGAGGTAATTCGTATGGGAGCTGGTCTTTATGAGCAGATGGAGGCAGCTAATACCCTTACTTATAACACATTCTCATTGAAACTTATTGAAGATGCTCTCTATGAGTTGTCAGCAGCAAAGCTTGGTATGGAAGATCGTACATTTGTAATCCAGACAGGTGAGCGAGGAGCTATTCAGTTCCATAAGGCAGTACTTAACACTGTAAGTGGTTGGAAAGCATTTACAATTAATGGAGATCAGATAGATATGGTAAGGAAGGTACAGTCACCATTGCATAAGAATGCTTTGTCAGCAGGCTTCCAGTTTGTAGAGTTCCAGGCACCAAATGGTGTAACTGTACAAATTAAGGTTGATTCTCGATATGATGACCCAGTGCGTAATAAGATTATGCATCCAAATGGAGGACCTGCTTATTCTTATAGGTACGACATCTTTGACATGGGTAACATGGACCAGCCAAACATCTTTAAGTGTGGTGTAAGTGATATGAAAGGTGACTTGACATCTTATGAGTGGGGTCTAAGAAATCCATTTACAGGTCAGATGGGTAATCCAAATGCTTCACATGATGAGGATTCAGCAACCGTCCACAAGATGACAACAATGGGCATATGTGTGCTTGATCCAACAAGGACATTGAGTTTGATACCAGCTATTTTGGTAGCTTAAGATATAGAAAGAGGCAGTGAGGGAGTAAGACTCCCTCCTGTACTCTGACTAAAGTAAAACAAAAACAAAAAACAAAATAAAAGGAGAAGTTGAAATGGGAAGAGTTAAGAAGGAAGAAAATCCAAATACAGAGACAATTATGCAGGATGTAGAATTGGATGTGACACCACAGGAGGAAATGAAAACAGAAATTCCGTTGCCTAAGACAGAAACAAAGCCAAGTTATAGGGAGAAGAAAGAGCCAAGCTATAGTAATGAAACAGTGAACTGCTTGAGGAATGAGCGCATTATAGTAAGGTTTGTTCCAAGTCCTACAGCAATGGTACAGCGGAAGGGACATATTCTGTATGGAGGTATGGCAGAGAATGCAACAAGAAGTTTTGTAGTGCCAAGGCTCAGTAAGACAGGTATGTTCAAGAATGTTCTTACAGATAGTGAGAAATCCTTCTTGGAGAAGGCAATGGGATTGGAAATCAATGCTCTCAGTATCTATAAGAAAGAAAATAACTTCTGGGATGACAGTAATCCAAATGGTATAGGCAGAGTGACATTGCATAAACAAGATAACTATCTTGACCTAAGTATTCCAGAACAGTACATACAGTATAAGATTCTGCTTGCCAACAAGGATTATATTGCAGCATCAATGGAGGAACTTGAGGAAAGACCAAAGGCAACATATCAGTTTGTGATTATCTCTGAAGGTGCAGAGGCACAGAAGAATCTCAGCAGGATGGACATTACAATGGAATGTTATACAGAATATGGTGCTGTAAAGAGAGACAAGGATACCCTTAAGACCATTATAGAGCAGCTTGAGAAACGTCCTATTAGTCCTAATGTGAAGATAGACTACTTGCAGAATAAGGTTAATGATTATATTCAGGCAGACCCACGTAAGTTCTATACAGTGATTACAGATGAATATCTGCCAGCAAAGGTTCTTATCAAGAGAGCTGTAGAGGCAGGACTTGTAGGAACAAAGAATAATACATACTATCTGCGTAAAGATGGTTCTCCGCTGTGTGAAATGAATGAAGAGAGCACATTGAACAATGCAGCCAAGTACATCAGTTCTATTAAGCATCAGGAGTTGAAGTATATGTTGGAAGCACAGTTGAAGGAAGCAGAAGAAGAGTAAATTTAATCATATATGGAGTTTAGGTAAGGAAACATAAATCCTTACCACTCCTTTTAAAACAATAAAGATATGTCAGTAGAAGAGATGGATAATATGTTTGATGTGTTGTATAATAATATAACCTCAAACCAAGCTCCAGGACTCAATGCTTATGAGAAGAGCATCTTCCTTACTAAAGGACAGGATGAGATTCTGAAAAACCATTTTAATCCTAAGAGCAAAGGCAACAATACACAAGATGGCTTTGATGGTAGTATTAAGAGACAAGTAGACTTCTCCATGCTCACTACTGTAGAGATAAAAAGTTCTAACTTTGAAAGTCCTCTTTTTGACACAAGAGATAACTCAAAAAGTATAGAATTGCCTTCAAAGCTTATGTTTGCCATTAATGAAATGGTAGAAGTGTCAAGGAATAATAAGACTGTACTCTTGCAGGTAGTACCAATTAAATTTGATGAGTACTCAAGGTTGATGTGTAAACCTTACAAGAGACCATTGAAGTATCAAGCATGGAGACTTACTAATAATAATGTAGTTAATAAGGCAGATATTATAGTAGGTCCAACAGATACTCTTACAAAGTATACCATTAGATATGTAAGGAGACCAAATCCAATCATAGTATCAAACCTTGATGGACTTTCCATTGAAGGTAAGGAAGATAAGATGGAGTGTGAGTTGGACCCAATACTTCATGAAGAGATACTTCAGAGAGCAGTAGAACTTGCAAAGATAGCTTGGACAAACACAGGTCAAGATAACTTACAAGCAGTAATGCAAGCTGGTCAAAGGAGTGAATAACCATAAACAATAATGATATGACAATAGATGAGTTTTCAAATAGCTTTGATACACTGCTTAATAGTTATGCTCTTATTTCCAACTTTGGTGAAGAGACATCTAAACAGACAATAACTCTTGATGAGTATGAGAAATCAGTGCTTTTGACAAAGGCACAAGAGGAAATTGTTCTTAGCTTGTATAATGGTAAGAATCCTTATGGAGAAGCTTTTGAGGGAACAGAAGAACTAAGAAGGTATTTATCAAATTTGATAACAGAGAAATCTCTTAAACCAATAACAAACACCTCTGGTACACCTCTTGGTCTTGAGAGTAAATCAAAGTTCTTTACTCTTCCTGAAGACTTATGGTTCATAACATTAGAATCAGTGGTTGTTGATAATAGTAAATGCGATGCAGAAACCATAATGAAAGTATATCCTGTCAAGCAGGATGAATACCAAGCCATTAGAGATAATCCTTTCAGAGGAGCCAATGATAGAAGGGCATTAAGACTTGATTTGTCAGAAGGCAATGTGGAAATAATCTGTAAGTATATGATAGCCATATATTATATAAGATATATTAAAAAAGTTCCTCCTATCATTCTTGAAGACTTGCCAAATGACTTGACCATAGAAGGAAAGAGTGAAGCAAGCAATTGTATACTGCATGAAGCTTTGCATCAGAAAATATTAGATAGAGCTGTGCAGCTGGCTTTGCAAAGTAGAGGATACAATATAAATAAATAATAGTTAAGGTCTACAATGTAGACAATGTTTAATTAAATACATAAATAAAGATGAGTGTTTCAAGTTTGAATCAGGTAAGGCACCTGTATGTAGCAACAAAGTCAGTAGCAGCAGATGCTACATTGGCAAATAAGGGAGAGTTCAAGGTGAAGACCTGTGGTGATATTGAGAAGGAGGTTTACTTTGAGGTACTTGGTCCAGATACAGTATTGAAGAGTGACAGGATTCCAGTGAAGAACATTAACTATGTCAAGGTTATCAAGGCAGCAGCTATGGCAACACCTATGAAGAAGGTGAAGGTAGTCTTGGACTCAACAGTTAACAGTGGTAATCCTATTGCAGGTCAGGATTATATTCTTCGCATTAACCTGCGTCAGTTCTATGGAATGAGTGACCAGGACCAGTACTTCAAGGATGCAGCAGTACATGCAGTAAAGGGCATGACAGCAACAGCCTTCTATCAGGCAATGGCAAAATCACTTAATCTAAGTTTCTCACGAGAGGTAGGAGCAAATGCAACAAGTAATCCATATCTCAAGTTTACAGCAAGTGCAGCTGGTCTTGTAATTGAGGAGCTTCCTCAGTCATGGCATCTTGGTACAGAAGCACAGGAAAGGGTATACTTTGATGTAGTGCCAACTACAGTGTATGATGGAATAGATGATTTGGTATGGGGAACTGTAACAACAGAAGCTTCAACTACATTGGTTGGCAATGGTAAGAAGATGGCAGATCTTGAATACTTCCTTCTTGGTGAGCGTGGAGACCAGTATAGGAAGATAGGCTGGCCTAATGATATTGAGACAGTAGGCATGATAGACCCAAGCAAGGACTATGATGTAATTGAGATTCATTATGCCTTTACAGATACAGGTGTCAATAGCTATAGGACAGAGAAGGACATGACCATTGCAGTACCATCAGAGGGAGGAGAAACCTTTACTGAGATTAACAAGATTATTACTGCATTCAATACTGCTACTGGTCTTACAATTAGTCCGCTTGCAAAAGAAAGTAGTGTAAGTGTCAAACACGCATAATATAATAGTCTTTGTTTCATAAACTATATGATGGAGGGATTGGGGAATGTATCCCTGATTCCTCTTTTTTGTTTTATTTAAAAAGAAAGATATGATACTATTTGATCAGTTGAGAATCTCAGATGATGGAAAGAGGCTGTATATTAATGCACATGTGAATAAGGCAGATTATTTTGCTAATGTGTATATAGACTCTATAGTGATAATGACAGCAGATAAAGTGTCAGAGACAGCACCAGGGACACCAACTTCAGATTATGTATATATAAAGAAGATAGAAGGCAATGCCAAGGAGTTGAACCTTGTATTAGAAGCATCAGATTTGTCAAAGTCATGGGAGACAGATCCAAAAGCAATAGCTTTTAATAGAGCAGATATGAGCAATACCTTGTTCTTTGTATATATAAAATGTAAAGGAACACCAGGAGCATGTACACCATGTAGGCTTGATGAAGAAACAACCCTTGGAGTAGTGTTTGATGAGAATATTCTTTATCAGAGAGTAATGTATTACACTAAAGAACTGATTGCAGACTGTAGTGTACCAACAGAATTTTCAGACTTCATATTATTGTGGAATGCCTTTAAGGCAGCTATAGAGACAGAGCATTATGTAGCAGCCATTAAGTTTTATAATAAACTATTTGGTGTTGTAAGAAGTGGTTGCAGCAATAATATAATAAAAACTTGTGGATGCAATGGATGAAATATTGTTTGAAGCATTGTCTAAATATTTTCATGCCTTAGAGTTAAGAGGATATATGTCAAAGAATCACAGCATGAAGTTGTTAGTGCTGAGTTTCTACAGAGACTTTGTATTCCATGACTATCGAGGTATGTTGAGTGAGAAAGAGTATTGTTTTATAGAGAAAGCTTTAGACTGTATCTATGGAACAAGTTGTTTAATACCTTATCCAGATTATTTGAAAATGGGAAAACTACATTTAGGAGAAATGACAGAAATGGCTCAGAGGTTGAAGACTCTTGAGAATACAGAAGTTGTAAAGGTGATACATGGGGCTGAAGCAGATACTCAGTCAGATGTTATGGTTGTAATGGAAGAGTAAATAAAAGTAAAAAAGTAAAAAGGTAAAAGAGTAAAAAATAAGGAGTTAAGAAGTTAAGAAGTTAAAGGAGTTAAGCCAAATGCTTTTTCTTTAGAGTAGAGCAGGAGGGTATACTATAAATCAAACAAAAACTTCTTAACTCTTTTTGCTTTAGAGCTATACTATTTTTAGTATAAAAATACAATAGAATCTTAAAACTTTTAGCTTAAAACAAGAAGAGATATGTTAGTAAAGGAAATTGTATATATGGTGCTGGACTTGGCAAAGGCAAATACTTCAGATGATTCATTCTTCAATGAAGACCATGTGCTATTTCTACTAAAGAAATACAGGAGTTTTCTGATAAAAAAGGAGCAGGAGAAATTGAAGACAACTACTGACATAGCATCAGAGTTTGAATATCAGCAGATATGCCTTGCCTTGGAGAAAGTACCAGCAATAGATGGAAGTCCATGTACTGGAGGATATTATCTTAGAACAGTGAAAAAGATACCAAAGCTACTTGAAGGTAATATGCCAAGAGTATATCCTATAGATTTCTATCAGGGTATAAATATTACTTATGTGCCAAGAGACAAGATGAGATATATAGGCACAAACAAGTTCTTGAGAAACATAATATATGTGTCATTGGGAACAGACTTGCATCTGTATCTTAAAAGTATAAATTCACAATTTCTGTATCTTGAGAAAATAAGTATGAGTGCTATATTTGAGGACTTTGATGAGGTAGAGAAATATAAATGTGAAGGAGATACTACAGTATGCGATGTAATGGAGAGAGAGTTTCCAATAAGAGAATATTTGGTACCTACCTTGACAGAGCTTGTAGTAAAAGAACTTGTAGGAAGCATATATAAGCCTGTAGACCAAGTTAATAATGCAAGTGATGATATGTCAAAGGTAGCAACAAAACAGAGTTAGAAATGGATTATAAGGAGTTTAGAGCCAAGCTTATGAAGGCAGATGCTCCAAAGAAAACAAAAGTAAGAAATTCATGGGGAGTATATGATGCTTATAAGCAGATAAGAAAGAAAGGTTGGTATGATATAGGCAGACCTTTGAAAGAGCATGAGTTCTACAGTATTGTTAGAGGTATAAATGACTTATTAGCAGAAGAAATAGTCAAGGGAAACACAATAAAGTTTCCACATAATATGGGAGAACTTGAATTGAGAAAATACAAGCCAGAGGTAAAGATAGTAGGTGGAAAGCTAAAGGTAGGCTATCCTATAAATTGGGACAAAACAATAAAACTTTGGTATAAGGATGAAGAAGCAAGGATAAACAAAACCCTTTTAAGACATGAGTCAAAGTATATATATCACATAAAATACAATAGACATCATGCTATGTATGAGAATCAAGTCTTCTATGAATTTGATGTAAACAGATTTATAAAACGAGCATTAGTAAAGAGTATTAACAATGGTAAAACAGATACATTATGGTAACAGAGATACAATATACAAATATAAGAAGAGTGCTTGATGATTTAGTAGAGCATCCATTACTAAGAAACTTAACTCTTGAGCAAGTGGTAAGGCATACTCTTAGGTTTATATCTCTGCATGGTTATCCAAGTCTATACCAAGACAAGATTGCTGAAATAGAGATAAAAGACTTTAGAGGACTATTGCCTTGTGACCTTATATCAATAATACAAGTTAAGGATCTTGATACAGGGATTTGTCTGAGAGCAATGACAGATACTTTTGCTCAGGGATTGAGGTCAAAGCCAATAGAAGTAAATGCACATAAGGACTTGTTGAATAATATTCAGAATGAGTATATACCACCAAGGAATGAACATACGGAAGAACTATCATTCAAGACACAAGGTAGAGTAATATTCACATCATTTCCAGTAGGAAGAGTAGAAGTGGCATATAAAGCAATACCAGTAGATGAGGATGGATTTCCATTGCTGATAGACAATGAGACATATCTTAATGCACTGGAGGCATATATTAAGGTAAAGGTATTCACTGTAAGATTTGATACAGGTAGTATGTCAGCAGGAGTATTAAGTAATGCACAAACAGAGTATGCATGGGCAGCACATCTATTACAGAGTGAAATGACAACACCGTCAGTGTCAGAAATGGAAAGTATCACAAGGTATCTTAATACATTGATAAAGCCAGTGACACATTTTGATAATGGATTTAAGAACTTAGGAGATAGGGAATATAGAAGGAGATATTAATATGGCAAAGAAATATATTAATTGGAAAACAAAAGGCATGAACAAAGATATGTCAGTTTCTGCCTTTAATCCAGAGTTTGCTTTTGAGAATCTTAATATAAGACTTGCTACCAATGAAGGTAATACAATGATGTCTTGGGTAAATGAAAGAGGACCAAAGAAACTGAGACTTCGTGTAGACACTATGCCTTGGGCTACAGAGAATATTGATGGTAGATATATCAGTAATGTTGATGAGCAGACTAATGAGATAACTAATGAAACAGTTATTACTGGAATACCTATTGGTACTGCTGTGCTTAATCATAAGTTAGTATTATTTACTGTCAGTGACTATATATATGTCTTTGAAAAATCAAAGGATGAGAAATATGACCTTGAAGGTAAGGTTCTTTATCATGATTCATTGGGATTTAATCCTAATTATCCTATAGAGACAGTAGTATCTTATGAGTCAGAAAATATTCAGAAAGTGTATTGGACAGATGGACTGAATCAACCAAGAGTAATTAATATAGCTCCTTCAATGGATTATAAGACAAATAAGTATATCAGTTCCTCTTTTGACTTTGTACCAGAGTTAGCTTTAAAGGAAACTGTGTCTGTTAGTAAGATGTATGGTGCAGGAGAGTTTCCTCCTGGAGTAATACAGTATGCTTTTACCTACTATAATAAATATGGTCAGGAAAGCAATATATTCTATACAACACATTTGCAGTATATCTCTTATATAAATAGAGCAGGAAGTCCAGAGGAAAAGATAGCAAATTGCTTTAAGATTCAAGTAAATAATATAGATAAGAACTTTGATTATTTAAGGATTTATTCAATCCTTAGAACATCAAAAGATGCAACACCTATAGTTAAGAGAATACAGGACTTAGAGATAGGAGAAGATGTTTCATCTATAACATATATAGACAATGGTACTATAGGAGAAACAATAGATCCTACAGAACTCTTATATAAAGGAGGAGAAGAAGTAGTTGTTAAAACATTAGAACAGAAAGATGAGACACTGTTTTTGGGAAATATTACTGTAAAAAGACCTCCTATTAATATAAAGAAAAGGTTGTTGGCTGAGAATGGAATTGTTTTAGAAGAAGAGGAAGGTACTGAAAAGAATTTTTTAGCAAATGAAAATGTCTATTCATTATCGAAAGAAAGAGAGTTTAAACAATCCTCTAAGCCTCCCTTTACGTATTATAACACTTTGGATACTAAAGACAATTATCAAGGAGCAGCTTGCTTTAAATCCAGGGAATATTATAGATTAGGAGTACAATTTCAGTATAAGAATGGTAAATGGTCAGAACCATGTTGGATAGGAGACAAACAATGTATGGCTGTACCTTTTGAGGAAACCAAAGCTGGAACAAGATTAAATCCAGAAGGAATACAAATTATAAAAGTTCCAGAGTTTGAATATAAAATAAAAGCTATAGGAGAAACAAGTACTGATAGTATATTTAAAAGTTTACATGATCAAGGTTATAGAAAGGTAAGACCAGTATTTGCAATACCAAGAACACAGGATAGAACTATTCTATGTCAAGGTATAGGGTGTCCTACAATGTATAGACCAGTAGATAGGAAGAATAATTTGTATGCTACAGCATCATGGTTATTTAGAACAGGATATTTTACAAAGGATGTAGGTCCTGATTGGAATATACCAAATGATAAATTTACTGAACAAGATGGATATACAGGAGGAGGTTATGTAGGTATAAATGGAAAGCTTGTATCACAGTATGAACATCAGTTTATTACTTTTTCTCCAGACAGTCAAGGATTCCGTTCTATATTAATATCTCCATATTTATCAAGTACAGAAATCATGGGTACCTTTACTGATGGGGATTCTTATTGTATAGACCCATCCTTTATAACCTTAAACTCTCCAGATATAGAGTTTGATGACTTTATAACTCATACAGATTTCAAGGGATATAACTTAAGTACTGTTGGACGTACTACTTTTGAAAAGACTTATGGAGATATAAGTATTCAAACATCAACACCTACAATGGGTTCAGATGCAGCAGGATTTGTTCATAGAAGTATTGTAGCTCCAGGATGTGGTGCTCTTATTTCAGGACTCTTTTATAATGACTATGTGGTAGATGATTATGAAAATACAAAATATAGTGCTTATAATACCAGCAGTCCTCCTATAGATTTTCCAGTTTATATGTGGCATAAGAATGGTTCTTTGAACAATGATGTAGCCAGAGATAACAGAAGTGCTCAACTTTTAAAAAAGAGAATAAGTAACTATAGATTTGGTTCCAGTATTGAATATGCAGAAATAAAAAAATCTCCAATATTAGGAGCTTCTGATATTCAATTGTTCAATGCTGACTATTTATCTGTAGTAAAAGTTAATGGACAGATATATCAAGGTAATGTAGATACTATGGTAGTTCCAAGTGAACCTTCTCCATATTATTTAGTAGGAGATCCTTGGAGAAAAAATGTAGATACAACTTATAAATCAAGAAGTTACTTCAGATTGACACTTAAAGACCCAAAGGATACCAGTTCTGAAAATGGTATATGGGAATTATATAGGAAAAATGATACTTGGGGTTGGTATAAAAGAAGAAGCGAAGGCAATGATATAGGTGATAAGGTAAAAGGATTAGCTCAATGGAGAGAAGGTATTAGTATAAAATACAAGTCTACTCCTCATTTAGTAGCAGATATTGCAACAGACATTTATACTTGGGTAGGTACAGAGTCATTAAGTTTAGGACAAGCTCCAATTATTGAAGTATATAAGGAATATGATAAAGATATAATTTTTGGAGGAGCATCAGATGAAGCATTGCAAACAGCCACATGGATACCTTGTGGACCTTCAGTATCATTTGATGAAAATATTGAGCAATGTACATTAGAGTTTAAATGGGGAGACACATATTTCCAGAGATATGAATGTTTGAAGACATATCCTTTTAGTCCAGAAGACAAGAATCAAGTAGTAGAAATTGCTTCATTTATGGTGGAGACAAGAGTGAATATAGATGGAAGGTATGACAAGAATAGAGGACAGTTAAGTAATTTGAATATGACTCCTCAAAACTTCAATCTAATAAACCCTGTTTATTCTCAGATGGATAATTTCTTCTCATATAAGATAATGGATGAAGACAGTTATAAAAGCACATCATTTCCAAATACAGTGACTTGGACTAAGACCAAGCAGAATGGAGCAGATGTAGACTTATGGACAAACATCACATTAGCTAATACATTGGAGATGGATGGAGACAAGGGAAAGATAAACAAGCTTATAAGGTTGAATAATCAGTTGCTTTCATTCCAAGACATTGGTATATCACAGATACTGTATAATGAGAACACACAGATTTCTACTACAGAAGGAGTGCCTATTGAGATAGCAAACTCACAGAAAGTACAAGGTAAGAGATACTATTCAGACACAGTAGGTTGTTCAAATAAGTGGTCTATGGTGCAGACACCTTTAGGCATATACTTTATGGACAGCAATGAGAAGAGCATATATCTGTTTAATGGTCAGTTGAATAATCTGAGTACAGTAGGAGGTTTTAATGCTTGGGCTAAGCAGAATATTCCATCAGCAGAAGTAGAATGGGCACCTAATATGTTTGAATCATTTGTAGCTTACTATGACAAACTTAATCAAGATGTATTGTTTATCAATGGAAATATAGCTTTGGCCTATTCAGAAAAGTTTAACTGCTTCACTTCATTCTATGATTATGGTAGAACGCCCTATTTTATTAATCTTGATGATATGGGAATATGGGTGAAATCTTCAAATCTATGGCAACATCAAGCAGGAGAATACTGTAACTTCTTTGATGTAACAAAACCCTTCTCAATGACATTAGTTGCTAATCAAGAGCCACAGATGGATAAGATGTTTACTAACTTGGAGTTTAGAGCCTGTGTAGAAGGAGAAGGGGTATATGATAAAATTAAGGATAAGTTTACTCCTATCTTACCCTTTGACACTATAGAAGTATGGAATGAGTATCAACATGGAAAGCTTAGTCTTAGTGATAGAGATGGCCATGATAGATTTACTCATGGAAACTTAGATGGTAATGCTTCATTAAACAGAAAGTTCAGAATGTGGAGGTGTGATATTCCAAGGGACAATGTAGAGATAAACAAGATAAATGCTGCTACAGAGTCATTGATGGGAATAAAGAGGTTTAAGGTAAGACCATTGGATAGAATAAGAAATCCTTGGGCATATATAAAGCTTACAAAAAATGGAGTCACAAGTAAGATAGAGGTACATGACATCATGGCAACATACTTTGAATAATAAAAAGAAGGTAAGAAAGTCTTAATGATTTTCTTACCTCTTTTTATTATAAGGATAAGAGAGGAGTTGTAATGAGTGTAAAGAAGTATCTTTGCAATAAACATATTACTAATATGAGAAAAAGAAATAAATTATATAAAGTGAACAAATGGAATCAACCATTGTTTGCTACAGAAGTAGATAGAGAACATCAGAATATTTTTGATGGCTTTGATTTTAGCTACTTGAATAATATTGACGCAGGAAGTTTGGGAAGTCTAACAAAAATACAAGAACCCAAACTGACAAGTTCACTTCCAAAGCATATAGATGTACCTACTCCAAAGGGAGGTGGAATAGGTGGTGCAGGTAATATAATAGGAGCATTAGGTAGTGTTGTCGGTGGTATAGGTAATAGAGTAATAAGTGGAGGACTAAACTCTGGTGCAGGCAATGCAATAAGTGGTATAGGAGGTGCTGTAGGTGGTGCATTAAGTACTGTCAATCCTTTAGTAGGAGGTATAGTATCAGCAGCATCAGGTATTGTTGGTGGTGGTATTAATGCACTCTTTGGCATGAAGACAGACCAAAAGAAACTTAATGCTGCTAATGAAGGTACTAATTATTTAAATAGTTTTGTATCAGATGCTTCCTCTTTTGATGATATACAGGGTCCAAATGCTGTTGCAGGAGTGCAAAATGCTTATAAAGGTGGAGTCTTTAATAAAGGTAAAGCCAGAAGGTTGAATGCACAGCTAAGAGCAGAAAGAGCAAATGCAGAATCATGGGCAAATAGAAGTGTAGATAATAACATTGATAATATAGCAGGGACACAGATGGATAATATGCTTGCAAACTATGCTGCTTTTGGTGGTCCTCTTGGAGGTATGCCTATTCAAGATATAGGAGCTATAGACTATGGATTTATGTCAGATTATCTTGTAACAAAGAATAGAATGGCAGACATGAAAAACAAGGTTACTGGAACTGTATTTGACAATATACCTTCAACACCTATAAATACTTTTGAGTCAGGTGGAGGCATTCATATCAAGAAGAGTTATAGAGGATTATTCACTAAAGAAGCTAAGGCACATGGTATGGAAGTACAAGAGTTTGCATCACATGTGTTAGCTAATAAAGATAAGTATTCACCTGAAGTGGTGAAGAGAGCTAATTTTGCAAGGAATGCTGCTAAGTTTGCTTTAGGTGGAGATATGCAGACAAATGGAGCAGACTTTACAGATGGTCTTACTATTATTGATGCAGGAGGTTCACATGAAGAAAATCCTTATGATGGTGTGCAAGTAGGAATAAGCAGAGAGAATGGTCAGCCAAACTTGGTAGAAGAGGGAGAGACTATATTTGATGATTATGTGTTTAGTAAGAGAATAAAGGCAGATGCAGAGACAAAGAAGAAATTTCATGTAGGAAAAAATACTGATATAAGCTATGCAGATTTGTCAAAGAAACTTGAGAAGGAAAGTCTTGAGAGACCAAATGACCCTATATCACAGAATGGGTTGAAGAAACAACTCCATGACCTTGCAGATGAACAGGAGAGGCAGAAGGGAGAAGAAATGCAAGATGCTTTTGACAAACTACCTCCAGAACAGCAGCAGGCAATAATGCAACAGATAGCTATGCAGGAACAGCAGGCTAAGGAAGCACAGCAAGCTCAGAGTGAAGAGCAGCTTCAAAATGCACAGCAGGAAGAGCAGCTTCAAGGACAGCAAGATAATGAAGAACAGATGGTGAAAGAGCCTAATAGAGAAGAAGAAAATACAGAACAGATAAATGCTTGTGGTGGAAAGATGAACAGATTTGATAAGGGTGGAGACATGAAGAAAAAGATATATAATCTTTTGAAAACACCTACAGACAGAGAATTTAATAAATGGGCAGAAGACCATAAGATAGGTAAGATAGATAATTGGGAAAACATATTGAAAAACAAAGCCTTTGTAGAAGCTTTAGGAAAAGACGATCCTATGTTGAAGGATGCTCTTTCAAGAGGATATGACTTTGGTTTCTATGTTCCAAATAAAAATGGAAAACTAACCTTTGACTTTGTACATGGAGGTTGGGGAAAGGAAGACTATAATGCTTGGAATGGTAGTACTGATGCAGCTTGGAAGGAAGCAGTAGAGAAGGGTCTTGTGAAGAAAGGTATGAAGTCGGAGGAAATAGGCAAAGCCCTATCACAGACAGATGCTTATAAGAGAGGCTCAGATTGGTTAAAAGAGAATGAGGAAAACAGACTGTTTTACTTGCAGCAGATACTCAATAGTAAGGATGCACCAGAGGCAGCAAGACAATATGCAGCAAGATATGTTGATAATAATGGTTGGTTGAAAGATGCAAAGAGAGACTATCAGACCATCTTTGAAGACCCCAATGGAACTGGTGTTAGAAACACTCATCCCGGAACATATTGGAAGACACCTAATGAGATGTTGAGAAACAAGATGTCAGGAAACTTTGTAGTGAATGATGATGGTACAGTAGATGAGATTATAGGAGATGTACCAGAGGGATGGAATGGTACAGGAAGCTATAAGTGGCAGGATGCTGATAGTGATTATGAGTATAACTACTATAAGAGACCAGTAGACTCAGTGGTTACTCCTGATAAGAAAGGTAAGGTAGAAGATGAGGAATATGATCCAATACATAAACCAACATGGGGAAGGACAGCTGGACTACTTGGACCAGTGGTAGGTCTTGGAATGCAAGCCTTAGGTATAGGAAAGCCAGACTACTCAGGAATGAATGCTTCATTGGAGATAGCAAATGGAAGTCCTACAATGGCACATTATAAGCCAATAGGCAACTATCTAACCTATAGACCAATGGATATATGGTATGAGCAGAATAGGATGGATGCTAATAGTAGAGCTACAGATAGAGCAATTCTAAATAATGCTTCACCAATGGGAACTAAGATGGCAGGGCTTATAGCAAATGGTTATAATAGTCAGATAGCAGATGGTGAGCTTTATAAGAAAGCTTTGGAATATAATGATGCACAGAGACAGAGAGTAGCAGAGTTCAATAGAGGTACAGATATGTATAATGCTAATGCTGCAAATCAGACATCAGTTACTAATGCTCAGATAGCAAACAATAACAGACAGCTTAGAGCACAGATGCAGATGGATGCTGCAAGGCAGAGAATGGCTGCTGATGCTGCTTGGAATCAAGGAATATATGGTAATGTGAATGGCTTATTTGCAGGTTTGGGAGCCTGGGGTAAGGAGAATGCACAACATAATATAATTGCAGATATGGCTGCTGATGGATTGTTTGGAACAATGAGTGACAAGCAGAATATAGGTAAAGGCTATATTAGGAAGAAAAAGGCAGCATGTGGAGGCAAGATAAATAGGAGAAAGAAAGGTTTAACATTTTAAAGAGTAGAAGATATGCCAGACTATTCATTTGTAGTTTCACCATCATTCAATCCATTCAGTATGCAGGAAATGCTTGTACCATTTTCTGCATACAAGGATGCTTTTGAGAAGAGTGAAGAACAGTATGACACCTTAACACAAGGTGCAGATAAATTTAAGTATCTTAGTGAGACATTGCCAGAAGGAAGTAAGGCAAGGCAGATATATGAAGGCTATGCCAATGACCTTAGAACACAGGCAGAAGACCTTGCACATAATGGTCTTACTATGGGAAATAGGAGAGCCTTGACATCCTTGAAAAGAAGATACCAGGGAGAGATGGGCAGAATACTTCAAGCGGATGAAGCTATGAGAGAAGAGAAGAAGCTAAGACAGAGTCTTGGAGCACAAGACACTTCATTGCTTTATGCTAACGACAATCTCAACATAGATGACTTCTTAGATGGTAATACCCCTAACCTATATAGGATAAGTGGTAATGAACTGTATACAAGAGGAGCAGCTGCTGGTAAGGCAGCATCATCGAGGATATTCTCAGCAGGAGATGCAGGAAGTACACTGAATGGGTATTATAGAGACTATGTACAGAAAATGGGATATAGTCCTGAGACCATAAGAAAGTTCTATGAAGACATGTCTACAATACCAGAGTTGCAAAGAGCTGCTGATGCTATACTTGAGGAGAGAGGAGTGAATGAAAACCTCAGTGGATATAATCTCAGAAGAGCAAGACAATCAGTTATTAATGGTATGATAGATGGAGCAGTATATCAAGAGAATCATAGTCCTCAGAGAGATTTGGGAGTGATGACACCTATAGAACAAAATCAGATAGATATGCAACAGAAGCAATTTAATTTGAGTAAATCTCAGCTTGATGCAAGAGCAGCATCTATGGGATATAGGATAGATGATAATGGTAACTTACAAATAGATCCTGATAGAATGAAAGCTCTGAAGGAATTGAAGAAGAGTGGTAAGGGTGCTAGTAGTTCAGATTCTAAAAATGCTTCTCAATATCAAAGTTTATTGGAAAAAGGTATAAGAATTAAATGGAATGGTGATGAAGTTTTAAAAGGCATAATAGATGATCCAGATGATATATCTATACATAATATAGATGATGCAGATTATAAATCTGAAAGGGTAGGAAAACCAGTTTCTTATGAAGAACTTCCTGATTATATACAAACTAAAATTGATAATATTATAGGTAGTAATGTAGAAGAAGATAATTATGTATTTTATTACAAACCTTATAAGTCAGGTGGTATTTTTAATGATACAGAAGCAGAGGTTGAAATAATTCCTAAGAAAGTAATAAAAGGAAATGAATTAAAACAACCTGATTTTGGAGCTATTTAATAAATATGAATAAGAGGGAGTTTTGATACACCCTCTTATTCATATATTTTTTCTAAAGCATCTTTAGCTTTATTACAACCTTGATTTGCAGATAAAGACCAGTAATATTTTGCTTTACTTAAATTTGATTTGATATAAACAATTTTAGGATTGCTTAAATATTCTTCTAATTTTTCATCTGTAACTTTACAATAAACTCCTCTCAATCCTCTAAAAATATTTCTGCCATCATACCAAAAATTAGTATGTTCATAATCTAAATCATAAAAAGCAAGACCATTTAGATACAAGTTTCCTAATTTATATTGTGCCCAACGATATTTGTTATTTGCACTTTTTTGAATCCAATATATAGCTTTTTCAAAATTTTGTTTTACACCATAACCATAAATATAATTAATAGCTAAATTATATTGTGCTTTAGGGTCTTCTTTTAAAGCAGCTTGTAAATACCAATAGGAAGATTTTTCATAATCATCTTCATAATTAGCAACATAAAGAGCAAGTTTTGTTTGAGCTTTTACTACGCCTTTTTCTGCCACTTGAGTTAATAATTTTATGCTCATTTTATATTGTCCTAAAAGAGCAAGTTCATCTGCTATAGAATCTACTTGTTTTATATTATTCAAACCTTGTTCATAAAGGGAATGATATATACGAGGAAGATATATCTTTTTATATCCGATATAACTTCCTAAAGAAAGTAAAGTTATCATTATTATTAATATACTTACTTTTTTGCACCATTTGATGATTAACAATCTGTCCATAATAATAAATTTATAAATCTATAGTTTCCCACTTACTTATGTTTTTGTCATATAAAACATAATTTCTCCCAGTAAATCCTACCATCAATTCTTTTTCTCTATTTGATATTTCTTCAATAGAGAGTTCTCCTAACGAAGAGGCAAATCTAACCCAGGTTTTCTCTTTTGAAAAGAATCCTTTAATAAAGATACAACATCTATATTCTTCAAAAGTTGTATGATTATGACATTCTTTTATATTTATTTCATTACCAAATTCTTTTTTGAAATCTTTAAGAGTCCAGTTTTTCTTGAAAATACTTTTTTGTTCTTCTGAAATATAATATTCTTTATCTGAAATAATAGGTGCTGAATAGGTATAAGGTATTTTAGAATTATGAATACCGTCATTTATAATAAGCATCCATATAAATGCTATAATTAAAGCTACAAATATTATTAATATTGGCATAATTAATTTTGTATTTTTATTAGTACAGGTACTAACATTATGTTTGTATTTTTAGTTATAATTGAAATGCTATTTGCAAAGGTAAACAATTTATTGATAGTTACAAAAAATTATAAATAAAAAAGAGCAGTACCTTTAAAGTACCGCTCCCTAATATACTAATGATTGCTTGGAGAATTTTCAAATACTTTGAAAATAGCATCATCCTCATCCATCTTCTGCATTTGTTCCCAATCTTTAAAGAAAGGGAAAACATACTTAAGCATGTTTCTTACATATTTATTTTCACCCTTATGGTCCCCAGACTTAATTTCAGTAAATACATCCCCATTACCAAGACCATAAAAAGCATAAAAGAAACCATTTATAGTATTTAAAGATGCCATTGGAGAATTGATTGTAGTAAGAATACTTGAAGCTGCTTGTGGTACAGGCATTGAAGCTTCTGTATCAAGCAGTGCTCTCTTAGTTTGGTAAATCCAAAATCTACGCCAAGCTTCTTTCTTATGGTCTTCTGGTGCTCCAAGAGTAAAACTAAGTCCCAACAGACAAGCAAACATCAGCATCTCTGTCCTGACTCTCTTGATATTATATCTCTGCATTTCATCAAGATTGTGCCATTGTGCTTCTGACCTAAGCATAAAGGTATAGAAGTCTTTCATAAACATACCTATAGCTTTTGCATGCTGCTTCCTTTTCCAAATGTCCTTAGTATCATCATTGGCAAGTCCTTTCCAAAGACTTACCCAATAACCTTCCCTATCCATACCAAGAGAAGCATCAAAATGACGTGCCCTAAATCTTCTTGAATAATGTTCTACCATCCATTGACGAAAATTCATTATACCTCGTCCCCACCATTTCTGATGAAGAATACCTTTATCTTCTTCATTCATTGCTCCATGTGTAGACTGGTTTACATAGCGAAGTTTCTTTCTTATTTTATCAATGAAATCATCTGTTATAGCATTGCCATCAAGATCTGTTATTCCTGCTTTCAAGTGTAGTTCTGAGTTACCATCCTGCTTGTCTTTGACCTCAAAGGCATCATATAAGCTTATCTTCTTACCATTAAGCAATACTTTCTGATTATGAAGAAGAGCATACATATTGACATAATGAATAAGATACTCACCAGAAGAGTAGCCTATGAAAGAACAATCATGAGAAACAAGTTGTCTGAACATACTTGTATAGTACTTTGTATGACTCTTCTGAGAGAAATTCTCTTGCAAGGGGTCAAATAGCTCTCTCATAAGAACACTCTTATGATTAATATTATTAGTAAGAAGTTCTGCAAACTCCCCTTTAACACCTGTATTACCAAATAGTTTTGTATGTGCCCAGGCATAATCCTTAAAGCCATAGAACTCACCAGCACCTGCTTCAATGAGCATCTGAAACTCACCCATAAGGTAGTTGGCAACAGCACCCTTGACATTTGTTGCAAGACCTTTAAATGAAGAATAAGCAATAATGTTACTAAAAATTTTTGACCATGTTTTATTCTCATTAGGATTTATTGTCTGTCCATAAATGTGTTGAGATATAAAACCTTCTATGATAGATTGGGTATTGGTATTCATAGCTCTTTTCCAAAGGTCTTTAAATACTCGTATCTCTCCATTCTGTACTATATCAGCTTGTGATTTATTATCCTTACCTTCCTGTGTTTTTACGAAATTACCAATAAACTCCACTACATCTGCAACCTGACTCATAGCATCATAATTTACTGCTGTACCAGCAAGTGCTTGTATGCCAGAAGAGAAGTTTCTCAAAAGTTCACCTTGCTCTACCTTATTAATAAAGAATATAGGTATTTGTCTAAGAGGTGTATTGTCAAATGCTCCATGTGTAATGGAGTACTCATCACCATCAATAATACCATTTGTATTATAGTTCTCATCATCTTCTCTCACTTTATAAAGGTTTTGTATCTTATCTTTAATTGCCTTGCCTACATCTTTAATACTTTTAGCATTATTCATAGCATCAAGAAATTTTCGTCTAACCTGGGGAGGAAGATATTGATGCTGAGCATAAGTAGGAAGCAGAGAACCTATCTCTCCCTTGAGCTGCATCATAGTATCATAATACTCTATCTGTTCAGGAGACCAATCTTTTTGAAAATTATCTTGCTTACGATAGTTACTATTTGGAACTCTTTCTGTTCTTCCATTGGTTTTATCAACTACACGCTCTTCAGTATTTTGGTCTTCCCAATCTTCAATAGCCTGTTTTAAATCAAATCCACGAAGATTCTGAGCATAGAAAGATTTTATTTTAGCTTGTCTTGTAGCCTTATAGAGTTCCCAATCAATATCACTTGCAATATGTCCTTCATCTTCATACATAAACTCTGAATTGAAACCTGCTTTATAAAGTTTGTCTGTAGCCCTGCGTATTCTAAGAGAGATGTCATTTATCTTCTTATCACGAGAGTCTTGGGCATTATGAATGATAGAACCAGCAGCTGCAACTACTGGGTTTGAAGCTCTGCCCATACTATACAGATAGTTCATATAAGAAGAATCAGCAGCTGCCATTCTAACTGCATTAATGATAGATTGACCATCTGGGGCTGTATTACCCACTATTTGTAGCATGAGATTAATCATAGTACCTTCAGTAAGATCATCTATTGCTTTATCCTTTTTATCAAAAAAATCCTTCAAATCCTTGGCAGACATTCTAATATTATTAATGTCATTCTGACTGATAGACTCATCAATAATCAAGTTTTCATCCGCAAGTGCAGAAACCAAAGTATAGTATTGGTCTTTAAGAGATTTTATGTCTTGTAGAATCTTAGCTGTACCAAAAGCCTTTTCAAGTTCAGTACCTGTTTGAGGAATATTCTGAAGCATATTGTCAATATTTGAGATTTGTATAGAAGCTTCTCCCAGGAAGTTAAGCACACCTGAACAATACTTCTTACAAGCAAGCTCTTTCATCAACCTATTTAGTATTATTTCAAGCCTTCTGCCCTCAGTATTGTTACCTTTTTCTTTCTCTAATTGTCTAATCTGTCTTTGAAGAGTAACAACAGCATCAGCAGCAGCATCAGAAAGGGTTTTGATTTTCTTAGTGGCTCTATGAATTTCATTGACCTCTATATTATACTTCTTATCAAGGCTACGAATTTCTTGCTTAATATCTTGTTCTACACTATATGCAGCAGTATTAACCCATATTCCCTTTATCTGAGTGATAAGTGCATCTAAATCTATTCCTTGAAATTTTTGAGCATCATTTACTGCTCTTAATAATAGTGTTTGTTGGGGATTAGACAGATTAATAGAACCATGATTAAAGTCATCAAGAGCTTGTGCAGCATCTTCAATAGAACCAAAAGCATTAATCAAATTCTGTATATGACGAGAGTTTGGATTCAGTGAAAAAAGAAGCAAGGCATCTCTTTTATAAATATTAGTAATGTTTAGTTTGCTTACACTTTTCAGATACTTAGCTAACCCATCATTAAGAGGATTGAACACACTTTGTATTTCCTGAGGCACAGAAGTAATGTCAACACCCACAGCATTAAACACTTGTTTATAAATATCCCATGCTTTAAGATTATCTTTAATTGTATCAGCATAAGTATGAGTTCTTGAGTTCTTCTCTGCAACAATAATGTTATAGACATCACCATGTTGAACAACAGTAGCAACAAGTCCTTTATGAGTATTGTTAAAGTCATCTGCTTTTCTTAAAGCATCTTCAGCGTTGGTAAAGTCTACTCTTTTACCATTTGTATCTACAGCTCCAAGCTGTATCTCAGCAGAAGAAAGGTTTGCTATCTCAGCTTCCATAGTTCCATAGTCAAGAAACTTCAATAAATCCTCAGCATTATGTTGCCCTTGACTATTTCTCTGATAGCCTGCTTGGTCCATTTTGTTTGCTATATCTGATGTAGGCATATTATAGTAAGCATAGAACCAGTTAGTAAGTGGACGGTCTGGAAGTTTCTTTAATAACTTTTTATACAATCTTGACTCTTCTCCATTAGGAGCATCAGGATATAAAATACATGAACTATTATTACTCATAATATAAATACTTTATAATAAATATTTTATTAAAATTTACTCATAAGCTGACATATCCAACAGAACCTCAAGTTTAGAAGCAACCTCAGTCATCATATCCTGTATTATGTCTATATCAGGAATCCTGTCTTCATGTCCCTGTCTCCATGTTACTGTTAGTATTCCAAGGTCTTCATTCTTTGAAGTCTTCATAGCTCTCATACCAAGGGCAGTACAATTAGTTTCCTTGAGAATATGTGCATAGCCAGAATCAATCTTTGCTACTTCATCCATAGAAGTAAACCACTTAAACTTAGTCTTCAGTATATGTCCTATAATAGGGAATATATTGGTAGGGATACATTGGAAGTCTTTATAGTTAAAGGTGATTCCCTCAGCAGTGTTAATTGATGGAAAACTTTCATCATAGAACCTCTTATGATAACCTCCAATATATTTCTCTGTATTATGCATAAGCTCTATAGTCACTATATCACAGTTGAGTGACTTTCTAAGATGATTGGTAAGAGCATTAGCTTCTTCTTCTATCCTTGAAGTCTGTGCATAGCACTCTTTATTCTTAAGCTTGTCTTGTTTCTTCTGTTGCTGAATAGCACTTGTTACTGCTGCCATTATTCTTCTCTGTGCATACACAGAATAGACAAGCATTCCAAGTCCAACAACAATAGCAATAGTAATAGGATTAGGTTTTAAGGCTATAGTGACAACCCAATCATAGAGGTCATCACGTAGAAACAACTTACCAAAGAAAAGAGCACCAAGGGTGCAAAGAATGATTTTGAAGAACACAGTCACTGAATGATCTTTGACATCATTTAATTTGCTGAATCCTCCAAGAAAATCAGCAAAGGACTGTATTAGTGTAGAAATTTTGTCTAACATTATATTATCTATTATTCAATTAATCTATATGTACAAAGGTAGGCATTAAGGATTAGTGTAAGAATAGCTTAAATAAAATACTTAAAAAGTGTACCTTTTTTACTAACTGCAATACAATAAATTGAGTTATCATGCGTTATATGAAAAAACTATGTATCATGCGGTACTCATTATATGACTTATACAAGAACTGTTCATTAGATCTTTATGAAATAAGAAATCATTTTCTTGATAGATTCTATTACCAAGATCATAGTAGAAACAATGCAAGGGATGTAATGAGAATTGTTGTGTCTTCTTCAAAAATAGAAAGGCTCCTAAAGAAATCAGCAGATAAAGGCATAGCTCCTAATTATGTTGACTTCCTTTCTGTTGTATGTGGAATGTGGAAATTCATGCTTAGGTCAAATGATACACAGATATTGGCTTCAATAGGTGCTGCTTTAAGATGGGATATTGAGGTTAATTCAAAGCTAAACCTTCTTACTCAAGAAGAGCTAAAGTCGGAGGTTATAAAGGTATTCAAGAAATATGATGTTTATAAGGAAATGACAGAGGAGGAGTTTAAGTCAGCATCATCCTATAAAGATTCCAATGTTTCCTCCGACTCCAAGAAAAATAATAGGCATTCTTCTAACACATGGAGCTTGATAGCTTTTATAAAAGAGTATGGCCCAAGGATGCAAGTGGGAGAATTTACCAATCATGAGACTGGTGAAATATTTAAGAGTTGTGTATTCACACAAGAAAATGGAATCAAGACCTTTGTAGCATTCTCTTCAAAATTAGGTGTACTTACTGAAAGAGAGATAGCAGATAAGAAGGAAGACTTGGCTGTTATCAAGTCAAAGACAGGGCATTACAGTCTTATAAAAGGAAGAAGGAAGGCTTGGAAGGATGTAGATGTATAAAAAATCCATTCTAATTATATATAACTTCAATAAAATACTTATCTTTACATATAACATTTCAATCATAATTAAAGTATTATAAACAAGTATGAGTTTATTTAATAAAATAAGCAAATCCTCATTAAACAATGAAGAAAATCTAATAGGAGTAAACCTCCTTAGTAAAGAACAAAAAATAAGCCTTTTAGGAATATCCTGCTATCTATGTTCTCCTATTTTTATCCAAGAAGATAAAGCAAATGATTATTACATGATTTTATTTGCATTTACACAAATGTTAGGCCTTAATGAAAAAGAATTGCTTGAAGTAGGAAAGAAACAAGATGCCTCTGATATACAACAATATGTTAATAATATTAGAACAATACAAAAAGAAAAATCTCTTATTCTTTTTGATGCTACTTGTCAAGAATTAATACGTTTAAGTGACAATAAAAATTTTATCTCAATAGCTTATAAAAGAATACTAATGGATATTGGATATTCTTCAGAAGAAAGTGATGCTATTTTAGATAGAGTGTATTTTGAAGATAGAGATATTGAAGCATATAAGCCAAACAATGATTCCTCTTCTGTCTCTGATATAGATATAATGGTTGATTATTGTAGTAAGCAACGTCAAAAAGTAGAAGATAAAATTAAAGAATTATCAACTCCTATGTTTGATGATATGGAAGATAATGAAGAAGAAGATTCAGAATATGTTACATTAAAGTTTCTTCATAATTGGAAATTCACAGATTTCTTAAAAGGACGAGATTATGACATACAAATAAAGGAAACTGTAAATTGTGAAACTGGAGATTTAGAAAAATCATTAATCCTACAAGACCAGTCAGAAAGACATGCTTACATTCGTTTATTATCATATACTAATAAATTAACTATTTCTGAATTTCTTGAAAAGAAAGAAGATTTATTTGTAGGAATAACAGAATATGGTAATTTTTGGTTACATGATGGTAGAAAAGTTTTTTATATGGAAGCTGATTATATTTATTAAATATAAAAGGTATATTATCAAAGAACTCTTTGTCTGACAGTATAAAACAGCTTAGCTCTTTTATCAAATTTTAGTAAAGCAGTGATCTAAAAGAAAATATATAAAAAAAGATAGGAGGAAAATACCTCCTATCATAGATTGATGTTAATATTGACTTCCTTAATATTGAAAGTCAACTTGTTGTTTTTCAGATTATTGTTTTGTGATTTTGTGGTGTTATTTAAAGGTTTGTAATAAGTGTTGTTTGCTTGGTTATAGCAAAGACATTTATAATAATGCTGTTCTATAGCCTTGACAGACCTATTAAGATGGAAAGCAGACCATCTGAAAGCTTGTGTTAAATTGTTTGGATTTTGCTTGATGTAATTGAGAATAACAGAATCCTCAAACATAGAATACTTCTTGTACCTCTTCATAATAATTTTTTAATTAAGTGAATAATAAATATAGTTTTAATAATATTTTTGGGATTAACAGGACTTTCCTCTTCCTCCCTCAAATTATAGGAGTGGTCGTTGTGTCCCTTAGAATCTTGTGTAACAGTAAAGTTTTGAAGAAGAACTTAGTAAATTAGTAAGCTAAGATAATGGAAGTGCTAAATAGTATCAAGACATCTAAGTAGTTTATTAAATTTGCATGTAGAACTAAAATTAAAAGAGTATGCCAATAGAAAAGATAAAAGGATTAAGAGGATTGAGGGGCCTTAGTGACTTAACACCTGAGGAGCGTGATGCTTTTATGACTGCTAATGAAAGTAAGCTAAGTGCTTATAGAAATCCTATGAAGAGGAGACAAGCAGCTAATATCCTATATATGAATCAGAAGTATATTAATACTTTTGGTTTAGATGCTTTTAATTTAAATAATGATGGAACTGAGGATTCATTTAACCTTAGGAATAAGCAGACTAAAGCAGAGTTAACTTGGAGAGCTTTTGAAGGTGCTTATGGTAAGGATACTAATTTTAGGGAATTAGCAACATATCTTGATGCAGATGGTATGTATGACTTGTTGAATAATGATGAGTATCTTGGAAGTAGAAAAAGAGCACAGATATGGAATGCAAATGTGAAGAGAGCAAAAGGTGTGCAAAATACCTTTGATCAGATGAGTATAAACCCAAGAATTGCTACAATGGAACCAGGACTGGCAGCAGGACTTCAGATTGCAAAACCTGCTGTGGCACAGTCTCCAAAGATTCAAGATGATGCTTATGCTAAGAGAGATAAGGAGATACTTGATAAGCTGTATGCAGAGTCACAGAAGAGAAGAGAAAAAGAAATACAAGGAGATGCAGATATTATGTTTGCTAATATGCTTGATGCTGATACTAATGGACAGAAGAGTATTGAAAGCTGGTTGAAGGACTTTGACAAAATAGCATCAAAAAATTCTGGATATTATTCAGGATTTAAAAATTCAAGTTGGTTGAAAGACTATGATGATGAGGATAAGCTGAAGGACTATGCTAAATATCAAGTACTGAAACAAAAGTATGGTGAAGGAGTAGCCATGCAGTATCTTAGTAGAGATATACAAGATAGAATAGCAGAAGCACAGGATGGTAAATTTACTGGTAATACACTGAAAGGAATATTAACAACAGCATGGTCAGACCTTGGTTCAAATGTAGCATTGTTTGCCAATATAAAAAACTGGTATGATGTAGACAGAATGGCTATAATCAATCAAGGTAAAGACCCAGATAAGCCTATATATGATAAGAAAGGAAATATCATTGATTATGAAAGAAATGAAAATATCTGGACAAACCCAGCTTATTGGAATAATGTATATAAGTATAATACCTTTTCCCCAACAGAAATAAAAGCAATAGAAGAAAGAGGAGGAATATCTACAGATGTGAATGTTAGGGAGTATGGTTATACACCAGACTTCTTGTCTTGGGACACAGTACAAGAAGGTTTCAAGCAAGGAGGACATGTGCTTGCAGGAATAGCAGAGACAGCTCTTACTGGAGGTGCAGGAAAGATGATAGGTATGGGAGCCAAGGGAGTATTGAAAGGAATAGGACTCTCAGCAAAGGCAATGCAGACTGCAAGTAAAGCAGGAAATATAATTAATGATGCACTTGTGGTGGCAACCACTGGTCTTGAAGGTTCACAGTTAGAAGCAATGGGAACTTTTGATGAGCAAATGGAGACAGCTAAACAAAAAATACAGGAGCAGATAAACAGTGAGCTTCATGATTATCAGAGGTCAATAGACTATAATAGTAAGGAGTCAAAAGCAGCTTTAGACTACTATTACAAACAGTTGAAAATAAAAGATAACAGAAGAGTTGCAAGTGGTAGCAAGGAAGGAATGACTCAATTGCCAATGAGTGATGAGACATTGAGAGCACAGGCAAAACAATTGTATACCAACCAACTGCTTAGTGCAAAGCAAAAAGAACTACAGACACTCCATAAGAAGGATGAGATGGAAGCAGCAAAGGATGCAACAAAAGCCTATATGACAAACTTTGCCCTTGATTACATAAAGAATATACCTCTGACCACAGCAGTACAGAAATTCATGATAGCCAAGGGTTCTATGCGAGGAACTTTTGACAACACCATAGACAAGAATATCATAGCAGATATAGAGAAAGGTGGTGTGAAAAGAGCAGTAGGTAAAGGTGATAAAGAAATAAGATTCTCATCAGGAAAGGGACTTGCAAAGGAAATAGGAAAGCAGTTTGCAGGAGGCTTTGCAGATGAGTATCTTGATGGTATCAATGCTTCTTTTGCAGGAGGAGTTGGCAGTAATGTCTTTGACAACTACATGAAGAGGAACTATGACCCAGAGGCTTATGACAGTACAGTAGATTCATTTACAGGAAACTTCCTTGCAGGATTGTCAGAAGGATTAAATGGTGTTCTTGATAGACAAAACCTGTATGAAGGTTTTATTGGAATGCTGTCTCCTGCTGCAACAGTAATGCCTAACATGAATGCTGTGTTCCATCCAAAAGATACATGGAATGCTGTGATAAATAAAAAAGATGCTTATGGAAACAAGATTAACTTTGCAGAGAGAGCAAGTAATTTGTTGATGAATCCTTTGCTTAATAGTGTTGTAGAAGCAAAAGAGAAGGATAGAAGGATAGACAACACAGTATCTGCAATAAATATGGTAGTAGCTGCTAACAAGGATAAGCTTGATTCGGCAGCAAAGACTATATCTGTGTTGAATAATTTCAATACACCTATTAATGGAAATAATCCTTTAGGTATCCTTGATTATAAGGATAACAAATTATTGAATGCTTTTACTTTGATAAAATCTCTTAATGAGCTTGAAGATATTGGGGGAACTAAAAGTAAGCTGTATGAGGACACTATGCACACTATACAAGGATTGGCAGAAGGAACATTGTCAGAGGAAGAAATGGATAATGAAGTAGACAAGTTCATTGCAGACCCTGACAATAAGTCAATACTTGATGGCAATGAGGATTCAAAGAAAGTGGCAGCAGAAAGACTGCAAAAGAATGCCAAGTACTTCATGGATATGAAGAAAAAGGTAGATGAAATACAGCAGATGTTTGTCAATAGTCCAAGTATGAAGAATGTAGACCCAAGAGTAGCAGCAACACTTGTGTATAATACTGTAGCAAAGGATGACTATAAGAATAGGCTTGAGTCAATACTTAGTGAGCTTGGTACTGGTAGTGCAGATACAGAATCTACATATATCCCTAATTATACTATGAGATATGATAAAAAGGATTCTGTAAAGAAAGCTATTGCAGCAAGAGAGAAAGAAGTGGAGAAGGCAGACAAGGAGATAGAAGAATTGTCTGCAAGCAATAGTTATGCAAGAACTAAGATTCAACAGCTCGAAAAACAGTTGGAGAATACTACCAAGGAAGGTGAAAGAATAACTATGAATGAGGACATCAGAAAATACAAAAAACTGATAGACTCACAGAATTTTCAGATACAGACTTTAAGAGAGTCAAAAGACAGACTCTTGAGTGAAAAAGAAGACATCAGTAAGATAGGAGATGGTGAAGACAGTAAGACTTCATTTACTGTGAATGATATTCTTAATGCTGATGTTAGGGATATGGCATATATTCTTGACCCTAAGAATAAAGAGAATTTCTCAAAGAAGAGACAGGCAGTTATTGACAAGGCTATTGCACGTTTAAAGCAGAAAGACCCAGAAGCATTGAGGAAAATAAATGATGCAGGAATACTTGCATCAAGAATTGATGATATGGAAACTGTATATAATAAGATTAGTAACAATGACAAGCTTGCTTCTACATACTTTGATGCAGCAGAACAAAGTAGAGGTATGGCTGCTTGGGGTGAATATATACAGAGAGAGATTAAAAAGAAGTATAAAGACATATCAGATACCTATCAAAACAGAAAGAAAAATCCTGAGGCTTTTAGAAGTAAAGTGCTGGAAGCAAACAGTGAGGTAGTAGAGGCATATATGAATGATTATCCCAGTCAAGCTGAAGCTATCAAACCATACTATGATATGCTAAAGTTTAATGATGATGTTGCAGCAATATTAGGTCATAGTAATCTTGATATTGCAGAAAAAATGCAGATAGCCAATACTATAGGTAATCTTCAAAATACATCAAATACCTTGGAAGAGTTCCAAACAAAGATGGAGAGTATTATAGATAACTCTGATATAGATAAACACTTTAGAAATCAAATAGATGAATTGCTTTCAAAAGTAGAACAGCTTGGTTATTTAAGAGATGCTACTATTATTGAGAACAGAAAACAAAGGAAACAACGTGAAGCAGAGGAAGCAAAGAAGAAGGAAGAGGAAAAGAATAAAGTAGATGAAGCTGCAAAGAATGCTGCTGAGAAAAAGACTGTTGAAGAGAAGGAGAAGCAACAGAATGAAGAAGGAATGGATATGGGTAGAAAACCAAATAAAAATGATGTTATAAATAGCACAGAAGATGTAGATATATTTGGTAATGAAGAGCCTTCAGAGGAACAAAGCAAAGAAGAAGCAGGAGAAAAACAGAGTGCTTCAGCACCTGTTACTCAGAATGTGAAGACTATCTTGAGTGATGGGTCTGGGGATATGAGTGTTACAGTAGGAGATATGTGGTATGGCACTGCTGATAATACTAAGAAGGGTAAATTCACTGTAACAAAGATGGGAGATAATATAACCTTTGATACAGATGAGAAGAATGATGTGTTGAGTGTTACTTCTGATGAATATGATGTAACTCCTGAGACTAAGGAGCATGAGGAAAATGCAGTGTTTGAGGCAAGTTCTATGGAGAAAAGAGGCGATGATTGGTATTTTGTTGGTAATTTTGCAGGAACCAAAAATACTACAGAAGTGAAAGCAAAGAAATCTTTTGACATAGAAAAGGCAATAAAGAGACAGCAGGAAGCAAGGGAAGCAGAACTTGCAACCAAGGGAGTAGATGTTGACAATGTGAATATTGTTGACAATGGAGATAGTGTGCAAGGTAGGTCTGAGAATATTGATGAACAGAATAATAATATTACTCTTGATGATAAGGTAATAGATGTGTCAGAGATTAATGAAGATGCTGATGAATTGAATGGTATAGGAGAGCATAATATAGAGACAAATGTTAATACTATTAGTGGTAATGCAATGAGTAGATATGAGTCTGATCCATTAGCGAAGGATGGTAAACTTGTTAATAAAAAAGGCAAGGATGATAGAAAGCAGATGGATGAGTATTATGCTTGGATGGATGCAGCTGGAATAAAGTTGCAGAATATTATTGACCGAGAACTTGCAAAAATACTAAAGAGAAATCCTAATGCCAAGGTGAAGTTTATGGCCGTGAGACCAGAAAGCAATGCTACTAATGATAGTAGTATGCAGAGACACTTAATGCTTGTATTAGACTATGACAATAGTATTAATAAAGGAATCACTGCAATACACAATAATGATAATGGTGGAGTGATAGAGAGTCAAGGAAAGAAGTATCTTGTGATAGGAGTTGCTGGTTATAGGAATGGAAACTTTGCACAGCAGTCACTCTATAATGTACTTTGGAATCCTATATCTCCTACTTCAAGAAACAGTAAGGGAGAACCATTTGGATTGATGATAAAGCCTAAAAAGGAGTTCTTTGAGACACATCCTAACGAAAGATTCTATGTGAATGAGAGTCTAAGTACTGAGATAGTACCATACTCTTTGATACCAGGGTATATTGTTAAGCAGGGATTGAATGACAGTAATACAGAGTTCAAGAGTGTGAGAGAGCTACTTGCTGACAAGGAGAGAAATCCTATGGGATATGATATGCAGAGTGTAGCATGGGGAATACAAGAGTTGACAAAGTTTTTGACTATAGGAGCTTTTGTAGATGATGTAATGGTTCCAAGGAATACTATAAGGAATGCAGGAAGTGCCTTTGTGCTTATGCCAGCAAGTAATGGAAAGATGGTACCATCCTACTTGAAAGTGTTGAAGTATAATGAGATGAGAGAGGGTGCATTAAAAGACAAGGTAGAAGGATTATTACAAAATGTTGTATCTCCAGACTATGCAACAAGGTATCAGGCAGTGATAGATTTGAGTAATATCTTCTATTTTGATAAGGAAGGTGACACCATATTGCTTAGGAAAAACAAGGCAGAGTTATCATTGGTACATGATGGAATAGTACAGAAGACATTTGTTCTTGATAGTAATTTTGACAGAGCAGAGTTTATGCAGGCAATGGAAGATATGAATCCAAGAGTTAATGTTACTGCAAGAGTACTGCAAAGTCAAGAGTTACTGAAAGAATATGATGAAGCAGGAGCACTTATGACAGATGCAGCAATGTTTGGTACAGCAGGAAGTTCTTATAGTATTTATGGGCTTGATGGTGAAGGCAATATGTTGAAACCAAAACAACCTGTGAATGAAGCTTCTAAGACTACTGTTAATAGTGACTTTAAGAATGAGAACAAAAGTCAGGTAATATACAAGCACCAATATTACACTTATAAAGTGGATGATGGAATGTATTATCTTAATGGAGAACCTATCACTGATGAAAAGATGATAAAGCAGTTAGAGTATAACAAGATGATTATAGACAATCAGCTTAGTCCTATCAAAAGTGAAGGAGTATGGGAATACTTTATCTTGAAAGAAGGAGAACATCCAGAGGCTATAAAGGTGAATAGAAATACTAAGGAAGTAAAGGAAGTAAGTGAGGAAAAGGCTAAAGAGATTATTAGTAAGATAGAGGAAGAGAAAGCCAAGAAGCAGAGAGAAGCTGAGGCACAGAAGCAACTGAAGATAATAAACTCTGAAGATGTAGATATTATAGGAAATTCTGATAATACAAACCTTGTGATGGATCCAAACACTGGAGAAATGGTTGTAGATAATACTGTTGATGAAACACCTGTTCCCAAAGAAGAAAACAAGAATGAAAACAAAAAAGAAGAAATAAAGAAAGAATCTAAGAGTGAGAAGAATAATAAGAAGACTGAGAGTAGTGACAATGCTACATCAACACAAACCTTTGCAGAACTTATAGGGAATAAGAAACATAGGATAAGTATAATAAAGTTGGTTAAAGGTAAATGGAAAGATGCTCCTGTTGCTCCTGCTCAGCTTGAGAAGTTCTTGAAAGATAAAGATGTGGAAGTAGATAGTATTGGAACATCAGAGAAAGATATTGATGCCTGGATGAAGACAATAGAAGATTGTAGGTAAGATAGATTGACATAAGAAGGTATATTGAGGTGAAAGATTTATTAGCCTTGATATACCTTTTATTTGTTATTAGAACTTTATTTACATTATATGAATGGTTTTATTAGTTGTTTAAAATACAGGAAAAGAGTTTTTACATTTGCATAAAATAAAATCATTAAGTATGAATAAAGAAAATTACTTTGGTGAAGCTGCTATGAAGGATAATCCCAAGAAAAAAATAAGACTTGAGATTAGAGATAATTCTGTGACAGAAAAAAAGATAGCAGAGAATGCTGTAACTACAGATAAGATATATGATGGAGCTGTAACTAAAGATAAACTCTCTCCTGAATTGTTGGAGGAAAATATGGTGGAGAGAATAACGGAGGAGGAGATAACAGAAATAGTAGGAGAGAAAGGAGACATAAAATGAATAAGTTTGTAGATGATAAAGGACTTAAAAGATATACTGACAATATGAAACTTCTTCTTAAGAAGAAAGTTTCTAAGAAAAGACCTTATGGACAGATAGTTATTGGTAAGTCAATAAATCCAAAATCGTATGATTGGGGAACAATATATGCTTTTCGTGGACATCCATGTATAACAATATGGAGTGATAATGAAGTTGAGACATTTAATATAATTATTCGTGATACTACGGGTAAAGATGTAAGTAATGAATATCAATCATCAGGAACAGTACTTACTAACACAAAAGCTAAATATGTTCATTTTATACACTTAATAGGATATCCAAATACTCCATGTAGTTTTAGAATGTTTACTTCATATACAAAAGGAGATACTACTATACATTTACAAGAAGTAAGTATTCCACATGCTAACCTTACAGGTACTTCAAAAAAATACAGTTGGAATAATGGAAAACGTGTGACAAGTAAGAAGGGAACTTTTGAGATGGCTTGTGAAACATTGAGATATATGTTTGATCCTAATCAAGACTATAAGGGTGGTATAGTAAAAGCTTATCAGTTACTTAATGGTGTTTTTGGAGTACCATATTGGAAGCATGGTGTATTTCGAGGCAAACCTTATAGAGATAAATTTCCTAATAAAAAGAAAAAATATACAAGATTTACGAGAAAAACTTCTGGATTAGGTGGTGGTCTATGGCTTGTACGTTTTTATGATAGAAAAAGTAAGACATATATGAATGATGTAAAAGTATATGTAAGGAAAACTAAAGAAGAAAAGCTTATTTTCAAAAGGACATAAAAAATGGGTAGCGTTAGGCAAAAAGGATACTACACCACAAGGCATGTACTTCATTAACCGTCTAACTTACCACCCATTGCAAAGATACTATATAATATTCAGTTTTGCAAGAGTTTAAGTAATAAAATAAAGATAAAAGATAAAGTTTAACAAACATTAGTAATAAATTAACAAACAAACAATTATGACAAAATTTGTAGACAGTTTAGGACTAAAAAGATTAGTCACAAAGATTGCTGAAGCAGTTAGCAATGGAACTTGGTTGCCAGTGAAGAAAGGAGGTGGTGAAGATTCTATTGTAATGGGAAGGGATACTTCAGCAGACGGTGAATATTCTCATGCAGAAGGTGAAGCTACAATGGCAACAGGTCTGGCTTCTCATGCAGAAGGTGAATATACTAATGCTATGGGAGATTATTCTCATGTGCAAGGTACAAATACAGCTGCTTCTGGTTATTATTCTCATGCGCAAGGCAGCTATAATTATGATGATGCCTCATTTATTGACATGGTAGGTGTTGGTACAGGTGGTGAGGATAAAACTACTAAAAATGCTTCTGCTATATATGTTGGACGAACTTCAGTAGGTATAGTTGATCCAAGTGACCCCAAGAATGGTTACCAATATCTCCTTGGTGTTGGTGGATATCAAGGACAGGCTATTGCAGAAGGTATGAAAAGTGTGCAAGAAGTGATAGCAGACCTTGAAAAAGGAGTGGCAGCAACAGAGACTATGACTGTTGAGGATATTAGGGAGATAATGAGTGCATAGAAATAAATGAAAAGATAAATAGTAATATAAAATTTTTAAACAAATCGTTATGACAAAGTATTTAGACAAAGTAGGCCTTACAGAGTATACTAAGCTTATGAAGGCTCATGTAGCAAAGAGTACATTGAAAATTGGTGAATCATCTGGTACGGCTTATGACGGAGCAAAGGGTAAGGCAAATGCAGACTTCATCAATGGAGTGAAAAACGGCAACCTCGCTCTTGTGTCACCAGAAATCAGAGGCAGATGGAGTGTGTTCAACGCAGCTGGTACAGTAGTGGAATCAATGGGTTCACCATCAACCTCTCTGTCACTTGAAAACGGTTATCAAGCATCATGGACAGGCTCATTCTTATATCCAGCAGCAAAGGAAGGCCAGAAAGTTCCAACAAGTGTATCTGGTAATTGGACTGCACTTCCAGCAGCAAATACACCATCTGCAACATACAAAACCCCAGAGAAGGTAAAAACTGACACCACTATCTCGGCAACTATCGCAGCTGCCAAAACTGGTCTTATGGTTGTTGGTTCAGATGTAAAGCCTGCAAGTGGCAATGACACAAAGACAGCATCTGCAAGCGTACACTTCTATCATCGTCGTTACTTTGGTTTGGCTTCAACATCAAGTATAACAGCAGATATTATAAAGGGTTTGAGTAAGACAGACCTTAATAATTCACGCACAGCAAAGCTTGAAGGTATTTCGGCAACAGATGCTCAGTACTATGTAATAGCTTATCCAAAGATAATGGGTGAGTTGACCAAGATAGTACAGAATGGTGCCACACCATTGCTGAATGGAGGTTTTGTAAAGAGTGAGGTAACAGTGACAAATGCAGCTGGTGCTTCAATAGTTTACTTGGTATACCGTACAGTAAACCCAGGAGCATTGAAGGATAACTCATTCCTGGAAATAGCATAAATAATTGTTTAACATTAAAAACATAAAAAGATATGGCATTAAAACAAGCAAATACGCTGGCTCCAAGTAATGTGTCAGCAACAGGTTTTGCAATAACAGACGCACGATATATTGGTGGTCATAGATCTGTGGCAAGTTTAACAGAGTTGTATGCACTACATGATTGGCAGCTGCGTCATCCTGAAGAAACAGATACAGAACTGGCATTGGGTCAGCAGTGGTATGTTAAGGGAGTTGGTTTCTATAGACTGACCAATTGGGCTAAGCGTAAAACATCACTTGGCTGGACAAAGGTAATAGATCCAAATAACATTGACACTACACTGTTTCAGATTGTTTCTGCTCTTCCTACAAGTGGTATTAATAAGAATCGTATATATATTTTAGCTTCAGAAAACAGAGACCCTAATGGTAAAAATATATATGCCGAGTATATTTATACTGGTGATACCTCAGCCACCTATGATGAAACCAAGTGGGAGAAAATGGGTGAGTATACAACCACAGTGGACTTATCTCCTTATTCTCAGCATGTGGCTAATAAGAAGAACCCACATGGTGTGACAAAAGAACAGGTAGGTCTTGGTAATGTAACTAATGAAGCACAGATTCCACTAAGCCAGAAGGGTGTGGCTAATGGTGTAGCTACATTGGATGCAAATGGCAAGGTTACTGATGGACAGTTGTGGGATGCAACAAGCGAGAATCATGGCTTGATGTCAGAAGAAGATAAGAAAATTCTTGATACAATCAATGATGAACTATATGCGGGTAAATACTCTGATGTATGTAAGTTTGATGATATATTTACACCTATTATAGATGTGGAGATACTTCAGAATTCACTTGCTGAGTCTGTTGTAAACTATGATATTGTCTATCTTACAACTAAAAATATGTTTGTAGCAAGACATGAGGGTAAATATTATAATAACTGGGCGCATAGAGCAGAAACCTTTGGTGACTCAAATACTCCAGTAGAAGGTAAATTGTATTTAAAGAAAGCAGGACAGATATCAGTGGCTGATTCGATTGTATCACCTACTTTATATACGGGTGATAGTAAAGGTCTCTATCCTCTTGCTAATCAGAACGATATTCAAGTAATGTCTAATGATGAAATTGATGCTTTGTTTGCATAAACATAAGCTATAACAAGTAAGTAAAAAAGTGGTGAACTTTTAGAAGGTTCACCACTTTTTATTTGCTTTATTCAATTTTATCCAAATCTTCTACAGCTGTTTGTATCTTTATATTTATTACCTCGTTCATTGTCTTATATATTTTTCTAAGTTTTATCTATTGAGTCTTTAGCTTTATTTAGTAATACCATAAGAGAAGTTCTTAAATCATCTTGTTTTGCAAGATTAAGTTTCTTTCTAATATGAGTGCGTTGACTTGTGATATTAGAAGGAGTTTTGTGAAGGGTGAAACATATTTCTTTTAAGGACTTACCAATAAGAATGAGTTTACAGATTTCTACTTCTGAGGGTGTGAGGGATGGACAGATAGAGAGAAGGTTGATTGTTTCTATATACTGCTGATGGTAGTAATCCTTGATGTTGTTGAGTAGTTCTTCTTGATGAGTGGAAGACAGTCTTGATAAGAGAGAGTAAACTTTTTCCTTGTCAGACTTATTAAGATTGATAAGCATATCAATGGCAGATTGTTCTTCTTTGGTAATTCTGTTAGGCATACGGAGACCTTTAGTTGCATTTTTAGAGTCAAAAATTATGATGTAAAGAATAAACATATAACCAACAAAGAAAATTCGCATGGCTCTTAGAATGTGATGGAGAGGAGAGGTAATGCAGAAGATAGTAAGACTAAGGGTTAGGATTGTTATTATAGTGATTGCTAACTTACTTAGGCGCACAGCTATAGCTACTGAAGCAAGGATGAGAATGATGTTGAGATTGCCAAGAATATGAATGCCATAAACACCTGTTGTAGACAATTCATAAAGAGATTCTGCTGATAGCTTTATAGCTATAGCAGTAAAGAAGATATAGACAGATGCTTTAGTGGAGAGGGTGTTAGTCCAGAAAAAAATCTGTAGAATAATTATAAAGATAAGGTGAAACCAATTATAAGCATCAAAGATGGTGGAATGATGGTAGTCATTAAGACCAAGAATGTTTGCAGGAATATAGAAAAGTTCCACAAAAGTAGTGAAAAGGAAACACACAAATTGTCTGCGCTCCTGAAGACCACAGTAATAAGGATACTTGAAGTGTTCAAGCTTACTTATAAAATTAAAGAAAAATGTTGTCATAACTATTATATTGTTAGAATAAAGAGTGAATTAATAACAAAAGCAAAGTTAAGAATAATAAATAGAAAAAGAAAACCTGTAATGTTAAAACTGAAAAAATAAGTAAAAATCAGTTTTTCTATCAATAAAAATCAGTAACTTTCAGCATTTTTCAGTTTATAATCACTTGTTATACTTATAATATTGAGATAATTTTGTCAGTGTTAAGCTAATACAACGACATTAAAAACTTAGTATTATGAGAAAAAGACAAAAGAAAGAAGAAACAAAAGACAGTGGAGACACTGTAGTAAGAGAAAACATAATCTGGAGGTTCTATCAATGTGCAGCAGTGATATTTCCTATATTGTTGATGTTATCACATTGGTGTATTTTTTATGTTTTTAGTCAAAACACACAAGAGCTGATGAAATATTCAGATCAGAATGAGATATGTATAGCATGGATATATGTATTTCTTTTCTTGGTGTTGCCATTAATAACATTACCAGCAAGTTTTCTTTATGGATGGTGTAACTTCCTCAGAGTACCATTTGTGTATTTTATATTTATTAATGTAGAGAGATGGTATTATGGCTCATGGTTTTGTACCAATGAAATGGTTGACACACACTATATCCTTATATACTGTATACTCTGTATATATGCAATGGATACAGTAGAGGTATGTGTAAAGCATAAGAAGAATGTAGGAGGAATCCTAAAATCCATGCTGATATATTTATTGAAGATACTCAGAAAACCATTTGAGGGAAATGAGAAGACTAATGAGTTGTATAATGAGGTAATGATGGAAATGGAAAGGAGGAAGCAATGACAACACCTGGAGAACAATGGTTGTGTAGAGCACTGGACAGATTCAAGGAAATAGTGATGAAAGGACTTTGCTCAAAGGTAGATATTACTTATTTCAGCAACTTATTAAAGTATGAGTTTGGTAGAAGAGAAGTCAGTATAGATGAAAAGGAGTGGTTGACTAAGATAGAAACAAGTAAGCTGCTTGGAGTAAGTACTTCAACCTTAGACAGAATGATATCAAGAAAAAAGTTTCCAAAAGGAAGGAAGATAGTGCATCAAAAGCACTTAGTATGGAAGAGAGAAATAGTTGAGCAATATAAAGAGACAATGTTACTCAAAAGAAAGATTTGATATACAGTGATTTATGATATGGGTTGAGCAATGTTATGTTGCCCAACCTTTTTTATTGTATCTTTGCAATGTAGTCGATTACAAAGTGTTTTATATTTTTTTGATAGTTAATTGCTTAATAAAGATTGTATCATGGATATGACAAATGAGAAAGTCATCGAGAAAAAGGTTTATGAAGATGACAACAGAAAGCATGATTATGCAAGCAAAGGTGTTGCAGGAACAGCCCTTGGTTTAGGCATAGCAGGCACTGCATTGGGAGTATTGCCTTGGCTTACAGGTAATGGTGGTAGAAGTATTTTTGGTTCCCTTGGTAATGGTATGCCAGACAATGTAAACATCAATACTTATGGAGGTATGTCTGCTAATAATGCAGCTCCAACAGCTCTTGAGGTAATGGAGAAGGAATGTGCAGATGAAGTGAAGTTGCTTACAGACATGTTTGGACTGAAGCTTGACACTGCAAATAAATTCTATGCAATGAGAGAGACAGATGTGGCAGAGAAGTTTGGTTTGTGGAAAGGCTTTGTAGAGGCACAGAATGCTGAGAATAGGAGAGCTATGGAGGCAGAGTTTGGTCTTTATAAGAGCCAGAGAGATGGTAATGACAAGCTGAAGGATGCAATGGTGCAGCAAGGCTTTGGACTCTACAAGAGTCAGAGGGATGGATATGATGCACTTAATGAGAAATATGCTGCAAAGTTCAATGAACTTGACAAGAAGGTAGCTGTAATGGAAGCTATACGTCCATATCAGGACAAGTTGTTGATGGACTATACTGACAAGAAGACTTGCAAGTGCATATATGGTCAGCTTGTATTGCCAAGTACTCCTACAGTTACAGGTTATGGCAGTTATCAGGGCTGCAACTGTGTCAGTAGTGGAACACCAGCAGGAGCCTAAGAAAACTAAAGCTCGTAAGAGGAAATAGATGAAGGGAGTCAGTGCTAAGAGAGAGGAACTCTTGGTGCTGGCTTTTAAAGTATAAACAATAAAACCAAATACTTGTTATGATGAATTTTGGATCAGACCCAGTATTAGGGGGACAGCAGAATCAAACCTTGGAACAGTTGAACCAAGAATGGGCACAGAAACTTATGGAGTTGCAGAAGCAGAAGGGTACAATAAACATGCAGCCACAGCAGACAAAGACTCCTACTTGGGATGAGATAGACAAAATAATGGATGGGTTGACAGACTCACAGAAAAATTATCTGAACAATAATGAAGAGTTTGTAGAGAGCTATAAGAATGTAGCAGACATACTGCAAAGAGAAGAACTAAGGATAATCAGACCATTGGTAGAACAAACCAAGGATGGAAAGGAAGCCTTAGAGAAACATCTTTCCCTTATAAGGAAACTCAGGAAGAATGCAATGCAAGCAGAAGAAGAAAAGACTGCATTGTGGAATGAGTACATGACAAACTATAGTGACATGACTTTCAAGGACTTTATGACAATGATGAAAGCAAAGAAAGGAGGAAACAAATGAATATACCAACATTAAAAGAAAAGTTTCTAAGCAGCTTGGATTTATGGTTTAATGAAAGAGTGGATGAAATGGTGAAAGACAATCCTGCTCTTACAGTACCCTCAGTATATATCAAGCGAGGATGTCATAACATTATAAACAAGTATGAAGGAAAGATAAGTGAAGGCATAGACAATGCAGCATTATTTCTTGCTGATGAAAATGGAGACGTTAATCCAAATACATTGTTTACAGATGCTATGGAAATGTTCAATGGTATGGAAGAAGCAACCTTTGACATGGGATTTGTGAAAGGAGTTATGGGAAAAGGAAAGTTAGCTATAACATTACCAGACAATATACTGATGAACATAATATTTGGAAGTAAGAAAACAATAACATTCAGTGGTGAGGACTTTATGGAATTGAAGTCATTGCTCACTACATAATAAATAAGACTTGAGATATGGAACAGAATGAAATAATGAAAGCCTTTGAAAGGCTATACAATAAAATGGTAACATCAAAAGAACCAAAGTACATGAGTATATTTGGAGGTGTTATGAAATGCATGATGAAGGATATTGCAGATTGGAGACCAGATGTAGCACAGGAATACATAGACAGATTGGAGGCAATAAACTGGCACAACTATTTATCAAAGAAAGAAGCTACACAGATAGTAAGTGGCATGGAGCCAGAGGGAGGATGGAATACCTCAGAATGGGAGAGCTGTATGAAATCACAAGGCATTTGTTTGGAGGAAGAGCCTTACTATAATAAATGGGCTATGTATACTGCAATGAACATGGTATATTCAGACAGTATAAAGACAATAGCAAAGATAGCAGGGAAATCTCTGACAGAAATGTCACAAGAAGAGAGATTTAATGCTGTACATCTATTAGCATTGGATAAGTTGAAAGATAAGGATGGAGTTTTTAATGTAAGGAAATACTTTGGAGTATAGATTTTAAGCCTTTCTATATCTAATAAAGATATGGGAAGGCTATTTTTATGCAATAAGGTTAGATAAGATTAGGGGAAATCTTAGATGAAGTATGGAGTTAATAGGTTTTATTATCTTTGTCTTAGAATAATAATAAGAAAAATAAAAGGAGATAATATATGGCTTATAATGCAATAGGAGGTTTCCCACCACAACAGCTTTCTTTTAATAAAAAAGGAAAGAAGTGGAGAGCTAAATGTGTAGATTTTGGAGATGACCATAGCTTAATGCACTATCATCTTACAAGAAAATCAGTAAGAGCAATGAAAATAAACTATGACTTACTGAATGGAAGAATACACATGGATGACTTAAAAGTTATAGTGAACCCTTATAATATAGAGGCATCCTTTATACCAGAGAATATACAACACTATCCAGTTATAAATTCAAAACTTGAAGTTCTTAGAGGAGAAGAGTCAAAGAGAACTTTTGATTTTAAAGTGATTGTGACTAATCCAAATGCTGTGTCAGAGATAGAAGAAGAAAAGAATTTACAAGTGAATGCAATGCTTCAACAACTTGTGATGGATGGTTCTATGGATGAGGAAAGCTTTAACAGAGAAATGGAGAAACAGGCAGACTACTTTACTTATGAATATCAAGATAAAAGAGAAGTAAGAGGAAACTTGCTGCTTAATCATTATATGAAGGAGCTTGAGATGTCACAACTCTTTAATAAGGGATTTGTAGATGCTTATACAGTAGGAGAAGAAGCTTATATATGTGATATAGTCGGAGGAGAGCCATACTTGGAAAAGATAAATCCTCTGAAGATGAGAGTAATAAAGTCAGGAGCTTCATCATATATAGAAGATGCAGATATGATAGTGTTGGAAGACTATTGGAATCCAGGAAGAGTAATAGATACTTTTTGGGACCAACTATCTAAGAAAGATATTGAAGCATTGGAAAACACAAGAAGCAGTACAGGAAGTAGTCCTTATGCAGACAGTATGGATAATATAGACAGCAGATATGGTTTTATACCTAATGTAAATTTGTCAACTGCTGGAGATGAAGTTATAGATTCATATAGTTTGTTTGATAATGAGGATGATACATCTTATCTGCCCTATGACATGAATGGAAATGTAAGAGTATTGAGAGTTTATTGGAAGTCAAGGAGACAGATAAAAAAAGTGAAGAGTTATGACCCTGAAACAGGAGAAGAAGAATTTAACTTTTATCCTGAGACCTATCACAGTAACCCAGACAAAGGAGAAGAGGAACAGACATTTTGGATTAATGAGGCATGGGAAGGAACAAAGATTGGAGCAGACATATATGTGAACATGCGACCAAGACCAGTGCAATATAATAGATTGAGTAATCCATCAAGATGTCACTTTGGTATTGTGGGAAGTATATATAACCTTAATGGTGATGAGCCATATTCATTGGTAGATATAATGAAACCATATTCTTACCTATATGATATATTTCATGATAGACTTAATAAGGTACTTGCAAAGAATATGGGAAAGATAATTAGAATGGACCTTGCAAAAACACCAAAAGGATGGGATGCAGATAAATGGTTGTACTATATTAATGTGAATGGTGTTTCAGTAGAAGATAGCTTCAAGGAAGGCAGTGTAGGTATGGCAACTGGTAAGCTTGCAGGAGCAATGAACAATGCTTCATCAGGAGTTATAGATGCTTCTTTGGGTAATGAGATACAACAATATATAAATGTGCTTGAATGGATTTCAACAAAGATAGGAGAGCTTGCTGGAATATCAAAGCAGAGAGAAGGACAGATTAGTAATAGAGAGACTGTTGGAGGTGTAGAAAGAGCAACACTACAATCGTCACTCATTACAGAAAGACTCTTCTTTACCCATGATAGTGTAAAGAAGAGAGTGCTTGAATGTTTCTTGGAGACAACAAAGATAGCTATAAGAGGCAGGAAGAAGAAGTTTGACTATATATTGAATGATGGAAGTAAGAAACTTGTTGAGATAGATGGTGATGAATTTGCAGAGTGTGACTATGGAATAGTAGTGGATAATAGCAATGGTACTATGGAACTTAACCAGAAACTTGATACACTGGCACAGGCAGCACTTCAGAATCAGTTGCTTGACTTCTCTTCAATAATGAAGCTCTATACTACAACAAGTGTTGCAGAAAAGCAGAGAATGGTTGAGGCTAACGAGAGAAGAAAGAGAGAAGAAGCATTACAACAGCAGCAACAGGCACAGCAGATGCAGCAGGCACAGTTACAGCAGCAACAGCAGATTGCACAGATGAAGGCAGAGCAGGAATATAAGATGCACCAAGAAGATAATGAGGTGAAGATATTGGTTGCTCAAATAAATTCTAAGGCTGAAGCTGATAGGATGTCTATCATGAATAATGATGCTGTAGATACTGCTGCACTTGAGAGAGAAAAACTGTCGGAGAATGCAAGACAATTTAATGAAAATCTTGCTCTGCAAAAGAAGAAGCAAGCTGATGATGTGAGGATTCAAGAGAAAAAAGTGAATGCAGCGTTGAAGAAGTAAAAAGGTAAAAAAGAGTTGAGTAGTTAAGTAATTCTTAACTACTTGACTATTTTAAATTAGATAAAAATTAAATAAAGGAAGAGATGAAGTTAATAAAGATAGAGAATTATTCATTGCAGATTGCTGATGAGGCACTGTTGATAAAGCCTATAAGGAAACTATACAACCAAGATAGAAGTGCATCGAAAGAGCAGTTCTATAAGCAGATGTCATATCTTTATTTTATGATAGATCCAAGAAGCACATACTCATATATACTAAATGAGGAAGAGAGAGCTAAGGCTATTATAGAACAGGAAGGACTTGACAAAGACTTTAAGCCATCGTCTTTGTTGCAGGAAGCAATGGAAGTATATAAGAAGCATACAGTGACACCTTCACAGGAGTTGCTTAATGCTGCCCTTGTAGCAGCAAGAACTGTAAGCACTTTTCTAAAGAATCCAAACATATTGAATGAAGAGGATGATAAAGGAAGACCTAAGTATCAAATATCTGCAATAACTACAGCACTGAAGAATGTTGAGGGAATAGTATCATCATTGCAGAATCTTCAGAAGAAAGTGGAGAGTGAGCTTAGTGAACAAAGTAAAGCAAGAGGAAGCCAGGAACTTACAATATTTGATGATGTAGATTAAACAATAAAGATTATGAAAGCAGGTAAATTACAATATGATATTATTTATTTAGATATATTACAGAGTGGTATTTTGTTTATAGTATCTCCAGATAAAGAGACTTTCTTAAAGAATATTTCAAGACTTATTCATAAAGAGATAATTGATAAACAGCATCAAGGAGAATTAATAAAAGATTTGATAGATTGTTTTTCAAAGGATAAAGTGTTATATCCAGGCACAACCTTTGAAACTTTTACTACTGATGGTGTTCAGTACTTAGTTGTGGTGTTACGAGAGGATTTGAATAATTTAGACAGCACACTTGTACATGAAATGTATCATGTTGCATATAAACTTTTTAAGGAACGTGGAATTGAGGATGAAGAGGTTTTTGCTTATACTTTAGAGTATCTATTTTCTAAAGGAAGAAAATTTTTTGAAAAGTTTAAGAAAGAAAGCAGTCTTCATAATAATAAATAGTGTAACTTTACAGAGTGGATAGAATGTAGAAGTTCTAGATAGTCTAGGATGTTCTAGAATAGAGATTGTAAAATTAAATAGTATGAAAGAATTAGTTGCACAATATATTAGAGCAATTGAAAATCCTGATTGGAATGATTTGTCTATCTCTGATAAAGCTGAAATGATGAAAGTCGCTATTGCTAATGGTATTACTACATTACCTGAGATAAAAAGAACTTATAATGAGTTTGCTAAGGGAGGAAAGATGAATGTTTCACAAGGATACCGTCCCTCAGACAGTATAAAGAAAAGAATAGCTAATTGGGAGGGAAGCTCTATGAGGACAAACAGGAGTTTTGAAGATGAGGCAAGAGACTTTAACAGAGTAATTCCTTCTGAGGTGAGAGACAGGTTGACTCAACAACAGAAAGATGCTTTGTATTCTTATGGATATAATGTAGGTATGGGAAGGTTGAAGGAAAGAGTTGTACCAATACTAACTGCTTATACAGAAGGCAGGGCTTCAAAGGAAGATGTGCAGAGAGCTATGTGGGCTTCAAGAGATAATGAACTAAGAGGACTTACTACAAGGAGAAATGCTGAAAGAGAGATGTTCGGAGGAAACTATAGAACAAAGTTTACTGGTACAGGGAAACTTGGAATACATGTAGACCCTTCAGAATATACTATACCATCTAATTACTTCAATAACTTCAATGCAGAGATAACATTACCTCAGATGCAAATGCCTAATGGTATGGATGTAGATCCAGAGACACTTTATAAAGCTCCAACTATTGATGAAACATTGTTTGAGAAGCCTACTGAGCCAATGGAAGAGATTACTTATAATCCTCAAGAGGATAGGATGGAAGGAATAAGGAGACTTGGAAATGTGCTTGGAATGATGGGGAATGATAGTGTGAATAAATCATTGGGAATATTGGATTATGTGGGGAGGATATATTCATAGAGTAGAAGGTATAGAGGTACTAGAAGGTTCTAGAATAAGGAAGAAAGAGTGAAAAAGACAAATATAGATGAAAATAAATGGGTGAATGTTTTGAAAAAAAAAGAAAGGGAGGTAGTGACACCTCCCTTTTTTGTTAGCAATATTTGTGGAACTCATCAATAGCCTCATCCTCATTGAGGTCAAGACCTTTGTGCTTAAAGACTTTTTGAAGGAATTTACGGAACATCTTTTCTTTGTCCTTGATTTCCAAAGCAAGTTTTTCAGCACCTTCATGATCAAGCTTAGGATTCTGAAGCATAATCAAGTCAGCAATAGCAGAAAGATTCTTGACTTCCTCTGTCTTAGTGATGACTGGAGTTTTGACAGATTCCTCAGCACTTAACTCTTGATGACTTTCAGTTTTTAAGTCTGTAGCAGATTCCTGTATAGTAGCTGTGACTTTATTCTCAGAAACACTTGAAGTATCACTTAAAGGATTGACAATCTCAGAAGTACTAATCTCAAGATACTCACCATTATTACCAAGAGGTTTTACCCTCTTAAAGGTAAGTTCATTGGGAGAAGAAGTTTCAAGATGCCAGAGATAAGTCTCCTTACCTACTTTTGTCTTCATGTAAGAGACATCTGTAAGATCAGCTATTTCTTCTGGTCTGTATACTCTAAGTTCACCAGTCTTGAGATTGACATTATAGCGAGTATCCTTACCACCTTTCCATGGAACAAGTTTAGTGTTATCCCAATTATTACGGATGAATTGATTAATCACCAACTTAGGAACAACAGTAGGGAAGTGTCTATAAGTGTCAACATAAGAAGCACCAGTATTTTCATTCATCAATCTTTCCTTGACATAAGTAGGAACCAATGCCATGAAAGTCTTAGGAGAAAAACCAATGCCAGCACGGAAGAAACTATAGTCAAACAACATCTTAGAGAGCTTAGGGTCAGCCTTATGAAGGTCAATCCAAGCACTACGAAGTTCCTCCTTACGCTGTTCATCCATACCAGTGATATTAATCGTAAGATAAGGATGTCCTGTCTTCTTAGAAACATTCATCCTAATGGCTTGAATAAGCTCATTATTAGGAAATTCATCCTTGAAGTTCTGCTCCATAAACCACTTAGGGAATGCTGTTGCATAGTCCTTGAGATTCTTAGAGTCAATAACCCCAGACTGTACAAGAAGATAAGACTGATAGAAGTTAGAGAACTGGTCAAGTAACTTCTTATCACCATACATCTTGTCAGCAATATCCTTTGGTAACTGAGCAAGTAAGTTTCTGAATCCAACACTGCCAGCAGGCATGTCAGAGAACAGAGACTTAGCTATGTCAACAGTTCTTGCAAATTGCTTCAAGACAGGATGATCAAAGAATATGTCATCAATATCCACAGGAACATCATCAGCAGTGTAGAAGTGAGTACCATTATCAGTATTAGCATCAATAAACTGAGACATTTTGTGCTCAATTATAAGATTGTCAATGATGAGTGGACCAACAGCACTGGAGATAGAATTGAATCTTGTGGCATAAGTAGGCTTACGCATAGCATCAGTAAGACTTCTCATCTTCTGAAAAGCAAGCAGTACCTTATAATCAGTAGCTTCATGCTCTTCAGAAGTAAGACCATTAACAAGTTCCTCAGTAGAAAGAGGTTCAGTGTTGATGTTAGAAGAGTCACTGATATTATACTTCTGACGATAAGTGTCAAGCCATTTATTGATGAGACTATCAAGAGACACATAGTTAGTAAGATTATCCCTATTGAACTGACTAAGCAGACGCTCTATAACATCTTGAGAAAGGAAAAGAGCAGCATCATTGAAAGTCATACCTAATCTAAGCATAGTATTAAGCATACCAGCAGTAGTCATATTGACATTCATAAGATTGAGGATAGGATCTTTCACAGCATCAGCAGAAGCAGATACAAGAGAACCAAGAGTCTTACCAATAAGAGTACCTTCATGGTCATACTTCTGGTCTATCTGCATTCTACCACCAAAGGTAGTGCCAGCAATAGTGAAATCATCATTACCACAAATTTCAGACACATCAAGGAAGATGTCATTACTCTCAAGAGTAGCATGAGCTACCTTATTGACAGCAAACACACCAATCAATGATGCAGCAGCAGAGTTCTGCTTATAGAACTGAACCTGAGTATCAGCAAAGGTGAGATCCTTGTCAGTATAAGACAATTTCTTGAGTTCATCAATAGACATACCTTGAAGAGCATTCCAAGAGATACCCTTATTAGCAGGATTCTTATAGGCAGCAACCATGTATCCCATCTTCTTAGGAGCATCAAAGCCACCAGGATTAAGAATCTTGTCAGCAGTCATCTGATTGGTAAGAACAGCATAAGTCATATCAATAATCTTATTATCTCTATATGTTCTACCAAAAGTAGGAGCATCAGTATAGTAAGCAACTTGTTGATATTGACCATAAAGCCATTGCATGAACTTATCAGTAGACTTCATCTTCTGAGGATTGTCAAGGAACATTCTTATCTGCTCACCAATCCATTGATTGTTAGTTTTACCATTATGAGCCTTAGCATAACTTTCAGAAGCTCTCTTAAAGAGTTCACTCTCAATATCCTTTCTTCTCTTAGTCTTAATAGGTATGTCCTTACGCATGACATAACGCTTATCAACATCAAAGTCAGAATCATCAATCTCAGTAAGCTCATAAGGAAGCATAATAGCATCACCAGCTTCACGAGGCATAAAACCAACAACTTTCATAGGAGCACAAGAGTATTTATCCTCAGTAGGAATACGGTAGCTAACCATCTTTAGAAGCTCTGGATCAACAGCATTGATAGCATCAACATTGATAGAGCCATCAGCATTAGAGAACTTGTCAAAGAGTTCATTAGACCATATAGGACAGAATACTTCAAAGTAAGCAATACCACCTTGATTCTTCTTAAGATAGTCTTTATAAGAAAGACCATCATGTTCAGAAGAAATATACTCCTCTTCAAGAGGAATAAGATTACCCTGCTTATCATTGAATCTAATGTGAAGCTGCTTAGAAGTACCAAAATTAGACACCTGAACAATAGGACCGCCAGCAATCTTCTGCTTGTTAACCCTATTCTTAATAACAGAATTTATAAGCTGTTCAATGCGTTTAGCCTGTATAGGATCACCCTTAGGTATTCTAAATTCACCAGTCTCCTTATCAATAGAACAAGCCTGTACAAGGTCAATGCCATAGCGAGGAGAAGATAAAACTTCTCTTTGAAGAATCTTGGAAAGAGCAATATTTCTCTCACGCTTATCCTCACTATTTAAGTGAAGTTCAGCAGAAAGATTATCAATACTCTCCTCAATATTATCAGCAATAGTCTGCTCATACTCTTTACGGAACTCATCAGCCTTCATTCTCTTGACAGTACCATCAGGTTCAGTCCACTCATAGAAGTTATCCACTTGTTGACCATTTTCATCAGTAGTGAAGAGGTCAAGGTCAGAGGGAGTAATCATTCTAATCTGAGAACCATGAGCCTGAGAATGCTCCTTGAAATGTTCAGGAACCTCCTGCTGAAGACAATAATCCTCAAAAGAAGTCTCATGTACAAAGGTATTAGTGTTATAGTTCTTATAAACTCTTTCACCTGTAGCATCAGTTTCCTCTTTGAAGATTTGATTCATCATAAAGGTATAAGCAGCATCCTCACCACCTTCCATATCCATAAACTGATAGATATCCATTTTGCCTTGAAGACCAGACTTGATGGAAGATTCAAATTGAACAGTATCAATACCTTTAGTAGGCATAAGACGTTCAGAATCCTCCATTACTCTATAGACAGCTCTAAGAAGATTAGGACGAGAAAGCTTTTCACCTTTAAGAATAGCATCAGCCATGATAAGAAGATACTCAGCATTCTTGGCTTGGAAAGGTACTTGCATACTGTGAATAGGAGCATTAGCTATACCCATATCCTTAGTAAGCTTAGAATACACAAAAGGCTTGAGAGGCTGAAAAGCAGTCTCAAGGTCAGTATATGTGTATTCACCTTTAAGCATCTTTTGATAAATATCCTCAGCATGACGAGACCATTTGCCAAAGATGTAAGCCTTCTTTCTGTAAGAAGAAGGAGAGGAATAACCTTGAGCATCAGTGACATTAATCTTAGTGTACTTACCATCCTTGCCAACAAGAGACTCCTTGAGAGCAATCATTGCAGCCTTCTGATTGTCAGGGGCAGCAGCAATTCTACGATCAAATACCTCTGTGATATTAGCTATGATGTTAGACTTGAAAGAATCAAAGTCTTGCAAGATGAAAGTTCTGTACTTACCATCAGACACTCTATTACCATCATAATCAATAGCGTTAATATTACCTCTGACACCAGGAGCATGAAGCTGAGCAAGACGTTTCTGCAAATCCTCAGTATCTTTGTAGAAAGCAATGTCAGAGAGAGTGAGTTGAAGAATATTCTTAGATGCAAAAGAATCATTCCAAAGGAAGTTCTCTACTTGCTTTCTAACCCAATCATTGATTACACCCTCTCTTTCCTCATTCTTTATGTTTGAAGAATTATCAAACTCAGAAGGATATATGTCCTTAATGTTCTTTGCAGCCTCAAGAATACCATTGCTTTCCCATGTGTCAAGGATAGACTGTACTCTGTTCTCCATAGACTGACGGATAACCCTTTCAGCAAGCTTACTAAGCTCAACCTCTTCATCAGGAGTAAGATTAATCTCACCATTGACCTTCTTCTGAAGAAGAGAAGCAAACCTATTATTGTCAGAAGATACAGAGCCATCCTCATTACGGAGAATAGTTCTCTTGGAAACAGCACTCTCTTCAAGATAGCTATTGAATACAGGAAGGAAGTTGAACTTACGACCATTAGTATCAAAGTTCTTAATGAATCCAGGGTCATTCTTAGACATGTTTCTTCTAAGGACAGTCTGTATTCTACTAATCTCTTGTAGGAACATGTTATGAAGACCATTAACAATAGCATTCTTATAACCGTCACCTCTATAAGAGTAGAACTTGATGAACTCAGAAGAAGGCTTATTAGATTGCATGGGCCTCTATACCAAGCAGGAACTCTATCTTCAACCTTTGCACTCTCAGAGAAGTATTCAGTAATGAGAGAAAGAGTATATTCAGCATCACTCATATTGCGCATATAGTTATGCTTATTGAAGTTAAGCTCTACCTTATGGTCAAACACCTTACGAGCATTCTCATCTCTTGCAAGAAGTCTGAGCCACTCATTACGCCAACCCTTAGTAATATCACCATCACCAGCACCAAACTTAAACCATTCAGAAGAGCCATACTCATCAAGAATGAAATCCTCAAAAGCCTGACCTTCCTGACGGAACTTGTTAAAGAGCTTAGTCATGAATGAAGGAGTGACATAAGACTGATACATTTTACCACTATCATAGAAAGCATTGACAGCAGTATCCTCAAGCTTATCAGTGATAGGAGTGAGGAAGTTGCGGAGACTGCCATTAATACCAAACTTAGTGCCAAAAGCAAAAGGATTATAATCCTTCATCTCACCCTTATGCTGAGCAGAAGCAGCACTATCAAGGTCTTTGACAATGAAGTTAAGAGCAGAAGTAACCTTATTAATACTCTCAGCATTGACAACACCCGAAAGCATGTCCTCAGTGATATTATAACCAAAGGCTCTACAAACAGCCATGATATTATTAGATACAACCTTAGACATTTTATCATCAAGAGTATTGCCCTGCTTAATAGACTTATCTATATTCTGAAGTTCAGACAATGCCTTATGAAGAGTGAAGTCATTGCTAACAGAGTTAGCAGAACCAAGCAACTTAGTGTTAACCTTACCATTAATGCCAAAGAGAGGATGTTCTCCAATCTTGAATTGAGAAGTGATAGTGTTCATCACATCAGTAAGGGCAGGATGACTATTGACAGCTATACTATGATATTTACCATCTTCAAGAAGAACAACAGAGTAAGGTTGGAAATGCTTAGAGAACACTCCATAGAACTGGCTTTGGAAGTCAGTTTCATTACCACTCTTGTCAGATAATCTCTGAACAAGCTGAGAGAGCCAAGGATTCTGAGACTGCTTGTTAGAAAGCTTCTTAATCATATCATTGAGAGAAAGAGAGCCTTGAGTCCAACGGAGAATACTATTTACAGCTTCACGAGGATTAACACGCTCTGCAATACCCCATTTACTCATAACCTTACTACTATCAGCATTAAGAAGATAACACTCATGAATGCCTTGTCTAACAAGAGCAGACATAGAATTAAGGACATCAATAGTGCGATTTTCTATCTGCCAATGCTCTTGATCATCCTTCTCACCTTCCTCAGCAGCAATATCCTGGTCATTGGAATAGTCATTGAAGTTGTCATAGTCAATATGAGAATCATCAGTAGTGGTAAAGTTACCCTTAGAGAAATCCTTAGCAATACCAAAGCCTTCATTCATAGCAAAGACATCAGCAGCAAGATACATAATAGCATCCCAGTTGGCAAAGATAAGGTCAGCTTGGAAACTGATACCATTTTCATCATCCTTATAGGAATCCCAGTTAGCTTCAGTATCAAATATAGATTTAACACTATCAATAAGACGGTTGATACCAACAGCCTCAACAATTTGCTTTCTTGAGGCAGACTTAAAATCAAGGTCAGTCTTAAGAGTGGGGAATAGCTTTTCAGCAAGACCCTCTTCCTTTTGAAGCTTTGTTATTGAGTCAGAGATTTCATTGGCCACAAGTTCAGCAGTATGACGAATCTCAGATGCAGAAAGATGAGCTACACCAAGTTCATCAAGATGATACACCTCACCATCGGACTCCAAGTCTTGGTTGCCAAGAAGATTATCAATCTGACGATTAAGTTTATCATACTCATCAAGAGTCTTTTCAACTTGTTTCTTTTCAGAGTTCTTAGATTCTTGAAGATACTCTTTCTCACTTGTAGATTGTAGAATGTTGTCCATGCGATTGATAATGTTTTTATTATCCTCTATAGAGTTTTCATCAGAGATTTGGGCATCAAGTTCCTTGAGATATGGAATCTTCCAAGCAGCGTCTACTGGTGTGTCCTCATAGAGGTCATTAAAGTATTCATAACTTGGAAGAGAGACTGTGGAGGACTCAGTTCCGTTAGTAGGGGTGGTAAGTTTTGTAGGTGTGGTATGGGTAGTGGGTTCAGTAGGAGTGGTGGGTGGAGTGTTGTAGAAATCTCCATCAATAACATTGTATTGTCTTTCTCCATTGACAATCCTTACAAGCACATTCTGAGGCTTCAAGTCTTGTAGGAGATAGTCATCTGTCTTGTAGGATGTGTTTCCTATTACAGAAGGGTCTTTTTCAGCATTAAACCTTTCTTTTACAAAAGAATCAATCTCTTCTTGAGAAGTATAAGCACCCTCTATAAAAGGCTGCTCAATAATAATAGAAAACTCACCATCACCATTGCCAAAACCTACAACTTTCATTGCAGTCTCAGGGAACAAAGTATTGTGCAGTTCTATAGACCTTAGAGCATCAGAGACAGTATTGTAGCCAGTAATACTGCGAGACTTGATAACAGTGTCTTTATCTTTTCTGTATACCCATGCCTCACTGCCATGACCAATTCTACCGCCATACTTCTTCTCTAATTTTGTGTCTACATCATCTGCCCATTTTCCTTGTTCCTTGGCGAATTTTTCAAGAGATTCTCTGTCTTCTTGGTTTCTTTTGTCGATGTCTTCCTGAGAGAGAACTCCTTGTTCCTGAGTTTCTCGTAGGTTTCCATCTCCTCTCTGGATTCTGGCTTGTGACTCAGCAAGTAATCCTCCATTGCTTGTCTGTTGTTTTCCTGCAACAGTTTCTGCATTTCTTGTATTGTTGCTTTCATTGTTTTCTATTTTATTGTTAGAACGAGAATTATTAGTGCTTATTGTCCAAACACCAATAGTTTGATTGTCTTTTTGAATCTTAGAATAGACAGCTCCAGCATCATTCAATGCTTTAGCTAATCTCTTTTCACCTTCATTATAAGTACTATTTTCTGTATAAGCCTTGTTGTCGGTAAGCAATGTTGCTCCTGCCTTTAATGCTTTTAATGCTTCAGCAATAGTTCTATCCTGTTGTTGATGTCTAACCTCTTCATTTCCTCTTTTACCAGGAATACTTACAAAGACTACATCATTAGAGGTATAGTTTCCAGTATTAGCTTTATCCCCTGCTTGCTGAGCATATTTTCCAGTAGAGCTATTAAAGATACCATCTGCAAATCCAATAAACTTATTTGCCATAGCTCCTTTTATAGCAGCTTTTTTGTCTATGCTATTAGCAGGAGTAATATTCAAACGAGTAGTATTTGAGTTTACTTTATCTTCTTTTACTTCTTTAGTAGGATGAAGAGGAGAACCTTCCTTCTTGATATTATTAGAGACAATAGTGACAGTATCAGTAGCCCTTGATACACCTACATATTCAAGTTGCTGCTTGAGATTGATAGTTTGAGTAGGTGCTGAATGTTTAGTGGGTTCAGTAGAAGATGTAGAGAAATCGTTTGAAAATCCCAAATCAACATCTTCTGCATCTCCAGTGAAATTAGCACTTGAAGCTACGTTATTATCTATTTCACCAAGGTCAACAACTTCCATAGCATTGTTACTATTAAGACCAGCTCTTGAGATATCAACATCATCCATAAGAACATTGATAAAGGTAGAACCTTGAGACTTATGAACAGTCATGGCATAGCCAAAGTCAATGGTTTTAGCTTGAAGAAGGTTGTGATTACTATCCTCAATATTATCGTTGACAAAAAGGAAGTTATCAATGAAATTGATTCTCTGATAAATTTTAGCCTTAGCATCTTTACCAACAGCATGTTTAGCTTCAGCCCAAAGCATTTTCTTCTCATTAGCAAGCTGTATAGCTGCTTGAAGATTAGAAGGATTGCTCTTGATGTCAATGAAGTTAAAGGTGTCAATATTGCCTAAAGAATCTTCAAGTGTAAGAGGAATAACCTCCATAGTAACAACAGTACCATCATTAAGGTTTGTTGTTATTTTATGTGATTTGTCTACCTTAGACACTTTGTAAGACTCAGAGTTGATGAAACGGTAAGACTTTGTTTTCCATTCATATCCCCAGTTGTTATAGCCAGTCATAGGTTCATCTACTTGTGGGATAGGAGAAGTGTAACCAAGGAGTTCTCTTACTTGATTATTGTAAGCAGATACAGCCTTGTTAGTGAAAGCAAGAATCCTAAAGTAGTTAGAGTTATGCTTTAAACCTTTGACATAATGAGCTACAACATTGTTGATTTCATCCTGATGATTGGGGGAGATATATGCAACACCTTCACCTTTATCATTAAAGGATGAAATACCAGATAGAGGATTACCATTACGAAGTTCAGTAGCTTCCTTTAGGATAGCATTATCATCAGTACGCTCAACTTGAGTAAGAGTAATGACTTTACCCTCACCATTGCGGAAGACCTTTGATATTTTATCCTCACCTACAGGAGCAAGTTGTGCAGAGTCTCCTACATAAATAATCTTAAGGTCATTCTGTTTGGCAATGTTGTTAAGAATATTATAATTCTCCTCATTAATCATTGATGCCTCATCAATAATAACCGTAGTGCCAGGAGTAATATCAGCATCCTTCAATACATTTACTAAATTGCGTGCATTGTAGGTATTACTTTTAGAATCAACCTCAACACTGATGCCAAATACTTTGTTAAGAGTAGCAGCCTTGAAACCAGCCTTAGAAACACGTTCATTAAGAACAGCAGCAGCCTTATTAGTAGTAGCACAGAAGACCACAGAACGATATTGTTTTCTACCTTTCTGAGCAATCATCTCCATAAGAGAAGTCTTACCAGTACCAGCATAGCCAGAGAGAGTCATGGAAGTTTCATTAGACTTCATGAATCTATCCATTTCATTAAGAGCATCTACCTGTTGAGCATTAGGCTTGAAAGGAGCTTTGACCTTAGTGCCATCAGCAAATGTAAAGTCTTGAGGTACAGGCTTACCACTATGCTCGGGCTTAGATTCAATGTCATTAACAAGGTCATAGTCAGCAGATTCCTGCTTAATAAGATCTGTTTCATCTTTCAGCTGAGAAGAAGACATAGAATCAATGAATCTTTGTGCTTGATTCTCAACATCACCCATAATATTATTTCCCATAGACTCATCCTCAAACTTAGCAAAACAGTCTATTACAGCTAAGGAGCCATCAGGTTGTTTAATGACATTCTCTGGACGAATGTCAGTAACAAGATAACCATCCTTGGTATATTCAGCATTAATACCTTTACCCTTAGATAATGTGAATCCAAGAGTATTAGTCATATAATTCTGAATCTCTTGAAGAGTAGGAATATTATCACTATCTTCAATTAATGGTTGCTCAATAATAAGACTAATACCCTTATCTGATGTACCAATTTTTTTTAGAGTCATGGCTGTTGATGGAAATGCTATATTATGTATAGCAATTCTATATAGAAGAGCCTTTATATTTTGATAATGGTTAGGAGAGACATTCTTTATAACAACTCCTTTCTTTTGGTCTATCCATACTTTTGACTCTGTACCATGCAAGCTCTGGTCATTGAAAATATCATCATAATAATCATTAGGCTCATATATGAGCTGATGATTTCTCTCTGCCCAATCTAAGAGTTGACGTTGCTGTCTTGCAGCTTCTTCATAGCCTCTTTCTCGTAGGCTCTTGCCTTCATTTGTCTTTCCTTCATTTTCTCTACGATACTTTTGTTCTCCTTCTTGAAGGCTTCTGTAGATCTGTAAGAAAAGTCTTCCTGCTGATTTGATTGCTTTGTCATATTTCACAAGTTTTTTATTTTCTAAACGCTGATTTGTCTGATTTATTGTGTTATTGGCTACTTCTTTTCTGAGTTGGCTCTTGATACCATTATAACGCATGTAAGTATCAATGTCAAAGGCATTAAGAGCCTTGTCAAGAGCATTCATTGAACGCTGATAATAAGTGTCAGAGGTATGGATACCCAAGAGAGACTTAAAAGCATCAAGAATCCTTGACCAGAAAGACTTGTTAGCTTTGGTTTGCTTATCAATCTCTTGAATCTTATCTCTGAAGACAGGGTTAGCAAGTTCAGCAACAAACTCAAAGGCATCAACAATACCTCTTTCACCTTTAAGGAGAGGATTGTTTTTGAGGTCTTGGTAAAGAGAGTTAATCTCTGTATGGAACTCCTGCAAAGTTTCAGGTCTCTTCCAGTTCTCTGTTTTATTGGAGAGAGCATACATAGAGATAGAATGAAGTACTTCATGAAGAATGATAGAAGCCTTTTTGTTTGTCATTATATCCCTTTCAAGGAAAGACTTCTTATAGGTGATAGTATTGCTATTGGTGTATCTACCTATAGTTCCAAAAGGAAGAGTTTCATTAAATGAAACTTCAATACCTAAGTCCTTAGCAATGTTAAAGACTTTATCAGCCAGTGCCTTAGAAGTTCTGTCATCGTTGAACCTGTTGTACAACTCCTGAACCTTAGAAATGGTATAAGTTTGATTGGCAATAATATCAAGATTAAGCTTTTTGATATCCCTCATAGAATCGATGTTATCAAACTCATTAAAGAAATCATCTTTATCATAGTTAGCTTGTTCTACAGGTCGTTTAACAGAAAGCACATAGTTACCCATGGCATTTTTGTAATGGACAATAGCAGACTGAGGGAAGAACCTTGAGGCTTCCTTCCTTGCTGCTTGAAGTTCTGAAAGAGAATGAAACTCTTGTGGAGTACTGTACATTTTTTCCCATAGTTCTCTTACAGACTTACCAGACTCTTGATACTGTGTATTACCAAGTTGAGCTTGGATATAAACATCTGTAGGAAAGAGAGTTTCATTACCAGTCTCTAACCAATACTTGTGAGTGATAAGTTCAAGGGTATTGTCAGCAAGATTATTACGTGCTGCAAGATCCTTGAACTCTTTACTACTTTTATTTACACATCCCATAAATGTTATGTTTTACTATTTAAAATTAATGACAAAGATAAAAAAATTAATTATATGGTTGAGGGAGTTAAGAGATAAGGTTAGAAGAAATAAGAAGTATTGTTTTATAGAATAGAATTTCTAGATATACTAGAAGTTCTAGGAATTTTTGACAATTCTTTATAATAAGTTTGTTTTAATTCTCAATTACATTAATTGTTGTAATCTTTTTTTCTATATATTTCCAATTCTTTCTTATATGCCTCTGTATTGACATATCCACAGCAATTAAGTTCTCTACAGAAACCACTATAAACACAATTAGGAACCATTTTATCAGCCATGACAATATCTTGTTTAGCAATCTCAGACTTGACAGCTTTCCATGCTTCTTGTGTTTCTTTAGATGCACATTTGCAGAGTCTCTTTCTGCTGATGTTAATTAGAGTCTGAGCATTGACAACAAAGTCTTGGTCATTTTCAGAACCTTGTGGAAGTTCATCTCTACTACAATTAAGTTTTCTTCTATCTTCTCTTTGAGAATGAATAAAAGGTAACATGTGTTCATGCCTTAACAAATGAACTCCAACCCATTGTCTAAGATTTTTAAAATGAATACAATACTCAACTAGTTTAATTGGACTATGTTCTGCAAGAAGAACTTTAGCTTTCCAATTATCACTAGGTTCTTTATGCAAAGGTTCTTTACCAATAGTTCTTCTTGCTGCATCTAATGCTCTACTCCAAGAAGTTTCTTGTACAACTGTTACTTCCATTGTATATTACTTTTTGTTTTGATACTTTTTCATTTGTTTGCTTATAGCATTAAAAGCTGTTTGTATTTTCTTACAAACATTTTCATCATAAAGACCATTATCTTCTATTGATGAAGACTTATATCCTTGTAATGCTCTAAGAAGGTCTTCTCCAATCTTATAGAGAAGACCATGTTTATCGTAATTTGTCATAATTATGTGTTATTCTGTTTAAGTTGAGTAAAGTCATCTTTTGAGATTATATAGACTCTATCTCCAACTCTTAATTCTATAATTTTAACTTGCTTATTTTTTATTAATACTCACCTAAAGTAATACCAAAAGTAATTATAAAGGCAATTAGTGATATAAAACCATAGAAATAAACAGCACCATCTTTATCAGATATCCAATACACGAATATTTCCATAGCAAATATTATGATATATACTATGGCTACTAAAATAGATTTTTTCATATTAAAAAGCTTCTATATAATCAGCATCAGGAAATGTTGCATAAACATCATCCCATGCAGCATCTCTTTCATGTTCATCATCTTCATCATAGTGGTTACTATAAGTCTCCCTATGATTATCTTTGAAATGTATTATGAATGTCATAATTATTCCTCCTTTACTATTTTAAAATCCTCACCCCAAACAAAAGTGACATCCTCTGGGTCATAGCCTAATGAGGTAAGTATGTCTTCTGTTGTAGCATCATCATCATTAATGATGGGATTGTTAGAAGCACTATGAATATAAATAGTGTTATTGTGAATTACTACAAGTTGTTCCATATTATATATTTTAAGTTATGTAATAGTATTATTTTGTGGTAAAAGTTACATTACCAAAAACTTTAGAGAAAGATGATTTCTCCATATACATAAGAGCATGTTCAATGTGGTATCTTTCTTTAAAGTTTTTGGAAACTCCTACTAATCTACCAGTTCTATAAGGATTATCACCAGTTTCACCATCTCTGACTTCAATAATCAAAGCACCACCTTGATCTACTACATTTTGACATTTAGGACAAAGCCCTTGAGAGATTTCTTTTGGAGCTTCTTTATCCCCTTTTAACTTACCTAATAAGGCAATACCATAATCCTCTCCACAACAGATACAGTGAAGAATTGATGGATTTAAACCATGTTTAGGACTGAGAAGAATATCATTATTTTTCATGTGCTTCTAATTAAAAGTAAAATATAACATTATTCCATTGTGACATCAAGATCATCAATAATCCAACCTTGTGTAGCCTTGGAGATGTTTTTGTAATATCCTAATTCTTTATTGATTACATTTTTACTTTCAGGAGAATACATCATAGTGAGTTCATCATTAAGTTTGTTGATTTTTTCTTCTGAAAGACGATGTAGTTCAGTAAGTAAAGAGGTAAGGCTAAAAGCTTTTTCATCGTTGTTGAACTCATTAATGAAATTAGTATTGTCAAAGTTTTCTTCACCATCAATAATATCATAATTCTTTATCGTTATAGGCATAGACTTGCTTAGACAATAGGAGACACAACAGTCTACTTTGATGGGCTCTTGGTCTTTCTGATTCCAAGGAGCCATACGCTCCTCAGACTGAGAGAGTATAGGATAATTATCTTTCATCTTTCTTGTTATTGTTATTTATCAGTATTCAACTCAATATATTCCTGATTGTACCAAATAGCCTTTTGCTTGTCTTGAATGTCAGTACCCTTAGAGTTAGCTCGCCATTGGTACTTGAAAGCATTAAGCTCACAGAAGGCAGATACTTTCTCTTTGCCAAAGACATCGAGCATTACATCAATGCACTCATATTTAGAGCCTTGATAATGAGAGGGATGATTGACATTGTCCTTTTGAGGAGTCTCTTTTGGTTTAGATATAAGCTCTTGAGAATTATTATAGTTATAAATTTTCTCAAGTTCAGATACTTCTTTTTCTAATTCATCTACATAACTTGAGAAAAAATCTATATTAATATACTCCTTGTTGAGAAGATTACCAGATATCTTTTTAGACTTTATCATATCAGTAAGACTATGAATTGTATTCTTTATCTTTTGTATTTCCTGTTTCATTTTTCTTAATGTTTTAATATTTTTAATAACTATATAATGCACCTTTAATGATAGCTTCTCCAAGGAAGGAACTCATAAAACTGTCATGGGGAATTATTTCCTCAGAATCATCACATTCATTATAGATACAGTAATCACCGTAATCATTGAAAGTAATTTCTTTAGAACTACGAAGACCATAGTTGAGAAGAACAAAACAATCAAGAGGATTGTTGAGACCATCCTCAATAAGAGTATCAAGTTGCTCTTGAGAAGTAATTCTTATGGGACTTTGATTTTCCATAATTATGAAGTTTACGAGTTAGTTGATTTGCTGTGGACAATAAGCCAATCAGTAGATTTCTCATAAGGAACACCTTCTTGATAGTTGATGCTCCAAGGGTAGGATTTACGCATTGCAGTACGTAATGTTTCAATGTCAGCAAATTTTGCTCTAATTGCATCTACAGCCTTTATACATCTGAGATTGTTAAGATCAACAGAAGGAGTCTTCTTATCATTCTTGTTATAACCAAAGCATTCAGTAGCTTTGTCAACAATCTCGGACCATCTATTAGATAGATTATTAAGATTGTAGACTGAGAAAAGGTCAGTGGGGTCTTTGTGAAGAGTCTGTTTCATGTCATGACAACACTGAAAAAATGTGACAGAAGCAATTTGAAGCATAGTAGATATATAATGAAGAGCAGCAAGACAATCAAGATGTTGCATTTTAGCATTCCTAAAAGAGATGTAGAGAGCACGATGAAGCTCTTCTTCTTCCTTTTCAAACTGTTCCTCAATATTGTCAGAGAGAATATTCATGTACCTAATATTCTGATTGCTGACAGCCATAAGACTATCTGGAAGAGCTTCCAGCTGCTTGCCAATTCTATTGATGGACTGCTTAGTAAGATGACGATAGAAAGACTTTTCAGCCTTTATGTCATCAATATAATCCAAATAAGCATACCTTGCCATAGTGATGGAAGGTAGGCAACAATACTGGAAGTATCTCCAGATAGTAATTAAATCGTCGTCTGTTATAACCATAATAAATTAATGTTTCCAAAATGGACCAACCTCTTCTTCAGCAGGAAGAGGAAGTCTGTGACAATACTTAGCTCCAATAGTTTCCATAAAATGTTTAGTAGCAGCAACAACCTCTGAAGTAAGTTCTTTAGGACACTCTTCACAAATTTCATCATGCACTGGAACACAAAACTTAACCTTATTCTGATAACCTTTGTCAAGAATCCAAATATAAAGAGCATAGGTGAACTCCTTAAAGATGACAGCACCAAGACCTTGAGTTGTGCTATTGACACTATTCTTGTCATACTTATTTCTTGCAGCAAAATGTTCATTAGCTTCTTCAGTTCTTGGTAGACCAGCAGCTTTTCTTTCTCTATATTCATCCCAAAACTCTTTAGAGTGTTGACGTTTGTTCCACTTCTTCCAATCCCACCAACGAGAAATATGACCAGTTTCACGGCATATTCTGATGATACCAGTGGACTCAGTATACTTCTTACATTGTTCTTGATATCTTGTGGCACCAGCAAAACCTTTCTTATAATATTCTTCTATCCTCATGGCTTCTTCTTTAGACATACCATAGTTAGCTACAAGAGTAGCCCAAGTACCAAGGAAAGCAAAAGTAAACTCAGGTCCTTTAGCATCTTGTCTAAGAGAATGATATTTCTGCTTAATACTACTAATATCAACATCACGAGGAATTATTTCAGGATAGATAAGCCATGCTACATAGCTATGCATGTCATAACCCTTCTCAAAAACCTCAAGCATACCTTTATCTCCAGACAGACTTGCAAGAAGTCTTGATTCCTCACTGTTATAGTCTATAGAGATAAAATCATTGCCTTCTTCTGCAATAAAGCAAGAACGGACTTCATCAGTATTAGGGAGATTCTGAATTTGAGGATAAGCACAAACCTCTTCAGGATGACCTTTTTTAGGTTGTAAAGGAAATCCTTTGAGAGTAGCTAAATCCTCATTCTGCTTTTGTGAACCACAAGAAAGACGGCCAGTGACAGTATCAAGTTGACGAAACTCAGTATGGATTCTATTAGTCTTAGGATTAATGGCATTAATGTATTGTGGACCATAAGTAGAACAAAGCTTTTCAAGACGAGAAAGCTCAAGGTATAAAGCAGAGAACTCAGGATTGACATTCTTTTGCTTCTTAACTAAATCAGCACCTTTGCTTTCAGTCTCCTCTTTTTTCTCTTTGTTCCAACCCTTAGTGTTGTAGCCAAGGAACTTTAGAAGAGGAACAACATCGTCAGTACTGTTCCAATTGATGTTACATCTGGACTTGTCAGAGGTATCAACTTCTTCAAAAAGATTTAACTGTATAGTGTCACTAATGAATTTCTTATTACCAAGATTGACAACAAAAGCATTAAGATTGTCCTTAACCTTCTGTAAATCCTTACAATTTCGCTTATAGATTTCAAGCCACTTGTCAGCATTAATCTTTACACCACAATACTCAAAGTAAGCAATAGAAAGAACAGCACTACACTCAATCTTTAAGGCAGGCATAGCATTTATAGACTTGAAGTAAGCTATCTGAGCATTCATGATGTCTGCAAGATGAATAACATCATTAGCACCATAAATAATGACTTCTTCAGTAATACCTACATACTTGATCTTGCCACGAACAGACTTATTAATATTAATACCAAGATATTTATAACCAAGAGCGTCAAGAGCAAAACTAAGTTCATAATAAGTTCGGCTTGGACAATTCTTTTTGGCTTTAGAAGTCTTGATGTGATAAGGAAAATCATATCCTTGCTCATCATACTCTTCTGGAGAAACAGGGATTCTTGGAAAACCAAAGTACCTAAGCATTTCAGCAATCATAGTATCATAACATCTACGAATAAAGATGCCTAAAGCCATAAGCATTTTAGCATCATACTTAAGATTCTGACCAACAAGAAAGCCTTGTTCAATGACCTCTTTATAGAGAAGAGGATCTATTGTAGTACAGTCAACTACAACTTGTGTAGTTTTGTCCATACTGCCAAACTGCATAAGAAGAATCTTTGCAATGTGACAATCAAGTCCTGTATCCTCAGTATCAAACTGAAAGATTTTCCAGGACTTGATTAAAGCAATAGATTCTTTCACAGATAATGGTTGAAAGCTATCACTTTCAAATAGAGTTTTTTGATTAGATACAAAATAAATCATTCTTTACTATAGGCTATTAGTTCCTTGAAGTCAAGGACATACTTGTAGTCGTTAAAGAACTTAGAGCCAAGTATACCATGAATGGTGACACCAGTCTCTTTTTTAATAGAATTGAATACCCCAGACATGTCTTGGATGATAAAGACATACTCATAAATTTTGTCTTTATAAGACATGGCAAAGGAACATACACCTTCAGCTTTCTGACCATTACCTTCAATACCAGTAACAGTGTTCTCCATATTAAACACTATTTTATGGCTAAGGTTTTTGAGATAAGAGCTGTCAATGATACAATTATTAGAGCCAGTGTCAAGGAGGAAATTAATTTTCTTGCTTCCTTGATAAAAAGTTACTACAGGAAGTTCAGCCAAGTCGATGCTATTCTTGAAAGACATGGCATTAGGATGAATATCAAAGAATTTATTAATTATTTTTTTTAGCATAAATGTATTTTTAGTTTAATGTTATATTTGCTGTACAGCCTTTTGTATCAATATCAATAGGAAGAGCATCATTAACTATCATATATTCTACATTATTTTGATTAAAATCCATTTGAGAGCAAATGTCATCACTATCAAGATTCTCAAGACTTGTAGGAATATCCTTAATGATAATTTTTCCAACACAATAATCCAAAACTGCAATTTTCATAGCTTTAATTATTTAGTTCCTGTTGTTGAGAAGCCTCCTCTGTCTTCTTTCTCAGGAAGATTATCGACTTCAATAATTTCAATACCATTAGTAAACAGCCATTTTAGCTTCTGCCATATAGTTGCCTTTTGGCTAAGCTGGATTCTAAACTGACATACTCTTTCATTTATAGGAATTATTGTATTTCTGAGTGCTACTATAGGAAACTTCCACTCATCATTTGGACCATTATATCCAAATTTACCTCCATCAATAACTCCGTAAGCATTTGTCTGTAGAATACCATAGTTTTTAAAGGTTCCGCTTCTAGCTACCACATTAGCTTCCATACCATCAGGCAACAGCATTGCAACCCCAAGAGGAATAAGAGTTGCACTAAAATCCACTTTATTAGATATGTTTTTATTCTTTATTATAGGAGCTTTAAGTGTTACATCTTTTGCACTTCTAAGGTCAACCCAATCTCCTTTGGCAATAATCTTAGGGAGTTCTACATCTTTATTAAATCTCTTTATATATATTTTCTGTTTCATTTGTTTAGTTCTATTTAAAAAATTTAAATGTTATATCATATTTATAATAACTACCATTTTCTTGATGTTCTATCTTATAGAATCTTTGATTAGTTGTTGGACTGTTAAGTCCTCCAAGCTCTTGATCATAATGACCCAATTTAACAAAATCAAGATATTTAAGAATACTAGTTTTGTCTTTAGGAATCATGTCAAGACCACAATACCAAGCAGTTTTTACTCTTTTATGAGCATACATGAATAATTCTGTAAGAGAATCAATATCATGCTCACCACCAAGAAGACAGAGACATGTGATGCCTTGGTGTTTGTCAAGGAGAGACTGAAGTTCTTCGATAGTAAGAGGAGTGCCTTTGTCTTCCCACAACTCTCTGGAATGACATCCTTGGCAATGAATTTGACAACCAGAGATAGAGATGCCAAGGGATATTTCCCCTGGCACCTCACTAAATATTTCTTTACAATAAATATACTTTAGCATACTTCATTCTTTTTAGCAAACATACGATGGCTGCCTTCCCACTGACGACTTTCAGACCATGACTTAAGAGGTTTTAAATAACCTATCACACGAGTCCATAGAGTAGTGTTATGACTGCCACATTTTGGACAAACATGGAAAGGATGCTTGGCAATAAACTTACAATCATCACACTGAGTCTGAGGGACATTGAAGGTGATGTAATTGTTACCTACCTTGATTGCATATTCAAGAAGTTTGGTGTATTGTTCTTTAGAAAGATTGTCTTCCAAATTGATATGAGAAGCCTGTCCACCATCAATAGATTGAGCAATCTGACCACCCTGCATGGCAATCTTGTCAAGAATAGAAGTGTTGTCATGAGCATCATAGATGTAGGAGTTATATAGATTCTTATCAGAGGGGACCCAATAACCATCTTGCTTGTCCCAATTATAGTTCTTCACACCAAGACTCTCAGCAGGAACTAACTCTAAATTGAACATAAACTTCTTAGAAGAGTGCTGCTTGTTGTACTGCTTAATGACACTAAGAACCCATGATGCAAAGTCAAGGTATTCTTTATTATTGTTAACAGTAAGTCCGAGGAACCTTGCAGCTTCATTAAGACCATTGACACCAATAGTACAATAGAGCCTATCAAAGTTTATATAGCCAGCTTTGGTCTGAGGGAACATACCATGAGCATCCATATGGTAAAGTCCAGTCTTATAAGCACGTTGATAGTCATAGACTCTGAGAAGAATGTCTTCAAGATACTTTTGGAAAAGTTTAGAGCTTTCTTCATTCCACAATCTACGGACTGCAATCATCTTTCTTTCTGTTGCACCATTATTAGATCTATGTCTTTGTGGAGAATACTCCTTATACCAATCTTGAATAATTCTATTAAGATTAAGAGTCATGACATTGCAGGAACCTGTCTGAACACCAGTAAGACCAGTGGTAGAAGAGAATGTGTTGTCAGTAACCTCATTGCGGAGTCTACAGCAAGAAGAGATACTATCTGCATTCTTGGAGAGATAGACAAAGAAAGAGTCACCTTCAGCCCATTGAGTAGTGATGAAATCCTTATACTCCTTGTCAAGAACATCATTGTCGTCAGTAAGACAACATACTGTGATAACAGGAAAAGTAAGTAGGGTTTCAGTGCGCTCTTTATTAAGCCACCTCATATATCTCTTCTGCAACCAATTGACAGCATTCCAATTAGGCTTGGAACCATCAGGGAAACAAAAATCATCAAACATAGCATGCCAATAGTAGCTGTCAAAGACATTAAAGTTGGTAAATGGTGATTGATAGCCACGATTGCCAGCAGGCTGATTGAGATAATGAGTTACAGACTGAAAGTACTGGTCAATGGTTTGACCTATAGTCTTAGACTCAAGACAATGCTCACTAGTAACTATGACATCTCCCTTTAGATAATATTCCTTACCCCATTCCTTTTCACAGAAATAAGAGAAGAAATTGAAGAACTCACCATAAGCTCCAGCACCCTTCTTTTGAGCAGACAAGAGGAATATAAGATTCTGAAACTGTCCACAGAAAGAGCTAAGATGATGAGGAGCATGGTTCTTAGTACCATCAATATTGGTAGTACCATCAACAAGAAGAGGATAGAGAGTATAAGCACTACAATATGGTTTGAGAATAGGACAACTCTCATCATGCTGATAAAAAATGTGATGCTCAAGGTCCTTAATGTACTGGTCTCTATATGGAGAATTAATCTCAGCAAGAAGTTCCTTCATTTGAGAACGCTGTACTAAGCGAGAGGTATCTTTGTAAAGTTCACCTTCAAGAGTAGCAGCATTCTTATTGATGGTATTAGCATTGTCGTCAGTATTAGAAAGATTGGTAGCAGAAGATTCAGAATCATTGTACTTATGAATATAATGTACTTTATCTTTTATAATACGAGCTTCAGTATGCTTCTCTCTGTAAAGCATATAAGCCTTGCCTACAGGGAACCAACGTTTGCAAAGATACTTTTCTACTTTATTCTGAATATCCTCTACTGAGGTATCTTCATGCACTTCCTTCTCAATGCTATCAAGAAATACTGAGATGTCCTTTTTATCCTTTTCAGAAAGTGAGAAGTTGCAAGCCTGGAATGCTTGAAGCATAGCAGACTCAATTTTTTCTGTGGAAAACTCTTCTTTGGAGCCATTACGTTTAATTACAAACATTTCATATTATATTATACAGTTAAGTTATTCTTTTAATTTTAAGCAAGTTATGGTATTAATGCCACTTCTATCAATGCCAACAGGAACCTTTGGACGAAAGTTAAGATAACTTTGTAATTCCTTACCTATTTCAAATGGGTCTCTATATTCCTTACCTTCTTTATCAATAAGAGTGCCTTTGGCTCTTGTGAGAGGAAACTCCCATACAAGAGGAGTAAGAGACTCCTTGTTGATAACAATGAAACGATAGTCTTCAAGAGTAAAGTCTTTGAAGTAAGGGTCATTAGACATATTGGCTTTGATAATACGCCAATACAACCTTGCCTGTATCATGTAAGACCATTGTTCAAAACTATCTTGAAAATCCCATTCTTTATGTCCACTAGTTTTGAGGTCAATAGGATAGACTTTCTTTTCCTCATAGTCTACAATAATCAAATCGGCCATACATCTGTAGCAAACACTTTCAAATTTAGCACGGAACTTTAATTGATAGTATCTTTTGACAGAAGACATAGGGTCGTTATCTGCAAAGTAGCCTTGAGTGGTAGGAGAAGTCTTGAGGGTTTGAACCATCTTTAAGATACGGTTATAAGTATTACTATCCACAACAGTCTTATTGTCAGCCTGTATTATGAGGTTATAGAAAGAGCCAACCCTTTCAGAAAAAACCTTGACTCTTGTAGAATCACGCCAATTCTTCTGCCAATCAAATTCACAAAGTATACTCAGAATTTCTTCATAAGGAATAGATGAGAACTGTGCATATATTGTATGAAGCCTGTCATACAAAGTAAGAACAATCTGTTTCTCCTTGTCACCAATAGAAGGATAATCAGCAACATAATATAAGGCATCAAACTCATCTTGTGAACCAGTGATAAGACAGTCAACCATAGAACCTTCTAATAATGACTGAGTAGAGATATGGTCGAAGAGATGATCAAGCTTGTTAAAGCCTTCACGCTCATACTTGGCAAGAGTAGAGTAGCTTAGAGCAGGGTCTGCCCTATACTTCTTTTCTGAAACTTGCCAGGAAATATCTTTTAATTCTTTAGGAATGTTCATTATGATAAACTTTTAGTTATAAGACTTACTAAGCATCTTTAACCTTTAGCTCAGATAAGTCTCTAATAATATCAACAGCTTGGAGAAGCTGCTTCTTAGTGTAAATCTCAAAATAAATGCTCTTAGGATGATTGTCTTCCAACCACTTGCGGAACATCTTTTTTTTGAGATAAAAGCGGTCATTCTCCATACCTTTAGCCTCAATTACAACAAGGAAATTATTATACTTAAACACAAAGTCAGGAGTGTAAGTAATATCTATAATCTTCTTACTCTCAAGCTTAAGCATTCTTGTTGTTTTATCCTTGTCATAGAAAGGTACTGTAGGTCGGAAGCCTTGCCATATTACAAACTTATGGGGTTCATACTCAACAGGAAAGCCTTGCTCCCTAAGAGTCTGATAAATCATCTTTTCAAGTTTAGACTTAAAGAAGATGCCATCATACTCCAAGGGAGAAGCATTCTTTATCTTCTTATTTTCATGCAGACTTCTGGGCATTATGCTGAAGCTTTTTGACAATCTTATTAAGATCAGCTATCCTATCATCCATTTGCTTGATTTTACTAGTAATAGTTTCAAGAGTAGACATAATCATTTGTGCTGTTTCAAGACAATCATCATCTGGTGTGTCAGTGTCTTTATTCTCAAACTCCTTCTCCTCAATGATTTTCTGCTCAAGGAGCATAGGAATTAGTCCAGGAATAAACTTACACTCCAAGTGGTGATGACAAATATGTCCATCATTTGTGTCCTTAGTGAAATCCAACTCAATCATGTCACCAAACTTAAGCTCCTCGCCAGAGTCTTTCATAAAATACTTCTTCATGTTTTACTTTGTTTTAAATTTATTATTATTTAATAAGGCTATATTAGCCCAGGTTATTACTTTTTAATTGCTTTGTTTATACCATTCTATACCATATCCATTCTGTCCTATAAGAATACTGTTAATATGAATCCATAGGTCTGAAGGCATTGACTGATGGTTTTGTACATACCATGATGGATGTCTTGTTTTTAGGATATAGTTATATTTACCATTGATGCAGGACTCAAAGCTTTGAGCCTCAGATCCCATGAGAACATAGACAACACCATTGGTGTGTAAAGAGAGATTAGTGAGAAGAGACCTGATAAAAGGTTTCCACAATAAAGCATGAGACCCTACTTTGCCTACATTACAGGAAAGTGCAGCATTGAGTATAAGCACTCCCTGAGACTCCCACTTCTCCAAACTTGGGTCAAAGTTAATACTTCCATGAGGAAGGGAGAAGTCAATAACAGACTCCATAAGAACTTCTAAGGAAGGAGAAAAGTGGGGAGGAGATGTAGAAGGGTCTTGTCCCATAATGACAACCCTAAGATTATGTAATGGACATAAAGTGAAATCTTTGAATATATCCTTGATATTAGGGTATACAGGTTGTTTAGAAGCTACAAGTTTCTTAAGAACAGTGTTTGCTTCAGTCAGATTGATAACCTTACACCAGTCTCCAAAATATTCTTGTATTGTCATTCTACTACTTCATCAATATGGTCAAGTGCAACACTGAGAAGTTCCTCATTTGTAGTAGAGACAGACGGTGCATTGACTTTTTGAAGAGTAAATGGGAACTCGCCTATATCCACTTTGATATTGAAGGACTCATAGGTTGAAAGAAACAAGGGATTGCTGTATATATGAGGGGCATCATACCTGTTTCTAAGAGCATTAGGGATTATCTGATTGACAATATATCGTGTGAGAGAATCAGCCTTAACAGTGAATACAGACGGAGAAACCCTTAGAATAGGTTGAGTAAACTTATACACAAAAGATTTATCAGAATTGTCCTGCTGTATCTTCTCAATTCGCCATGACATAATCATGACAGGCATGAGGTTCTTATTGAAGATAGCTCCACATGTACCATAATAATAGTTTTCACCTTGAGTATCCAATGGTATTTTTACAAGACGTGCTCTATTAAATATATTTATCAATATCGCACGCATCTTAGAAGACAATGTCTTGAAATTAGATTCTGTACCTATATAATTAAGACGTGCTGTAAGAGAATCTACTTCGTCAGATGTAACAACAGGTAGATTACAATTAGACAGTTTTCCAAGCATAAATACAGGAAGCTCAAAGACATCCTTGAATATTGGGACATTCATATACTGAAAATTATGAATTACAGTGTCCCTAATAGGATAGATAGAGTCTTGAAAGTATCCTTCAAAGCATCTTTGGATTATATATTTTAAATCTCTCATTAGCTTTGGGTTTTGAATAACATGTTTGGAGAATCGTACTCAGTAAAGAAAGGAAGATCATAGGGGATGATGGGATTAAGAGAATTGGCAATGAAATTGGTAAAGAGATTTACCATAAGAGAGCCAATCATACAAGCAAGATAAGTGGTCTGCTTCATTGAACATACAGTATGTTCTGCCTGGAAATCAGAGAAGAGAAACTCAGTTTCATACCTATCCATACTAACCTTATCATCACCTTGAATACAGAAAATCTGTAAGGTGTCAATAGATAATCTACCATCAAGGAAGAGACACTTAGTCCTACTGTCTGGAGTTAAGGTCTGTACATGTCTTTTCCAAGAATTGTAGAAAATCTTTCGTGCAGCCATGTTGTCAAATCCACAAATCATGATATCACCAGCCTCAGTGTTGTCAGTGAACTTACTTGGAACAGCATTGACCTGCTTGGCTAATGTGTAGGCAGAAATCATAGAAGCTATAGCATCAACCTTACGTTGTCCAATGTCATTGGTGCTATAGAGCTGCCCTGCCATATTAACCCTCTCTACAATATCCTCATCATAGAGAGTGATGTTAGCAGGAGCCATGCGTGCAAGCTGAAAAGCTACATTAGAACCAATACCTCCTATACCGGCAATAATAACACGAGACTTCTGTATCTCATCAAACCATGATGCACCAGAGAAACGAGTAGTGGCTTCATCAACAAGGAGGGATGGAGAATTGAGAGGAAGAGGAGTAGAAGTAGATTCTGTAGGTTCTGTAGGTGTAGTAGATGAAGTAGGTTCTGTAGGTGGAGTAAGTTCTTCTTCATCCATTTCTCCAAGAAGGGATTCTGTGTCTAAATCATCATTTCCTTCTCCTTGATTTTCATCATAATAATTCTCCTCTGGTATTTCTTCAAATTCAGGGTCTAAGATACCATCATTTTCAATGATGCCATTTTCTTCAAGAATATCATTTACATCATTATCAGTAATATTGAGAGAAGTAGTCTCATTATTGTTTTGATTGTTAATATCATTTGTTTCCATAAGCTATACAATATATTGGTAAAGTGTATTGATGTAATGCTGTATATAAGGATTATCATCAACATATTCAGAAAGTTCATCAATAATAGATTGTGCAACAACACTTGTAAATATGTCATACTCATCATACATATAAGAAGGAATATCAGGTTCATCATAGTGGTCAAGAGTGAACTGTATGATGAAGTCACGCCATTCACAGAAGGCATTTGGAAGACTGTCTACAGTAGCAGGCTTGCCAAAGATGCGCTGATAGACATTGAACATGTGACGTGTAATCCAATGCTTGAAGTTGAAGTTCTTAGGATTGAGAATGAGATTAAGAGTGACTATATGAACCACAGCTTCATGAATCTTCTTGGGGTCAGGGGTCCAGTCATACTCAGTCTCTGTTTCAGTAGCATTCTGTTTAGGAGTGTCCTTGAAATCAAGAGAAGTCTGCTGTGGAACAGCATTGTTTCTTATATCCTTAGTATGAAGCCAATCAAAAAACTGAGTATCACCAGTTTCAGACTTTAAATTGAAACCATTAGTCTGCTGAGAGACAACAGAAGTCTTTGCAACATCTTTCTTTTTAAGTTCAATTTCTGCAAAACGAGTGTCAAGATAAGAAAGAGTATTAGGGACTTCATGACGTTCGACCTGTAAGTCAAAATACTCAATATATTCCTTGTCAACAATCTTAGTCAACTCAGTAGAGCCATTGCTGATGGTCTTGGAACCATTGCCAAAGAACTCATAAGAAGTACCAATAGGCTTGACAGTGACCTCAGATTTAGACTGTACCTTACGAGTGATGCATGCAACATAGGTACCTTTAGTGTCAACAACAAGAGATACAAAACAGTTGGTGTCATTGCCTTCCTGCTGAAGCATTAGATTGTCTTGACCACTGAAGAATGCACCCAATGCATGATGAGAATGTATCAAGCCAGTGTCACAATCAAACAGCTCAATGTTTTGAGCCATATAAGCTGCGACCTCTTCAGACATGTGGAACTCAGTCCATCCAGATGTGCCTAAGTCCATAGGATAGAAATCAGCACAAGTAATGACTAAATCATTATTCTCAAAAGAACCTTTATGAGTGAAGAAAAGAACTCCAGACCATTCAGTAGAAGGAAATTTACGGATGAGATACCTAATCTTTTCCTCTACATTTTGAGGAACAATGAGTTTATATGTAGACTGTCCTTTTACAAGTTTGGGGAGAGTCTGGGGCTGCGTTGTTATTGTTGTGTTCATTTTTATATCTATAATTAATTACTTTGAGAATGTTCTTCAATATGTCCATAGCCATAGTATGATGTATGACAGTAACAGGAAAGAACTCATTGGAAGAAGAATCAATAATGGTAGTAAGAATGTGTTTGCTTTTAAAGACAAGTACAAACTTACCTTTATAGCAATTTAAGTTTTGTAAATTTGTATTGTTTCTTGGAACATAAAACTTTCCATCAGAGACAACAAGAGAGGTAAGCAAATTACTGTCAACAAGTTTTCGCTTAGTAAATTCAGTAGTGAAAACAGTATTGCAATAGCTGATGAAAGCATTGCTTATATCAATGATGAACTTATAGAAAGGCATGCCACAAATAAACTGACCATTACGGAAACTAAGAGAAAGATGCCCATGAGTAAGATAATACTGTATGAACTCCTTTTTCATAAAATCAGTAAAGAAATCGGGGTATAGGAAACCAGATCCATTGAAATTATAATAAACATAATTACGAGCTATAGTAGACTTTCCTATATTCTCCATTCTTCGCCAAGGACCTCCAGAGAGAGACTCAACAGTGACATACATGGAAAGCTCCTGACAGAAGAGCATCCATTCAGCAATATCACAATCAGTCTTAAGAGTGTTGATAGTATTTCTGATAGGTCCATCACCAAGACAAGGACTTTGAAATTGAGTGAAATCATCTTTAGGGATATCTCTTACATGACTATGCATATAGCCACTAAGGAATTGTTCTTGAGAATAGGTAGCCCTGTTGAGCTGAAAGCCAGAGAACTCAAAAGGAATACGACCTTCATTATTGATTTCAATCTTTGCATAGAGGTCTTGAATAGAGACAGACTGGTCATATTCATTGGTGACAGTGACATGAGGCCACCAAACATAGATGAGATAATAGGAAGAGTCAGCTTTAGCCTGGATATCAACATACGACTCACCAAAGAAGTTCTTGAAGACCTCATATATATCACAAACCTCTTGATGATCAGGATTAAGGATAGGATTTGCTGAATGTTGCATACTAATTATTTTAAAAACAAAAATAAAGGGAGCAAGGACAAATATCCCTACTCCCAATGACCAAAACGGAAATATACAATTATGTTTTACAAATCAAGGTCGTCAATGATGTCATCAATGTCATCATCATCAATAAGGTTGTTGGGTGTTGTAACACACTGAGCTTGATTAAGTGTATCGGCTACAATATCACCCTTAGAAATAATGAGTTTGTGGATATCCTTTTCCAACATATGCAAATCAGGAATAATCAACACACCTTTGGCAACAAGAATGCTGATATGGGTAAACAAACTGTCGGCAATAGCAAAAGCCTTAGAAGCATTATTCTCATTAACAACATTGGCTTTATTATCAACATTATTCTTATTGTCAACATTGCTTATATCAGAAGCATTGCCAGAAGGAACTATAGTTTCTTCTTTAGCATTAGTTTTAACCCCCTCTGTCTTTGGAGTCTCAGCTTCCTTTTTCTGCTCACACCATTTACCACTATCAATGAACAATTCAAGGTCCTTGTTAGATACTTGAGTGTAGTTTCTACCAAATTTATTCTTGATAGCTTCCTGTAGATTATTGCGCTTAATAATATCTTTAATCTCCTGGCGACTAAGAGCACCAGAAGCAATATTCTTCTTGGTATTGGTGAGAAGAATGACAAGATTGTTGGTAGGTTGACCCTTGTATATTACATTCTGTGGAAGCTGAGTATCATCACTAAGAAGTTGAGTCTTAGAGATGCCTTCAGTAAAGGTCATGTTTTGGAAATCAATACCAGCAGCACGAAGGTCTGCCTTCAATTCTCCAAGAGTTGTAGCACTAGTTGTAATCTTACTTCTTTTCTGAGTCTTAGTATTTGCGATAAGAATTTCTCTTTCCATAATGTTTTCTTTTTAATTGAATAAATTTTTTAATTGTTTAAATTGTGTTTTATCCTGTAAAGACTTAAAGTAATCGCTATAATCTTTACAGGAACCAAGATTGGGTATGACATTAACAAAACCAGTGCGTTTTGCTAATTTTTTTCCATCAATTAATCCAGCTTTATCAGTGTCAAAGGAGATAAAAACCTTCTTATATCTTCTTTTTAATTCATTGACAGCAGTATCAGACATATCATAGCCTTCGCCTTGAAGACATAAAGCAGGAATGTGAAGCTGACAAGATATGCACAAAGCATCTTTTAAAGAAGAACAGATGATAACCTTATCACCATAAGTAGGAATTTTAGTCCAAAGACCTATAACAGAAGCATCCATCTTAGATGACCATTTGAATCCTTTAGTATTATAAGGTTGGTAGATTTTCATCTGTATACTGCCTTCTTTTCGCTCAATGAAACTATAGGCATACTTGTCAGCAGGAAATATATACTGTCTTCCTTTGTCAGAGGAAGAGCTTTTCTTGTTAATAATCTTATAGGAGATAGGATAAATCTCGGCATAATGAAGCCACTTTTTAGAGACTCCATAAGACTCCCAATAAGCATAATCATAATCACGCCAAGGACGTACTTTGACTTGAATAGAAGTAAGAGAACTTGCTTCTTTTCTTGTAAAAGTGCGAATTTGCTTAGGCTTGATGGTGACATCACTCTTTAGAATCATGAGATTGCAGATTTTTTCAAGTGCTTGATTGAAAGTACACTTCCAATAAGCACACAGAAGGTCAAGTAATCCACCATGAACAGAAGAGTCGGCATGGTCTTTATACCTAATGTGACTCCCATTATCCATATAAATACTAAATGAAGGATGAAGGTCGTCCCTAAGAGGAGATGAAATTCTACAAGGAATAGAAGTGATTTCAGGAAATACAGTAGATAGAACCTGTGTTTCACTAACCTTATTAAAGATTTCAGTTTTAGATATGCTGGAGGAAGTTTTACCTATCACCATAAGATTATTAATGTAAAGCAGTTTTAGAATATTAGTAGTTCCAAGGCATGTCGCCCATAGAAGCCTCAGACCCCTGACCATCAGTAGAAGTAGTAGGAGCAGAAGAGAGGTCGGTAGGCTCTACAGAATATTCTGCAAGGGGCTGCACACGGAAATCAGTAGAAGCATAAGAACCTGCATTCTTAGCATTGGCAAGGTCTTTCTCAAGCTTGTCAAGAGCCTTAGAACCAGCACTATTGAGAAGAACCATGCCATTGCGTGTAGCAACAGTCTGATACTGCTTACCATCATCCTTAGTACGTACACCATAAAGAAGCTTAACCTTATTGTTAGGCTGAAGAGCAATGGCATCCTTGATTTCAGAGAAATTGCCAGAGAAATAATCCTTAATATGCTCAAGACCAAAGAGGAAGTCATCAGCATTGTCCTTCTTTACCCAAGAATCATTGACATAGTTGAAAGCATCGCCTACATTAAGATAAGCCTTAAGGAAGCCAATAAGGTCAGCCTCTCCAACACAAGCCATACGATAAGATGAATCAATCTTAAGTTCCTTGCCAGTAGTAGAGAATAGCTTCTTGCCAGCTTTGGCATCCTCAATGTTAGCCCAAGTGGTATTGCCATACTTGTCAATGACTTGTACCCTAGACTGGTCTTTGTTATAAGCAGGAGCATTGCTAAGAGTAAACATTACACGATTGGTAATTTCAATACCATTACAGATGCTAGGGTCGGTCTTGACTATAAATGTAATACGAGCCTCCTTACCCTTATCAGTATCAACTACATATTCAGGGTCATTAGCCATTTCATGGCCATAGATTTCCTCAAGCTCCTTTTTTGTAGGATTGACTGCAACTACATAAGAAGAGCCTACACCAACATACTTCTTGAACTCCTGAGTTTCAGTAGATTCCTGTGTCTTGCCAATAGCAAGAAAAACATAACTGTTATTAATTTCCATAATTGTTTTGTATTTAAATATTTATATTTATTTGTTATTTATTGAATTTTCACAAGTTTAGAGTATTCAGTAGTTAAAGGAGTTAAGAAGTTCTTACAAGTAAGCAGCAACTTCTTAACTCTTTAATAACTTTCACTTGTGAAAATTAAACTATTTGTTAAAAATGTTATTACTCGAATACTGGGGTGTCAACAGGCATTGTATCTTCTACTGTGCTTTCAGTCTGAGGAGTATTAGGAGCTTCATCAACATAAACAGATGATTTTGACTCAGCTACAATATCCTGAGGCTCAGCTACAGCCTCCTTAGGTTCATTATTAACAGAAATGATGTACTGCTTATGCTTCTCATCATAAGAAACAATGTCAGTAGGGAGATACTTAGTAGTCTTCTTAGGCAAGCCATTAACATCAATGCCAGGTTCAATGACCTTCTTGACAAGCTTGTCTACAGGGAAACCAATGACAGAGATAATACCAGCCTCAAGAGAACTAATCTGAGTGTTGCAATCCTCATACTCCTTTGTAAGTTTATCAAGCTTCTCCTTAAGCTTAATACGCTTAGAGAGTAGAGGATCACAAGCCTTGGCTACACACTTAACTGACTGAAACTGACTGTAAGAAATTCTTTTTTCCATTGTTTTTTAAAATTTAAATTGTTATTTGTGAATTGAATGTTTTTATTTATTTTTCTGTGTCGAGGAAAATCTGACTCATATCAACCTTGATATTACCCTTATCATCAGACTCTGCAACTTGAAAGACTTTTTCTCTAAGATGTAGAGGACGAGAACCACGAATGGCATTATCACCTCCAACAAAAGAAATAAGAGTCTTGTTGGCTTGACGAGAGATATAGCCAATGGCATCAGCTTCACCACAGATAATATCACCAGTTTTTCCTGCAATGTCTACAGCCATCTCTGTAGTCTCCTCATCATTCTTTCGGATTTGCTTGTCCTTGACATGACATACAAGAATGAGAGTGTCACAAAGAGGTTTGAACATATTAACCATTTCCTTAATGGCATTGCGCATGTAAAGATAACCAGCACCATTAGGCAATTGACGGACATCAGCCTTAGGGTCAATAATCTTATCATTATTGGCATCCTTTAAAACGTTGCCAATTTTATCCTTCTTATAGCCAAAATTGGCACCCATCTGAGTTCTACGATAAAGGACTGCTGCATAGAAGACAGCCATTTCCTCCAATCGGGAAGCATTGTCAATAGTGATGAAGCGATAGAAGGGCTTGTCGCCATTCTCATGATTCTTCTGTGCAATAAGATTGCGGATTTCAAAAATGTCATTTGCATTTCTTGCCTGTACAGCCATGACATCAAGAGCACGGTAGCCATCCTCAAGGTCAATGATAAGATTGTTGTCAAGACTTGCCATTAATGTGCTCTTGCCACATTTAGGCTTGCCAAACAAGACCATCAACCGAGGGTTGTAGTCAGTGGCTTTCCTACGCTGAGTAGGTAAAACGATGTTACTCATTTTAAATGTTTTGTTTTAAATTGAAAAATTGTTATTGAATTGCAAATGTACTTAGACAAAGAAGTCTAAGCAAGATGCTATAAAATGTACTATGAAAAATGAAGAGAATCATTTAGGCATACTCTCTTGATTTCTTTGAATAAGCTGATAAACTTTGTTAAGTTCAGAAAGATTGTCATATCTAGGAAGAGGTGCATAAAAACCAGTAGCACCATCAAAGTATAAACCAAGAATAGCATTGCTCTCACCATCTCTACCTAAGACAACCTCAAGAAACCTTGCACAACTTTTGAGTTTGGTAATGTCGTATTTTCGATATTCCTTAAGTTCAAAAGCAAAAGGTGAAGTAATGCCAAGCATGACATCACAATCTTTACCAGGCATTTGTTATCATGGAAGCTCTTTATCTTCCATTTCTATAGTTTATGTATTATACTATAGTTCAGACTATCTCTTTATAGACCACTAAATGTTGGTACATATAGGTCTATATCCTGCACTCTTGGTGATTCATCCTCTTCAACACCACTTGGTAAGAGGGTATTCACTAGTCGTTGTTCCTTCATAATATTTCTACTATGCTTGGATAAGGGTTGCCATATGATAACTATGGTTTTCCCAGATTCACAGGATTTATTCAGGACCTCTGGTAAAATACATATATTATCTTATCTTGTACTTAGTACATTCACACATATAAGGTTCTATATTAGATTTCATGTGGCGAAAACTTTTAGCTTTAATATATAGAGTATGATTTTCGCATATAGTTGTTTCAATATTAAACTTCTCTAATAAGAAGGTTTGAAACTTTTGAAGGTCTTCTATACTAAAACAATTAGTTGCAAGTTGACCTCCACAATTAGCTTTACTACCATCATCCATAAACATATAAGCCAATGATTGCCAAGTAAAATTATTAAAAAGTTCAATAGGAATCCTTTTTACTCTATTCACATAGAAATGTTTGTATATCTCATTAAATGCAGGGTTGGCAGGAAAATCAATCCAATATGATTTATATTTCTTTCCAGTTCTAACATCTAACTTTGATACAGAAACATAGGTATGAGGATTAAGATTAGATAACTTATCTGCAATATAATAGGAATATTCTTTTTGTTTTTCACCATGTGCTGTAGATAATCTTGCATTTTTATTTCTACATTCCATGCTTCCATCGCCCATCATGATTCCTAATATTATTTCTAAGTTATCTTGTGTAAGAGAGTTAAGCTCATTCTCCCTAAAACTCTTTCTGAAGTAACCATATCTCATTCTATGAGAATAAATTCCATCAGAAGACATGCCTAAGATTTTGCCTATTTCTTCATCTCCAAGCCCTTGATTAAAAAGTTCTTCAAATTTTTCATTGTCAATCTTGGATATTTTATCATAGGTAAATTGAGACTCAATTCCTCTATTCTTTCTATGAAACATAATATTGCTTGCTGTTACACCAAATAACTCAGCAATTTCTGTATCCATATATCCTTCTTGAGCTAATGACATTGCTTTATCTATATCTTCTTTAGACATTTTTGCATCATAAGCTCCCTTTATATTATTTTCCTTTTTGAATTTTGTTAATGTTGCAACAGATACATTAAGAAGTCTACTTATTTCAATACTTGATTTTCCTCCATCCAGCATTTGTTTTATTAATGCTGGATTTCTGTTAACTTCTGATTGCCAAAAGTTAACAGGAAGTCCAAGTTTATGTCTTCTTCTTTCTATTGTTTTTCTGCTACAACCTAATTCTTTGGCTATTTTACTATCACTTAATCCTTGATTATAAAGGATTTGAAATCTATCCATATCAATACATACACTTTTATCCATATCTTTATTTTTTATTACAAAGGTATAAGGCACTTTTGGTATATGTTTTTGTGTAAAATTGGTTCTAAGTTAATCTAATAAATGTATTTATTTTTATGTTTAATCCTGACTATCAGCCAAACCTTTTTGTGTAGGTCTAATCTTATTAGCTTTGAATGCTTCAAGAGAGAGTGTCTCAGAATTTTGCTGTTGTACAACTACTGGAATGTAATTATACTTATTACGAACTATCTTAAAATACTCAGAGAGCTTTTTGATAGAAGTACGTAAATCCATACCACGTTCAGTAGATATAAGACCTATGTGGTCTATTATACAAAGAACATATTCATCAGGGTCGTTAGGTTCATAATAATCAAATATCTCCTTGTCATAACCCTTGACCTTCTTTTTATGAATAGTACCATGCTCTTCAGCATACTTATCAAGAACATGGTAGATACCAGTAGGATTTCTATCTGGAATCCATATAACATGCTCTTCAAAGAAATGAAGTATAGACTGATATTCTAAAGTGTTAAGAAGATCAAGAATGTCTTGTGAAAGAAGTCTGTTAGAATCAACAGATTTGAATGTTTTGATGTCAATTCTAATTTTACCCCCAGACAACTTATAAAGAAGGAAACAAATGAATTTGCCAGTGATGTTCTCAGCTTTCTCCTCAAGAAGGGCGTAGAATATCTTAAGTCTAACAAGATCTGGATGCTCATAAGCATAGAGAACAGTGTTGAAGAGAAAGAGAAAATTGGCAATCTTGGACTTAGAAGCCTTTGCACCTCCAGAGACAAGATAATAAGTACCTAATTCAACACCAGGATAATCATAACGAAATACTTGGAAAGGAGAAGGAATGCAATTGACTTTACCACTAAGAATACGTTGTCTTCGTTCTTCAGCATTTTGTAATACTCGTTGAATAAGACCCATACTTAATTTCTGCTACTCATTAACCAATCATCACCATCAACAATGTCTTGAGGCTTATCTTCAGTTTTGTTTTCAAGGAAAGTAGCCAAGTCAGAGAGTTGTTCAACATGTATCTCATCATTATCAGTAAGTCGTCTATCATCCTTGATGATAAAATACTTGGCAAGACGCATGCCTATATAGCCTTTAGGAGCATAAGTGTTGACATATCTTTTAGTGGCATCAATGATGTCATCATCAGATACATCTCCATAGACTGTGAGAAACTTCTTGAGTCTGTTCTTGATTTCAGTTTTATTACATCTGAAATAGAATGGAGACTCTCGGCCATTAGCATACATCATTTTCTGTTTAGGGAAACACTCTTGTACCTTTAAGGCAAGAACTTCAAGTCGTTGTTCATCAGAGGAAAGAATGCTATCAACCTTACTCTTCCATTTGGAAGTGATGTCAGGAGAACTTTGCTTGAAAAGGTCTAATGTAAGAATACCACGATTGACCATATTAGTAGCAGTCTCTTTGTACTTGCCCATGCTTATAGCAAGAGCAATGAGTGTCTCTTGTAATGTGAGACCAAGTTTGAGGCACTTAGCCTCGTCAATTTCAATTTTCTTCATGTTGTCTGTTGTTTTCAATAATTGTCATGAACATAGATTCCATGTCATTATCTTTACTTGTTTTAAGAATGAAATATTTGAGAAGCTGCATGTGACTTTTATCATCAGAGAAGGACTTTACGTACTCTTCTGTTGCCCTTAGAGCTTCCTGTTCAGTAAATGAAAAGTTATATTCAACTACAAGTGTACGTAGTTTCTGTGCAATGAGAGGAGTCAAGCTAATCCAAGAATAAGAAGTGCCAGACTTGTTGCCTTTAGGATAAAGAGCTTGTAACTTTTCAGCCAATGCAGTATAATCAATATTACTATTTGTTATCTTATCATCAGATGATACAAGAATACTTGTTACTAAATCTTTAGTATTGTTGGAAAGAACAATCTCATTAGGATTGAACACATTGGTACTGACAAGCTTGTTTGTTATTAACCTGTCAAGACATTCCTTGTAATTAACACTATAATATCCTATGAGCAACACAAGGAACTCGCCCATAGTAAGATGCTCATGTTGGAGTACATCTGTATTTACTGTAAATTTCATAATACATAATTGTTTAAACCTTTATAAACGCAAAAAGCACAACCCCTGGGAAGGAGCTGTGCTGAATATTAGGAATCTTTTTAAGCCTTAATGAGCCTATCTAAATTTCTTTAAACCTTTAAAACAAGGGTTTCTTTAAATTTTATAGAAAGTTGTTTTTAGCATTTTCTATATCTTTGGCTTAGAGGATATTCTTTGTCATAAAGTCCCTTGCCTTCATAAAATTCCTCATAAGTAATATTAGAAGCTATAATATTCTTCTTAACGCAATAATTGTATAATGTTTTAAAGCATTTATCTATTATCTGATTAATTTCCTCTGGATATATATTAGTTGCATCATATCTTAGAGGTAGATGTCTAAACATACCACAAGCACTATAATAAGTTATAGTTTCTTTTTCACAACTGTCTACTATATTATTATAAATGTTTTCATAGTGAGAAATGAGTTCCTTAATAAACCTTTCTTGTTCATTTTTCTTATGAAATAATTTTTTAAAAATGTTCATACTACTTATGTGATTGATCGTATAATAAATTGCCTGAGATTCCTAACCCTATAGGTATTAATTCTTTAAAGATATTGGAATTATTTAAATCAAAGTTTCCATTGTTACCATATAAGGATTTTCTACGTACTTTTTGACCTAATACTAAATCATCTCCAATATATTTTCTACTTATATACATTGGAATGGTTTCATTAGGTAAAGCATCTTTTATTTTTGTTAATTGAATATTTGGACCTGGGTCTACAACATTATCTATTCTAATAACATTGTTTTCTGTTAACTTGGGATATACTAAATCATCAGTAGAAGTATTTGGTAATACCTCATTCCATTGTCTTCCCTCAGCATTTGCTACAGTTTTTATATCAGTATTTTTAGGTATAACAAAAGGATATACATCTTTACCATAAGTAGGAGCTATTTTTGAATTAGTAGAAGTCCAAATAACTCTATCTCCTAACATATCTCCTGTTATATTATTACCTTTCTCATCGGTATAGAAACTCATATCATCAAAATAAGTATCTTCACCATGATGTAAAATCTCGTTTCTGTAATTATTCTTGACATTTTTACTTTGCAACATTACCCATCCCCTAGGATCACCTTCCCATTTAGAACCATCAGGCATAATCAACCAAGTACCATTGGCTTTTGCTTGCTGCTCAATATCATGATATTCTTGAATATGAGATTTTAATGTAGAAATATCAGAAGCATCATATTCATTAGGTTTGTACTTATCAAACCATCTTTCAGGAGACCAATCTAATTCAGAAACAAATGGTTTTCTTGCTTTATCAAGTCCAGTAAGACTTTTGAACATAAGTCCAGCACCACCTGCTAAATTCATAGCAGTCTCAGGAGTAAACTCTCCTTGACTAATATCATAGGCACCTTTGGCTGCAAAACCAAGACCTAAGCCAGTATTGGCAGCATCTACAATAGGATTGGACATAAGAGAGGCTATACCAGCTCTTGCAGTTTGTCCTGCTGTAGTAGCCAAGGCTGATTGACCTAAAGCTCCTACTAATGGAGTAGAGGCTACTGCAAATGGAACTGCTGAAAGAGCTTGGCTCCATGCAGAAAGGTTAGGATGCTCTTTCTCCCAAAGATTATGGGAGAGAGCACCCTTGATAGCCTTATTTCTTAAATGAGGATTATATTCCTTGTGAGGAGTATCAAGAATCTGTGTTTGGTCATTATTCTGTGTGAGATATTCGTTGAACTGTGTAGATAGAAGATTCTCCTTTGAAGGAGTAACAACTACCTCGTCAAGGGAATGGACTGGCATGACAGACTTGGCTGTATCATTATCACCTAAGACAAAATAGTTGCCATTAGCATCGGCAAACACATTACCAAGAGTCTGCTGCCCATCTGTCAGTATGTTGGCTGAAGCAGAAGGGTAGGAGACTCCTTTGTATTTGATAGGATGAGAGTAAGAGAACTCTCTTAAAGTATTGTTATCTGACATAATATCAAAGTTTTATGGCAAAGTAACAAAAACTATTTGAGAGTGCAAAGAGTATAAGCTTATTTCTTTAAGAAACTTTGAAGTTCGGTAAGAGAATTGACAGTATGAATAGAGTCAGGATTGAAATCCTTTATCATATCTTCCAATATCTCCTGCTCTCTAGTGTTCCTGTAGAAAGGCATAATGATAACAGGAGACTTATGTCTTAAAGCACGTCCACATCTTTGCACACTACATACCTCAGACGAGGAATAATTGGCAAAGATAGCATATTTACAGTCTACAAGATTAGCATTTTCATTGAGAATGTTGACAGAAGTGATGTGATTAATCTTCTTATCATTGAAATTCTTGTATATTAACTCAGAGTCGGGATTCTTAGAGTGTATGCAATACTTGCCAAGAGATTCAGCCTGCTCTATAGTCTTACAAAAAGTAAGAGTACGCTCATTAGCAAGACTTGAGAGTATAGCTAGGACTATATTGTTTTTAAGATTGGCAAGATATTTAATACGTTCACCACATGAGAAAAGCCATTTGTTTTTGATATACTCCTGATGAATGCGCATAAAAGAGTTCTTTTGAAACAGAATCTGAGAGTTCATGTCATTAAGTTTTTGACGTTGAGTGCAAGAGATAATGGCATGTACTTTCATTTTACGATAACTCCAAAGCTTAGAGAAAGAACCATGATAGAGGGGACCTTTAGCCTTAGGATTAATCTCTATGAACTCTGTGGGATGAACATTATCAAGCTCAAGAGGAAAGAGAATAATCTGAGGTTCGGGAAGCACTCCATCCTTAATAGCATCAGTAATATTGCATAGTACTGTTTGAGCATGATATTCATACTGTAAATACAGCTTTAGCTTTTTGGGGATTGTAGCACTAAGACCAATAACATTTCCAAATGAGATAGTATGAAAGAGGTCATGTCTGAGGTCACTACTAAGGTGATGACATTCATCCATAATGATGATGTCGTAATGCTTATCAACATGCTTATGAAGTGACTCATAACATTCAATAATAAGATTAGCATTACCCTTAATGCCTCCCCATTTAGCCAATTCATCTTTCCAAGTTTCCTTATGAACAGTTTTTGCTACAAGTAGAAGTATGGAAACTTCAGATTTATCCTTGTAAGTAGTTTCTATAAGATGATTTGTCATTCGTATAGAAATATAACTCTTACCATAGCCAGTAGGAAGTTCAACTAAGGTAAAGTTGGACTTGCTTAATGTTGTAAGGCATTGAGAATAAGCTTCTTCTCGTGTCATTTTATTTTGAGATTTAAGAATACCATATTTCAGGTATGTTGTTATCAGAATGTTGATTCATGTGCTTCAAGTGATGAAAGATAACTATCAGCTTCCTCGTCAAGGAAATAATCCTCTATCTCCTTTGTAGGAAGAGTATCTACCATAGCCTCAAGGAATAATTTTTCCTCAGAAGGATCATAATTGTTGAAATGTGTTACCATAATTGTTTGGAATTTAAGTTAATTATTAAATATGATGAATGTATGTTAGTAAGACATACAATGAATATACAAAAATGAAAAAATCCTCCATGTCTCACGACAGAGAGGATTAAAACTTATTAATCACATTTTAAACTACAAATAACTATTATACCTAAATTATGACTTGAGTACTCCCTATTGGGCTTGAACCAATGACACCAGGTTTAGGAAACCTGTGCTCTATCCAACTGAGCTAAGGGAGCAAAAACTTCTACTGTTCTCACGAATGGTAGAAGTAAGTAAATTAAAAAATAAAAACATCATAATCTAACCTTTCGCCTACGGTTATTTACAACAACAATGCAAAGATATATTGTAAAAATAATAATTCAAAACATATAACCAAGAGACTAAGACCGTCTTAATGGGAATATGAGATGTGCTTAGGCTTTATCTTCTCTATAATAAAGAAGGTTGCCTTATGTTGAAGAATATGTCGGAAACCAAGTTTAAGGCACTTAAACCAACTTCTTGTACACATCATACCATATTCATGGATGTATGGAAGAAAGCCGATATAGTGAATTTTGTAAAAAGTGATATACCTTTTAGTTCTTGGCATTGTTGTAGTATTTAGAGAAATTCTCGAACTTTACTTTATGGGTAGAAGGGTTGTAAATACAACGTGCTATAAGCTGGGTGTTTGATTTAGATACATTAAACATAATATAATGGTTTTAATGGTGAAACAATGTTATAAGATTATCGTCAAGGATACTGAGAAGTTTTCTTCTGTAGAACAACTCGTAATTAGCATTAATATTCTTATGACGATGGTAGTTAAGTCTTGCAGTATTAATTGTGTCTAACTTATTCATGAGAAACTTATTTTTATATTTGAGTTGATTACACCGTATATTAAGATAGATGACTATGGATAATAATAAGAGAATAAGGAATATTGTTAATAGTATAAGCATAATTATTATTGTTTTAATGTTGTTTATTTTTATAGCATGGACAATCAGGGTCATGGGCAACTCCTACACCATTATATATACGCCAAATATAATACCTATGACCACGGTATTTAATATAGCTATCTGGATAATCCATTGAACTACTTTCAGGTAACTGAGTTGATTGAGTTCTTGATTTACATGCATAAAATGTTATGAGTGTGAAAAGTATAAAAATGTACTTCTTCATATTTTTATCTTCATATTATTAAATGTATTATCTATAATCTTATAGTCTAAACTACCAATCAGTAATCCAAGAGGAGTAGTACCAGAGATTTTTGAAGAGTCTTGTTTAAGATAAAAGCCTCCATAATCTTCTCTCCATATTACTTTGTAAATAATTGGTCCAAGTTTAAAAATATCACCCTCATAAACCTCATTACCATTCTTGTCTTTAAAACCAGTATATTGTCTAACAGTTGAAGGGTCTACTTCTACTCTGTTACAGATAGAATCTTCATACCATTCAATATATGTGCCATTTGGAGTTTTGACAAAAGAACCATATATCCATTTAGTATTGTCTTTGCGTTTAGCACGGAATTTAATTAGTCTCATTTTTATCCTTTCCTTCTAAATTATTGTCAAAGATATTTCCAATTATTTTCCAATTTGATAGTTTTTCATTTACATAAAAATCTAACAATAAAGTATCTCTATAAGTTTTGATGTTACGTAGAAAGTATGAACCTTTATAGTAAACTACGACTTTATAGTGTTCCTTTATGCTTTTATCACCTACATACTTAAGTATGTCATTCTCATAAATTTCTTTACCATCACAATCATTCACTTCAGTATATTGACTAACTGTTTCTTCCTTGACCTCATAACCTCCGACCATAGTGCGAGGTTCTAAGCCTGTGGTTGTTATTTTTTGGTTGTGAACCAAGTCACCATATTTCCAAGTGTCAGTGAAGACATCTTTGCCACGAAATTTGATTGTTCTCATAATTGTTTTGTTTTTTTGTAAGTTTTGTATGTTTAGTAGGGGTAGTAGGATTCATATTGTTATTCTTCTTCAAGTTCTACAGGTTCATCTTCCCATGTAAGTATTCTACCAATAATCTTTTCAACAGTACCTTTTGGGAGTTCTATCGTATCAATAAGCACATAATCATCTTTATATGGTGCTTCCCAACTTTGTAAACCACAATTTCTATAAGGCTTAGATGCAAATATCCATTCAATGCCTATTCCGTCTACTGCTAACCATGCCATAACTATTGATATTTATTTTCTATGATTTCAAAGTCTACTATGTCAGCATATTTAGCTTCAGTGATAAGCATGCCAAAGTACTTTCCAAAGTGTTGAGCAATCTCATTAGATGCACACCCAAGGAACTCAATAGAAGCATCAACATCACTCGTACCATCGTAAGAGTTGAAGTTACCCAAGCCAGCAAAATTACCATAATTAGTGTGGCCACTAAGAACATTATATAAAGTTCCTTCATTCTTAATCTTACCTATTATCTCTATTTTACCTGATTCAAATTCGTCTTTGTAATAAGTAGATTTTTCAGTTACAAATGGAATGAAAGGATAATAAGTGTAAGAGTCTTTTGGGTCTTTTGTAAGATGCAAATCTTGACCTAAGTTAAGAGCTTTTCTTACAATATTCAATTTAGACATTGCAGCAGAAGCTTTTGAATACATAGAAATATCATTAATAGTATTTTTTATGTATACTTTAGTACTTTCATTATATTTAAGAGCATTAAGAGCATCTTCAAATGTTTTGATTTTTGTAAAATCAAATACATTAAGTTCTTCTTTACTAAAAGCTTGAAGTGCCATTTCTTTAAGTTCTGTACTTTCACTATTATACCACTCTTTTGCTTTTTCAAGAGTAATTGTTATGTTTCTTTCCATACTATTTGTTTTATTGTTAATTTTAAATGAATAATTTTATTTTATAATTTTAAACTGTAAATATTTATCAACCAAATAAACATGGATCAGCATTCTCTTTTAATATTCTTATTACCTTTTGCTTAGCTTCCTCAGATAAGACTACACCAGCTTCAATAGCAGATATATTCTTACAAATATTAAGCCCAGGAACTAAATTTTTTATATTTCCCATATAAGGATGGGGATTAATATATATAAATCGATAACCAAAGGCACTGATAAGTGCCATTATTTCTTTAAATTCCTTGTCAGTAAGGTTAGCATTATTAGGAACTTTCAATGAACGTTCAAGAGTTTTAGCAGATTCCTGCCATCCTATCTTAACTCCAGCTTCATAAGCTTCACGCTGATTTCCCTTAGAACCTGTGAATTTGTGATTAAGGTTCCTATCATCAGCTTCTTTCCAAAAAGCTCTACTAAAAATATTTGTAGTATGATGAGGAACAACAAGATAAGAGTTATCATTTTTTAAAAATTCTTCTGCGGTCATAGTTCACAATTTATTTATATGATAAATGTCATAACTTTCCATATTATTTTAATTTGTAAAATATACTGTATCGTTAATACTATATTGTTTATGTGTTGGAAAAGTAATACAAGTATTTATACCATTTTGTACAGAATCATTAATAATAATAGTTACTTGATTACCATCTACATCTTTTTGGATATTAATTACAACTCCTTTATCATTAGAAATATAAAAATCATCAACACAAGAAGTCATAAATAATAAAATAGCAATTATACCAAATTTTAATATTCTCATATTATTATTTATTCCTTTATACCAAATGGCGTACCATCAGTAAAATTAAAATCTTCAAAATCAGCCTGAAAGTCACAATTATCATTAATATTGCAATATGTAGTATACTTGTTTTCCTCTTTATACTTTACCCACCCAAATGGTTTGTGTTTTAACATTTCCTGCCAACACTCTTCTGTGTTCTTGAAGGGGCGATATTCAGAGTTTGGCTTAACACGATAATTTTGTGGCTTTTCCATTAATACCATAGGGTCAATCTCATCTCCTTTTTCAAAATCTATCCAAGCACCATTAGACCATTTAAACTGTACTGTTTTGTCTTCTGCGAACGCCTGAATTATAGGTAGCATCTTTTTGGCTTGCTCTCTGTTCATATTATTTCCTCCTTTATGTTTAATCTTTAATTTATCCAAACGATTCATGTTTTAATATTTCTTCCCAACTCTCCCCATCTAAACCTTCAGATTTGTCCTTACTTAAAAGGCTGTGAATATGCTGTATGCGTTCATGTAATTCTTGTTTCATTAACTCATATTGTTTTAGCCTTTCCCGTAGAGAAAAGTCTCCGTCAAAATCACCAACATAATAATCTCCCTCAAATAGGTCTGGGATATATAATTTGTCTGCATTTTGCGTACAAGAATTTAAAGCAAGTATGTATCTTTGGTTTTTTGGATGTATCATGAGATATGTCCAACACATAAAATTTCCATCTTTGATTTTTGTTATTGTGCAACCATCAGAAAGTTGTGAAAACTCCTTTAATTTTTCCATCTTAATTCTCCAATTCTTTAAGTGCATTATGTAAATTGACAATCGCTTTTTTAAGTTCTTTCTGCCTGTCTTCTATCACTTTTGTCTTTTCATCAAAGATAGCAGAACAAACATATACAGAAGATACTTGCATTAAAGCATATTGTATTTTTTTCTTTATAATATTTTCTTTGCTCATTGTTTATTGTTCTTGTTACTATGGTTAAATATATCTTCATTTAGTTTAAACTGCTTTGATAAAAATGAATTATTCTTTATCAAATTGACAATTTCCTCTTCTGTATGAATGTCCTTCCAAAACAATTCGGTATGATCACCAACTCTGTCTTCATCTACAGAAAACGGAACACCATAATTTGTATAAACCTCTCCATGATGTTTGATAACGTGAAGGCCAGGATTCTTTTGAATATTATTTATCCAAACTTCATTATCGCATTCACACCATATTTTATATTCTGCATGTGTCAGAGTTTTGTCAATGCCAATAGGATAATGCCCAGAACACCCATTTGTTCCAAAGTAAATAATTTCTGCCATATTCTCTTTTTATACTCTCCCTGCTGTCACTAGAGAGACGTTAGTATAGTTATTTTCTTTTACGTTTTTTATTTTGCAGATACTGTCCATATTCTTTTGGTGAGCTTGTAAATATTGGGCCGTAAGTTATAAACACAGGCTTGTTGTAATAAAGTCTGCATATTGGATCTATTTGTTCTATATTATTCATGTTTGCTATTTTTACTCAGTCTGACTTTTGGAGTTCTTTCAAAGCTTCTTCCAAACAACAAATGCAATTATTCAAATATGTCTGTCTGTTTTCATATTTGCGTAAAATTGCTAAATGTTTTGCTTTTTGTATCAGCTCTTTAACTTTCTTCTTATCCATAGTTCTAAATTGGTTCTTGTTTAACAACTTCGTCAAGCCTTGCCTCCATCTGCTGAATGATATTGTCTATTATCTTGCCTTGATAGTCAATAGTTACTTCTTTGAGGATAGCTAACTGTGATGTAAGTCTGAATCTGTCTGGTACTGTCATAATCACGTATGTTTAATTAAATAATCCTTGGTTCTCAATGCAACTCCCTTGATAGCAGCCTTCTTGTGAGCTACATTGCCAGTTGTTAAGTCATCTGCCATTTCCTCGATGGTGGTGAATTTAGCAATTAACTTATTGCGTAACTTTTGTTCTATTAACAAAAGTTCTTTATTATCCACTCTATTACTTACCCATGCTGGAAATCCACCAATATTTCCAGTATACTCTGCATCTAAAACATAGAAAGGCACACTGAGATTATTGTGACTTGGTTCATATACCATAACTGATACATAAGAGTTGTTAAGAGGATTTGCTATATACATAACAGAGTCGTCTGGCATATTCCAGGTAATATCTCTAAATCTTCTAAGACTCATATAATTCCACGCCATAATCTTCCTTCTTTTTACTCTTCTCCCTGTTGCCAAGAAGAGGGTGGTTATTATTCTACAATAAATCCATTTTCAGAGCAAGTGTCAATAGCTTTAATTGCTATCCAAATTGCTTGTTTCTGTTCATCATCTGTAAGATTGCTTCTAATCTCACACAATTTTCTCTTTGCTTCTGTTGCTTTCATAAGTTATTGTATTTAAAGTTCAAACTCTCTGACTACTTTTGGTAACTTGTTATAACCTTTTTCAAGATGGTGCTGCTTGCAAGCTTCAATAGCTTCATCTTCTGTAGTGTAATACTGCTTACAACAAGACATATTTAAATTGTCGTTTTCTATTTCTGTCCATATAGGATATTTGTAATATGCACCTTCACTGTTCGTTTCTTTACAAACTAAGGCACGATAACCTTTATGGCTTTTTGTTATTCTGTATTTCATTTTTTGATTAGTGTATTATTAGTGTTACTCAATGTCCATTCCACATCAATTCCTCCATATCCACCATATCCACTCTTTTCTAGAGCTTCAATAACATTAGAAGCATTGCAACAATACTCTCCATTATCGTTTTTCCATTCTTCTAATGTCATAGGAATTGTTTCATGGAGATAAAGATTAGCTAAACCTTCATCATTAAAGGCAAATACATTAGGATATATCTCTGATACTTTACAACCCCAAAGTCCACCATCACGCCAATAATAAGCCGATAAAAAACCTTCTTTGTCCACACGAGGATGAGAGTTCAGTCTCATACCATTAACAAAACATGGCATACCTTTATAATATGGGATGTTTCGTTTATAGGTTATTTTTCTATCTTTTTGTGTCATATTCTATCTATTTATGCCACGAAGGCGTTAAACACTTAGTGATACATAATTCTCATACAAGATATGATTACAGATATAAAACTCATAATCAATCCTATAATAAGACATATTCCTATTATATTATTATTGTCTATTTTCATATTATTATCTATTTTTTTAATAAAATAAATATTCATCACAAGGTTCTCCAACATATTTCCTTGCTTCATCTACAGTACTGAATGTTCTTCGTGTAATGTAGATAAATGGAATACAGCCGAATAGCATATTGTCTTGAACTACATATCGTACTGGATGTAACTTTCCAATAATTCTTTTTGTCATATCTACATCTTTATTTTAAACATTTAACAATACTCTTTTGAGTTTTATTCGTAATTTTTCTTTTAACTCTTTTGCCTCATTCCAAGGTGTATACATTGTAGTATAAACATTATAATTACGTTCATCTATACAATGTAAGCCTGTTATGAGTAATTCCAACTCCTCGTCGGATAATACAATATTTTTGTCCATATTATTACTATTTATATATAAAGTGTTAAACATCTATTTGATTATCACACTTTTCTGTTTCATCAGGGACAGAAATTTCATCCCATATATCACATTTACCATTATCATTGTAGAGACAAGGTTTGTGACAAATTCCTCTAATATCTTCTTTTAACATACTTACACTCCTCTTAATTGTCTTATAACCATACAAATAAAACAGAAGCCTATCATAAAAATAATTATTCCTATTTCCATATACCATGAATGTATGTAAATTTTTATACCTACATACATAAGTACTATTCCTACAATTGCAGTTATTAATAACAAAATTGTCAACATATTTACACTTTCATTTCATGATTAAGGTCTAGACCAAAAAGAATGTTTTGTAGTTCAGACACATACTTTAAACCTTCTTTAATAGTACTTAAAATATCATCTTTTTTAAATCCTACTAAAATATCATAAGTATAGTCATATTTTTCAAGAGCCCATACTTCTTGATGATTATTTAAATCAAGTTTATAATATATCTTAGTCTTTCTCCAACCATTCTTTTCTAGAATTTCTGAAGTGAGAGGAACTGGCTTAATATCTTTGTAATTTATAAGAGCTAAATTAAGTGCAGATAAAGATCTAATATTCCAATGTCCTTCATCATCTCTTTGATAAACCAAGTCTCCTGGAATGTATCTTAATTTATCCATATACTTTACTTTTTATGATTTAGCATATAAGCCATATCGTATATTTTGAGACACATTTGACAAACATCTTCAAGACTTCTTGTGTCCCAATCATAATACATTCTTCCGTGGTCTTCGGTTATTAGTACAACCTGTCTGTCACGGAGAATTCGCCATATCATTCTTAATTTATGTTTCATACACCTACCTTTTTGATGAATAGTTAACTACACCATCCACAATGACCTACCCATAGCTTATCTTCCAACTCGTTACAGATGGCGTCATACTCCTCTTCTGTTATATGATACTTATCAAGTACTTCCTTTGTTGGAGGCTTGGGGTCAAAGTGTTTATCACCACAACCATAAGGTTCTTTAATTCTTTCATTGTGATCAAAAATATCACCAAAATCCCCACTATCAGCATCTTTACCATTAATAGTGAATACTTCTAATTCACATGGTAATCCATGATAAGGTTGAATAACTAATTCCATATTATTTTTGTTTAATCTCATAAAAGATGGTTAGTTACTAAAGCTCATTAAACTCTTTTTGAAATCTTTGTTTTGTTTCATTCAGAAGCTGTTTGAGTTTGGTTTTAAACTCTTTATCACACTCTGAAAGACTCCAAATAGCATCAGCAAGTCTATCATTTCTTGATTTTGAAGACATATTTAAGAGTTCATCTACTTTAGGAATCAAACTCTTGGCTAAAATATTTGCTCTTTCTAATTTATCTATATTCATATTACTATTTATTTAATCCCATAAAGGATAATTAGTTACTTAATACCATATATCTTTGGCAACTTCTTGATAATATTACCACCATAGCTGTCTTTAGTTAAATCAACAAATTTACGGATTGTTGTGCTACCAATATTACTATTGTATTCTTATAAGGTTGCCTATTCTTAGGTCTTCTGCTTTAATTATTTGTCACCTTCTTTCGGTAATATGTCTTTGATGTAGCACCACTTTGTAATTTTGTTATACTCAACAAATTTCTTCCATTCTAAATCATCAAATATACCATCAATACCAACATCCATACCACCTTGTTCATCATGCCACAGGTAAAGAATAGCAGCTGAACCTTGTGGTTTCTCACTTGCATTATGCTATAAAGCACTTTGTAACCATTTTACACCTTCAACAAATGCTTCCCGTTTTGCTGAAACATAGATTCCTTCATCAACCTCTGGCCCATGACCAACATACTGATTAGCTGCATGTTGTATTTTACTATCACCTATCATAGCTTTGTTGTGTTAATTTTGTTATTCATTGTTGTATGATTCATAGTTTTCTTTTGTGATTTCTTTGTAGAATGTTATTACAATACTATCTGTTGGTATTACAAAGTCCTCTAAAATATGTTTTTCTACTTCGCGCAAAGGAAAGTCATCCTTTGTTGTACCATAAGTACCTTTGATATGGATTATATCTCTACCTTTTGAGAGTATAGCAACATAGTAGTAATACTTTTCCTTTATAGTTATTTGATCTTTTATTATCATGTACTTTTTCTTTTGTTGTTAATATCTTCTATAGCCCTTGACACCTTTGACGTTAAATTATCAATATACTCTATGGTACTTTTACGAGTTTCCTCTTCAAAGGCTATATAGTTATTAAATTCATTGATAATCTGGTCAAAGGTGTCAGGGGAAAGTTTCTTGCCAAGCGTTACTTCTTGCTTACAAGATTTTAGTAAATTTCTGATTGACTCTATTCTTTCCTGTTTACACATGTTGGAGAATCTATTGTATCCAATAAATATTCATTACCCTCATAAGAGATACATATACTATACGCAGCTCTAGTACATATATAAGGAAAAGGTTTACCCTCATCATAACCTAAATAAATATCGGCTTCCCAAGAGTCAGTATCATCATCTCTCACTAATACTTTGTCAAAAGGCTTAAACTTCTGTTTTACAAGTTTATGCTGTTCTTTGTCATACTTATAACCTTTTCTAGTTATAGCTGAGTATAGTTTATTTCTATCAGTTGTAGATGCAATGGTTACTAGCTGAATACAGCGGTTTACATTATTGCTAATAAAAACATTTAGAGCCTTATTTGCATACAGAGTTGCTGCTATTGTCACAGAGCTATCATCTCTTATTTTTGAAACTAAACATAAGTTACCTTGATTATCAATAATAACATCACCTTCTTTAAACTTAGGTTCTATTTTCTCTAACTCTAAAGTATCAGCATTCCATCTATATCCTGCTTCTGTCATTTTATCAAATAGTTTTTTCTTAGCTTCTTCTGATGCTGGAATATAAAATTTGCTAGTCCAATAAATATCTGATTGACTAACCTTAAATGTACCTGTAGTATCAATGCCACATATATATTTATGAAATGCATTATTAAATGCATCTGCATATTCATCAGATATAATAAATGCCTTATTATCAGACATCATAATGTCACCTCTCTTAACAGGAAGTCTGAACTTTTTCCAATCTCTTTGGTCTTTAGATGGGAATAGGACACATTCTCCATACTCAGAGTAAGAGCCATTTCTATGAAACACTCTTGGACTACCATCTTTAACACTGATCACTATCATGTCATCGGGGTTTATTTTGGAAAATTCGACTTCCCCAAATACAGTACTATATAATTTAGTATCTTTAGGGCAATATTTTAATATTTCTGCTATATTCATAATTTTATCATTTAATATATGTATAAATGTCTAAGTATATTTCAGCTAACTCCATCTCTTTAAGATTGTCAAAAGCTTGCTGCTCTGTTAGACCCATGTTATTTACTAAGTTATTAAATTCTTCTTCATCATAAACAGCTTTAGTATTTATGGCATCGTAATCCAATGTTTCATATTGTTCACCAAAGCGAGTTTCTGCGGTTATTCTTACTTCTAAATCACCATTTTCTTGTTTATAGTGCTCTAGAATTTTTTGTAATTCAGATATTTTCATTATAATAAATTATTTGATTTACACCATTCATAAGCCTTTCTAATAGCTTCTTCAGGAGTGTTTGCTATAGCATCATATATAGAATCAAATGCATAGCAACAATCATAACTTAAACGATACTTACCATCAATACATTTACTAAGTATCGGTAAATAACCACCTTCTTGGTCTTTCTTCCAATTTCCATTTAGTTGTGGAAGTTTTGCAAACATTTCTAATTCTGTCATAAGTTACTTATTAAGTAAAACATCTGCTGCTAATAATCCTTTTATTAACATTCCTAATTCTCGTTTATCTATATAGAATAGCCTTCTTGCTATTTTACCATCTTCATAAGCAGAGAGTAGAACTCTATAACCTTCCTCTATTTTTATATTAATAAAGGCATGATTTTTCCAATTTTCAATATCTATATTAAATACTTCACAATTTTTTATACCTTTATCCATAGTTATTAGTTTTTATAAACAATATCAAGAATTTCTTGGAAGTTAGGGTTGTCAATTACTGCTAGAGCATCTTCTTCATTATTAAATAGAGCTTCTAGACTATATGTAAAGTTGTAAGATGCGTAAGGAACTACTTTATAATAATAATTAGTACTATCATAGCATATACGGTATCTTGCATTTAATTCAGCAGTATTCCTATTATAATATTCAGCAATATTAAGAAGTTGATTTAGTGCTAATAACTTTTCGAGTTGTTTTTTAGTAGTAGCATTATTTTTATCTACTCTGACATTATCAATAAAAGCATTAACTCGGGTAATTTCACCTCGGTTACCTATATAATAACCTGATTCGAATATACTATTGCACACATCATCATATGTAATATCTTTCTTTATAGGTTTGAATCTAATACACTCAAATGTAGAGTTTTCTTTATCAATTTCATAACCTTCTGGAACTTGTACTTTGAGTTCTTTTGTTTCCATATTATTTAATTTATTTATTAGAGAGGGAGAAGTACGAATTGAACGTATTTTGATTACTTGATGTATTAACTTCATCCATTGTTATTTATTTGCTAAAACATTATATAGCTAATAATGGAAAGCCTTCACCTACAACATTATCTTGCGTTACCTTTTTATCTTATCACCTGTCCTACATATTTGCAACTATGTAGGCATCTCCCTATTTTTTATGAAAAATTATTTATAATTATTTAATTTGCTTTTGAGTTTCTTTTAATAATGTTAAGAACTTAGCTTTAAATTCATCATCTGTAACTATAAGTAAATGAAGACCTTTTAGATATTCATTATCTATATTATTTATATGATTGATGAGGTACTTTAAAGTATATTTCTTTATTAATTCCGAATAACTATCATCGTTGTAGCTTAACATTTTTAGTGATATTTATAGGAGTATCTTCTTTGAAGTACTCCCATGATGTGTATTCTTCTTTCATAGTTCATTATATTCTTGTTGTAAACAAACTGCATCTTCATAGTAATCATCTATAAAGAATTGACATTCAAGTTTACTTGTTACACTTCCTTTGAATTTAATGTTCATCCATTTCTCAATTAGCTTTATTTTACTTCTTTGAGAAGGAGTTGATCTTTCTAATGTAATCATTATTTATAAACTACTGTTGTATCTATGGGTATATTGCCTTTATATGTTATTTGTAGAGTTGTTTTATCTCTATAAACATCTATAGCTTTAGGATATTTAAAACTATCTATACACCATAGTCCGAATGCTGCAATCACACCTCCAAGAAATGCAGTTACAGTAATAGGTATGTCATAGTCAGATTCTACAAAAACTTTAGCAAATAATATAGATCCAATAAGTATTGCAATTATTCCTATTATAATCATATTGTTTGTATTTTTAATGTACATTGTTTACACTCTGGGGAATGGATGATTCCTTTACCAGGAAAATAAATGTAATCATGATGCTTATATTCAAATTCTATAGGAAATATAGGATTAGTAAGCATATGATAACTTGTTATTAATATACCAATTAATAAACTCAATAATATTATTGTATAAAAATACTTGCTCATTTTAATATTTTTACTTTAACTTTCTCTAACTTAACTCTTCTAGTATCTTTAGGGTGAATTAGAATATCAATACAATGATTGTGACGTTTGTTCATGACATCTTTAACTTCATAGATACCAAAACCTTCAATATATACTCTTTTAGGTTTGTTTTTAGGAAACAACCATAGTAAGTCTCTTGAAATTGCACACCACTTTATCTTATTATTCTTTAGATGACGAAGATTTATCTTACTACCATCAGAAGTAACCAGTGGCTCAGAATTACACTGAGCCTTGACTGGTTGATAATAGGTGAGAGTGACATGAGTTATTGTTTCTCCTATGATAGGAATATTAACTATAAAGAATAGTAGAGATATTAATATGTATTTCTTCATTTGTAATATAATAATTAAAAGTAATATAATTCTTGAGTTGTTACAATTTACATCCAGGCTGTCTGTATCTATGGTATTTCTTAACCTCTTCTATAGTGTGCTTACTTTGTTTTTCTCTGTGCTTTGTGCATTTAGCACAGAGATTTACATCTTCATATAGAGAACACCCTGATGTAGTATTCATTCTACTAACTCTATAAGAACATTTTTCTTTTTTTAGAGGACATTGTTTTATCTCTTTTGTTCTCATATTACTAAATCTATTTTTAAAAGTTATTTTACTAAAGGAGAACAAATTAATGTTCTCCTAATTTAGATAAAGCTTCTGCAAACGCATCTACATATTCATAAAGATGTTCTTCTTCCTGTGAGTCTTGAGCTTGTAGAAAAGCAATTACTTGTTGTGCTATTAGTTTACCTTCTTCAGTACAAAAAGATGTATCAACTTTATACCATTCAAGAAAGTCTGATGTATTAGTTGTTTCATATTCTTCTACACCTGCTCCTCCTGATGTTAATGCAATGGCTTCTACTAGTTCTTTATGTGTCATAATTTTAAAATGTTAATAATATTAGAACCCTATGTGAGTTACAACCTCACTACAATGCTTGTATTTAATAGGGCTAATTCCAACCTTTTTAGTTTGATAGCATAACTAAAATCGGTACTAATAATAATAAGACCTCAATATACTTACTATCCTTGTATATTGTTCTTTGTACGGTCTAATAATTAATACTAATTAGAGGAAAGCTTTTACATAATACAAATTTGTTGTTTGGGTGGATTTGTATTATGATTTTATTTATCCACATAAAAATCTAAACACAGATTAAACTATCCAGCGTTGCTTTATGTTCAATTATTACATTTATGTTGAAGATTATATTCTCTTACTATTTTTAATGCTTCTTCTTTTTCGGTTTACTAAATTCATAAATTATATGATTAATTTGTGCATAATCAAAATATTCAGAGAAATCATCAGTACTAATAATTATACTATCTTTATGATACAATATATTAGCTTTATCATTTAGTGTAAAAAAACCACGGTCATAAACACTTATAGTAATATAACCTCTAAGATTCTTCAGGGCTTTCTTTGTTTTACGAATACTCATATTTTTAAAGTGTTAAAGCGTTATACATAGACACAGAGTTACCATCAGACTATCCAGTGCTAATAGTTCCTCTGTGTTTCGTCCAGTCTCATCAGTATGAATTTTTAAGTCTCCTGGCTGACTTAATTTAGAAATATTTTAATTTCCATATTTGTTTTCTGAATCATCATCTTCTTCTATTGGATTATCAAATCCATATTTTACAGCAACAGCTTTGAATAAAGGAAGTCCATACATAGAATAATTATCAAAGTCTTTAAGAGGGTCTTCAAGTATAAACAACCATTCCTTGACTACATCAAACATTAATTTGGATATTAGAAGGTTTTTCTCCAAAGCTTTTTTAAATCCAAAAGCAACATCACTTTCAAGTTGTTTAAGAACGTTTTGTTTAGTAAATTCTATAGTTTTATGGTATTGTTTTGAAACTTCTCAATCTATAGATTTTGCTTGTTCTACAGTAAGGAATTGACGTAATCTACGTCCAAACATATCTCCAAGAAGTGAGTTAGATTTGTTCCAATTATTAAGTATATAATCTAATTGTAGCATGAGTTTTATTAGTTTATATTTACAAGATTTTTGTTGTACTGGTTGTATGCAAGTGAGTTCTGGATATTGTACCACTTGAATACTTGAAGGAATGATTTGTTCATGATGTTGTTTTGTAGAGCAAATCTTATTATTGTTTGTAGATCTGATTTATCCATGATTATATATCTTTTAAGTCCTTTAAATTGCTGCAAACTATTTGTCTAAACCCATCATCATCCGTAAACTCTACGGATGAGTATAATTCATTTCTATCTAATTGAGGTTTACTAATAATTCTACCTTCTACATACTTATATTTAGTTATGTACCCATCGTCAATTTTTATAGTATTTTCAATAGGTATTAAGCATTTTTTTCCAATATAATCATCATATTTACCTAATTCTTCTTGAACAATATTCTCTAATTTAACAACACTGGTTTTAATGTTAGTTATGATAGCTGCTGATTCCTTAGACTTTTCTAGTATATAAGTAAATGTCAGTGCCTTACGAAGGTCTTTAGATAAAATATCTGTTTTACAGAGTTTATTTAATTGCTCTGGTGAATGCAATATCTTCATATTATTTATTATTTAAGTGATTTGAAACTTTAGCTTTTCTTAATTATGTGCTAAATAAATCAAGAACATCTTGGGTTGAGTATTCTACCTTAGTTGCAGATGGAGTAGGAGAGACACTCTTAGCCACACGCTTAGAAGTGTTCTCTTTATATTCCAACTGTATCTGAGATAGAATATGGAAGATATCAGTATTATTGTCAATGTTGTTAGCTTTGACATACTGGTTTATCTGTGAGAGGGTGATCATATAATCCTAAGGATATGATTAATCTGAGCTTCTAAATTTTATTGTATGTCATTTTCATCACATGCCATTATGTCCTTGAAACACTCAGCCATCGCTTCTTGTTTTGCAAGCATTTTAAAAGTATTGACTAAATGGTTGGTGTTCATATCTTTGATAGGAATGTTTTTACCATCTTTTGTTGTCCAGATAATAGAGCCAGAGTTGCGCTGTCTAAGCCACAACTCTAGTTCTAAGTCTTTTATGGTTGCCTTTCTCATACTATAAATAGTAATCATTGAACAATGCTTCAAACTCCTTATCGGTGAGAATAAGCACTTGCTTTCCCTCATTTTTCTTGTGAATAGCTTCTAAAAGCTTTATAGCTTTCGTTGTCATAATTATAAGTCATTTAAAAAGTTATTTATAACAATTGTGTGATACTTCTCATTTTTAAGATAAGTACTTATAGCTGTATTGCATTTTTTCATGTCTCCACTACAAAGTCCTTCAGCTATTGGCAAAGTTATAAATTGATGATACATAGTAAATAAATAATCACCATTTGTATTAAATACTACATAGTCCTGTTTGTCATAGTTGTCTATAGTAACTTTGTCTGTAATTGTTTCAATAACAATATTTGGATATATAATCTTTGTCATAATGTGTAATATTAGATAGTTATTCCCAAGCTTGTGTATAGAGAGGCTCAATAGTTATGTACTTAAAGAAGTCACTGCCCCAACCTTTTCTATTACATCTCATAGATACTTTTGCTGTAAAGTACTTTTCATCAACTTCTTTATGTATAAGTTGAGCAAAGAACCTATCATTATCTGTTTCTACAATCATTTGTTCTAGCTGTTCTTTACATTTTGCCCAAGTATCTACTGTGATATAAGGCTTAATGTCATTAGTAGACACAGATGTAAGAATGTATAGGTTTTCTCCTTTTTTGTTTGTGATTTGGTCGAACATAATTGTAATATTTAGATTAAAATGTTGTGAAAAATGTAATAATGCTAAGTAGTTTTAGCAAAAAAAGTAGCTAGATAAGTTGTTGAAAGATAGATAGTTGTCTTTTAAAAAGCAGTAAAAAATACTATAGGATTTAAAAGTGTGAAAGAATTGCCAGTTAAAAAACCTCTTGATTGGAGAGAGGGTTAATAACCAGCAATTCTAACATCTAACTATCTATAACACAATTACTTACAAACTTATTGCACACACAATTCTACTGTGCAATTAGATGCCTAAATTGACATCCTGCCAAGCATTAGCACCAGCATTGCAAAGTGAGAAGTTACCACTATCAAGTTCAACAACCTGTAGTTCATCCTTTTTCTCTGCAATCTCCTTAGGTGAGAGAACACCAAGTTTAGAAGAGAAGGCTACAAAGGTTCTTGTGTTATCACTTGGATTAGTGAAGATGCAAGACTTGAACATTTCTCCTGACTCTTGGTTAACAAATTCTCCAACCTGCATTTTACCATGAGACTTAGCAAAGTCAATGAGAGACCATGAATCCTTGATACCTTTCAAAACTGAACCATTATTGGTAGACATAACACTTCCTCATCTCAGAGGCACTATCATTTGTAGACAATGACTAACTGACTGCAATATAATATTATTCCTCAAGGACAGTCAACCCTATTGGAATTATAAAACTATTAGAAGGTAGATATTCTGAGAATCCTCTATATCCCCTCAAGATATAGGAGTGGTGATGTGTCCCTTAAAATCTTATAAAGCTATAAAACTTCTTTTCTTACAAAACTTACAGAAAAGAAAGAAATATATAAAGAAAGAAAAGATGTGAGATTTGACATTTATAATCTATGTAGAAGAGGTTTGTTAAATATAAATTCATTGACCTTTATTATAGGTATTATTGATACAATAAATAGTATTCTGTTCATCAATAAGTAATAAGATATTGTGAAGAAAAATACTATAGAATTAAACAAACAAATACTAATTTATTAATCAATAAATCATATACTTTTATTTCAATAAATACTAAAGTATTGAGGTGTTAAATGCTAAAGTGTTGAACAGAAAGTACTAGTGTAATAAAAATACGCTGCTAATATAGTTAAATATGTTAAATAATTTGGTAATATAAAAACTCAGCATATATTACTATATAATAGTAACAGATTTTCAACAAATAGGGTAGAATGAATTAGTTCTATAGGGTTTAATGAAACAATATATTGTACAGAATGAAACAACATTTAGTATAGATAAGCATAGATGAATAGGGTAGAGATGAGTGATTAAGTACTAAAGAATGAGGTATACAAATACTATATAAGTTACTCAATATTTAGTAAAGAATAATACAAACAAATACTATTGTGTTTAATGATATTTACTATAAAAGACTAACTGTGATGTGTTCCCCTTAGCTTATTAACCTAAGTATATTTGAAGAGGAATGTTCCCTCTGACCAGTGAAGGATAGTAGTAGTAGGATTTATGTGGAGTTAGTTGAGCTTCTGTTTAGAGTTGTGCTACTTTTTCTCTCTTAATTTGAAGGATTGGAGTGACTGAAAAATACTGATTGTACATCTTTATAGGTTTGCATATATTATTGTAAAAACTATAGTATAAGCTAAAAAACTAATGATTGAAATAAAAAAGCTAGCCCAATAGGGTTAGCTTTTATTCTGTCTAAGACTTAAGACCTTAAAAATTTATACCAAGTTGAGTAACCACTGTACTTAATAAACTCTCTAAAGGTGATATTATTGTAGCACCATGTGATTAAAGTTATATCAAGTGCTACAAGAACTAACCAAGTAAAGGATAATTCTGTACAACAAAGAAGTAATGTAGAAAGGATAAATGTAATGTAGAATATGATTGCTTTCATAATTGATGTTTTTAATAAAAAAAAAGGCTGCAAGGTGATGTACCAAGCAGCCTATGTTTAGTGATTATAGTCCAAGAGCTTTGCAGTGAGTATTATACTCATCAATAGAGACCTTGATGTTTCTTCCAAAGATTTTGATTGTCTTGTACTTTGGAGTGACAGTATTGTCCTTGAAGATAGGTACATCAATACTTATCTCTCCACTTATTACCATATTGTTGAAGTGAGAATGTTTCTCTTCAAGCATATTAAGGTGAACTCTCTTGCTGGCTTCATAGTTATCACTTGAGCATACAGCATTACGGTTGATTTTCTTTCTCATAGTTGCAAAGGATTTAGTTATTGATAAAGCTTGTTTATAAAATAGGAAAGTGTACTTTCACATTGAATACTGTTTAGTTTAGCTCTTGACTCATAATAGTCTTGTGGATCAAAAGCATCTACCCAGTCATATTTATTATCAAGAGTATCAAGCAAATCTTCTGTAGCTTTGTTGTATGAGTTATAAGCACTAAGAAGATTGTTAATTCTTGTATTGTTAATATTTTGGCATACCATAAAGCCTGCAACCATACCAATTATCATTGATATGATGCAAAAAAGGATAGTTTTATTCATTGTTGTTGTGGTAAAAAGGAAAAGCAGGATTTCTCCTGCCTTTCATTGTTATAACTGAATATCTTCCCAACCATCATTTGAGAAGAATAGTCCTGCCCAATATTCTTGAAGTTTAAGTCGTAAAGGCCCATTCTTTACTATTTTACAAATGATGAGGCATCCAGTATTTACAATACCTATCATTTCATCATCATCCCTACAAGCTGGAAATAATAATCTTACTAAAAACTTTTTCATATTCCTACTATTTAAAAAGTTATAAAATAGGGAAAAGTATTCGCTTTTCCCATATTATTCTTACAATCAAAGGTCAACATCTTCCCAAGAGTCCTGACTCTGATGGCAAAGTGAATACATGTCATCACCATCCTTTGTCTCACAGAGAACCACCTGAAGGTCATCTTTCTGTGCTGCAATTTCTTTTGGAGAGAGAACACCAAGCTTGCTGCTGAATGCAACAAAGGTGCGGGTATCACCCTTTGTGAAGATGCAGCTCTTGAATTTGTCACCAGATTTTGAGTTTACAAACTCACCAACCTGCATCTTAGGACCAAACTCTCTTGCAAACGAGAGAAGTGACCAGCTGTTCTTGATTTTGTTTGACTGTGCCATAGATATGCCTCATAGCAGGACTTCATTAGTGCTATGCCTTTAGTTCCTCGGATGCTTTCTCCAGAGGCATGTGTGCAGATGAATATTTGCCATTGAACAAATTGACAAATGGAAGGTTACTATTCTTCACCCTCAAATCATCATGGAATGAAATACCCCAGGGGGTATATCCCACTCCAAGATATGGTGGGGGTGGTGTGTTACATTATCTTCCCTTTTTATACATACACTTCATTTTTCATCATTATCCATATCTATATCTACACATTTTATTAAATACTATTTTGTTGTTAAAAGTATTATAAGTAACTTTGCAACAGAGCATTAGTAACAAATACACCTATAAGAAATGAAAGGATTGAAAGTATATATCTCAAAGCATGGTAGGCACTTTACTGAAAGACTTGCCATTGCAGCTATTGACAATAGATGGAGTCCCTCAGAAATAGAAAGATCTTCTGAAGCAATGGTTTATTATAATGTGTCTGAGGCAACATTAGGAGATATAGTATTCTTAGTCAATAAGTATAAAAAGAATCATTGTCGTGCTACTAAGAAGAAATGTCTTAGATATGCTCTTGATATAATAGGAGATTATAGTTCCAATGGTTATGCTTTTACTCTGTTTACTTTAATGAATAGTAGTATAGATTTAAAAGAATATGTATAAAATAAAATAAGAGGAGGCTATCACAGCTTCCTCTTATTTAATTAATTATAAATCTTTAAATGTATGACTATTATTTTACATCACCTAATTTATCTGCCCAAGCCTCTGTGTAAAACCAATTGTATGATTTGTCTGGAGCTATTGTTTTGTGTATCATTGCCCACAATATACTTGGAATACCTATTATAATAAGGTATAGTGGTCCGAGATACAAACTCTGCCTTGTATGTCCATACTCATGTTTTATAATATTCTCAGTTGCTCTTGGAGAAATGAATATGTAATTTCCAAGTGTTACACTTCCTGAGGAATACTTTGTATAAACCTTTATCCCTTTATATTTTGTTATTGCAGGAATCTGATTCTCTACTATCAAATAGCTCAAATAAATTAGAGCAATAATGTTCTGAGGCAACTGCCAAATGTATTTCAGAACTGACTTTATTCTTTTCATAGTAATCTTTATTTTATTGTTATTTCAATGCTCTCACCTTTCTTGTATGCAGTATACATTATATTATATAGCTTCAAGAAATAATCCTTTGACTTTGTGACCATTCCTTTTACATCATTCTTTCCAACAAGTATACAACCTTCTGTGTCTTTAGCTGTATTCCCACAATGGATAAGTACACCATCATATCCAGGAACATCTTTAAGTCTTGGCATCTTTGCTCCATTACAGTTTTTTATATACCAATTACTTTTGCTGAATCTTGGGCTAGGAATATCCATTCTTACCTTATAAGTTCCAGTAGGTATTGCGGTATCTCCAGCTTTCTTCTTTTTCTTAATCTCCTCAATAGACATAGTACTTGTTAAACCTCTATCTCTATCTTCCAAAGTATTTGAGAAGAATACACCATCAACATATAACTTACCAATAGTATAACCTTCCTTCTTCCATTTTCTATCTATCAATATCTTCATATTATATAAATATTAGTTATAACACAAAGGTACTATTATATGTTTCTCTATGAAAGTAGTTAAATGAATGTATTAACATGATATAAATGGTATTATTAGGTTATTGTCATGTAAGTCTATTGATTATATCTTTGCAGTACTTAAAGAAAACAGAATGAAAAAGTTAAAGAAATATGTTTGCATTGGAAGTATTGTATTAATGATGGTAACAATAATTGTTCTATGTTTTATACTTAAAAGTAAGGTTAAAACGGAGAATAGATGGAAAGAAGCTATTACTAATGTAAAGTCCTATGAGAATATGTTCAGTGATTCTAAGGACAAGAGTATAGCATTCCAATTGACTATTGCTCAGTTGAAGCATTCCAATGACTCCATCTTCCAAGAGCTTGATAATACAAGAAAGGAACTGAAGATAAAAGACTCCAAGCTAAAGAGCTTGCAGCATATATCTTCTAATTTCATAAAATCTGATACTATAATTTTGAAAGACACTGTTTTTAAAAACAAGGGGATTAATATTGATACTCTGTTGTCAGATGAATGGTATTCTGTGAGGGTGGGTCTAAGATACCCTTCATCTGTAACTGTCACACCAAAATTCAAGAGTGTGAAAACTGTGATAGTATCTACTAAGAAGGAAACAGTTAATCCTCCAAAGAGGTTCTTCTTATTCAGATGGTTTCAAAAGAAACACACTGTTCTACATGTGAATGTAGTTGAGAAAAATCCTTATATAGAAAGTCAGGATAACAGATACATTGAGATTATTAAGTAAGTAGTATTCTATTTGCTTTTTTATTATTTTTTAATTGTTAGGTTGGTTCTCCCCCTGTCAGCGGACAGAGGGAGTTTTTGTTTTATCAAAGTCTATTTGGATTTATGATAGATAAGCTTCTCTATATAAGCAATAACCTTTTCATTGGCTTTGTTGATATTGGTATAGTCCTTTTGTATATAGATGTCAGTAATACTCATATCTGATACATGGTTCAATGCTTCATGTATAGTATACTTATCTATACCAAGCCTGTTTCTTGCTATTGATGCCCAAGTATGTCTGGCAGAATAAAAATCAAAATGAGGAATACCTAAGATATCTGCAATTATGTGCAGCCCTTTATTTATATGTTTGTTGAAATTAGCTGCATTGCTATATTTCTTATAGAAGTTAAATACTCTTGAGTCTCCTTTATATTTATCAAAAAGAGGTTTTATTATATTGGGTACTGCTATTTCAATATGTGCATTATCTGTTCTTCTATCTCTTGTCTTTGCTCTGTCATAAGCAAGTACACCATTACTATATGATGTACATTCATATAGATCAACAGAGTTCATACCTATAAGACAGAATGACAAAATATAGCAATCCCTTGCCATTCCAACTCTTCTTGTCCCATGAAAGTTAAATAGTTTAATTAGGTTATCATCACTGATAATTCTATTCTTTGTCATTGATACACTCTTAGGAATGATAAAGCTATTAAATGGATTATTGGTTATTACCTTGTTATCATCCATATTATATTCTCTTATAGCCTCATTGAATATATGACGCATACAACCTAAGTATAAAGACTGTGCTCTTGGATGTCCAGTAAGATAGTTCTTATAGTTGTTGAGAAGATTATAATTAATATCAGAGAATGATAGTGTATCACTTTTTAGAAATCTGTATAAGGAATTAAGCATAATAGAGTAGTTGCCTTTTCCTTTATTATTTGATTTCTCAACCCACTTTCTTGTATATTCAAAAAAGTCCAGTGTCTTGACATTACCTGTTAATTGAGAATATATCCATTCAATATCTGCATCTTTATTTCCCAAGCTAGTCTCTATTTCATACAATCTATTCTTTAAAGTATTTACAGTATCTTCAATATTTCTTTTAAGACTATCAGATTTTATCTTTCCTTGTTTTGTTAGGTCACATTCCTTTATAGTAATATTTGTATGAATCCTTTTTCTTATTCCTTTATGAGATAGTGTTATTGAAACTTTCCTTGTTTTATCTTTTTTAGGTTCTTCTATTTTATATGTGATTGTAGCCATAGCAATGTTAACTTATGATTGTCATTTTATGTCATTAACTGCAATAATTTATATCTATTGAATTAATTCTGCAATATTCTCATTCTTTAAATACTATAACTCTCTCTGTTTCAATAGCTCAGTTGGATTAGAGCAACAGCCTTCTAAGCTGTGGGTCTTGGGTTCGAACCCCAACGGAATCACTTTGTGACCCCATGCGGGTCACATCGGAACAAAACAACGTCAAAGAGGAT